ACCCGATGATTACAGCAGAAAAGAATCGTCTGCTTGGCGTTGTTCGCAATGTCTTAGCGATTGCGTAAAAAGTAATCGCAACTCCTGAGCATGAGTATAAACTGCTCACTTTTTATTTTGCAATTGCAGATCATTAGTTGCAAAAAAAAATGCCTAGGCAAACGGACAAAACGGACATTGTATTTTTGTATTTTTTTTATTACGTAGCACTTGATTTTTTTGCTGGATTGTGGGACAATAAATACATGAGAGTAGACCTATTTGAAGAAAACGGTATTTGGGAAGCAGACGTATTTCCAAGTATTGGGAAAAGCATTAACTATTCTAACTATAAGACTGCAGGTGATGCTATTAATCATTTGTTGTCTGTATACCCTGCTGAGAGGCTGAATGTTGGTATTTTTAGCACGGCACATCATAATAAACTAACTAAGGAATTAAAATGACAATAGATGAACTAACAACCCATATATTTAACATGCGTAATGGTTTGAATGAAGACCTACGCAATCTTGCTGATGAAATGGAAACACTTGACCCCGAATCTAAAGCATGTAAGGAATTAGACTTTGAGTATAACTTTATCAATGGCCAGGTAGCGGCATTCAATTATGTATTAACTAAGATAGGCTTACAATGAGCAAATTGTACACAATAGATGAACTGGTTACTGAGATCTATGAGGATAATCTATCCCACTTTGAATTCATGGAAAATATGAACGGTGGGGATTGTGACTGTGCATTACATAATACTATGCATACCATTATAAGGTATTGGGAGTGACTTGACATCCCCCTGAGATTTTGCTAAAATTGTATTACGACCCAACAGAAAGGACCGCCCAATGCCAAATTGGTGCTATAACTCTCTAACTATAGAGGGTGACTCTGCTCTCATTGCAGATGTCAAGCGACAACTCAACAAGCCATTTGTTCAAACCCATGACTCATGGAATGCTACAACTGGAAATATGGAACTATCACAAACCGCATATTCTAATCCTATCTTTGCATTCCATAATATTTGGAATCATATTCAAGACGGCGTATCTGATGAAGAATATCTAAAGCAACCAGACCATAAGCAACCTCTGGAAGAAGCCTTTATGTTCAAGGGTAATCACTGGTACGATTGGAATGTTCGTAACTGGGGTACTAAGTGGGATGTTGCTATTCATGATGAGGATAAGTATCCTGATACAGAACTAATGGAAGAGACTAAGACTTCTCTTGCATACCGCTTCAACACTGCGTGGTCTCCACCTACTGAGGCTATAACTAAACTATCTGAACAGTATCCTGACCTTGACTTTGAACTATCTTATGAAGAAGAAACAGGATGGGGCGGTCTTGTCCAATTTGAGGCAGGCAACATAAATGAAATAGAATCATATGAAAGCAAGTGTCGTGACTGTGATGCTAATAATACTATGGAATACTGCGATAATGATTGTGGAGAAATCTGCAGTGAATGTAACTATCTTGGTGAAGCGGACCTTGACTATGTTGCAGAATGTGATGTCCATAAGGTATACTTAGATGACGCCCACGTACCCACTTATAGAAAGGAATAATAATGGAAGTGACCCCTACAACCTTAGACGCACGTCTACAAAAACTTGTCAATCTTGGTGTTGACGGTATTGATATTATGCATGGCGAACTCAAAATCAAAATGCTTGAGGCTGAAGCAGAGTTTGCAGAAGCACAGCGTATTGAGGAGGAAAATGATTACTCAGACGCCATGGAATCTATGGAACGTAAATATTGGGAGGGATATACCGACGCACTTGCACTTTGCTATGGTTTGACGTATGATATATCTTTCGCAATATCAGCAAAGGAGAAAGAATGATAAATATCGATAAGACAGATAAACTAACTCTAATCGGCCAGTTCGCTGTTGACAGTGGTCAGGCAATGATTGGCGACCCATGTTATTTAGATGAATGGAAGCCTTGGGATTCAGATTCTGATGTCCCATTTGACGAACGCAAAAATAGAAGTGGCGAATACGGATATCTCGGTGCCTGTAATGCAACTATCGAAAAGGGCTTTGGTCAACTCGGACTTGCAAGTTCTGTTGTTTTTTCAACTGGCTATGGCGATGGCCTATACCCTGTATTTGCTCATATCAATGAGGACGGGAGAGTAGGAATGATTGTTGTAGACTTTACTGGTGATTACCTGGAGGGTGTTGAAGATGATGAATGATTGGATCCAGTTGACGCTGCCCTTGGAATTTGATACAATTAATAAAAACCCTACTACAGAAAGGCCCTAACATGGGAGCACGTTGCACATTCGTATTTAAACAATCAGAGGACCACGCTGTGGCCTTGTACAGCCACTTCGGTGAGTATACAATGCATGAAGACCTTGCTGCTGCCCTGCAGCATGCGCTGCCACGTATCCAGATGAATGACGCTCCATATGCGACTCGTATGGCTATCAGTTATTTAATTCAGGATGAGGCCCTGTCAGAGACTGGCTTTGGTATCTATGCCTGCGACCCGTCGGACCAAGCATTTATGGATAATCCTATTACAATCGACTTTACAGACGGTATGGTTGGCAATGGAGAGAACTGGCACTCAATTGTAGATTTTATTAGATATCACGGTCTTGTGGCGTCTGCCACTTCCTAAAAGGGGGTTGGGTCCCCCCTTCATGGGGTGTGAGAGGTCCCCTTTCTTGCCTCTTGCACCCCCTCTACTTTTTTGGTACAATCGATATAAGGAGAACTATGGCTTACAGCGTACGACGACAACCGCAAAACACCAAGGAGATACAGGCTGCTGCACGGATTGCTAAGATTATCAATGAGGATATGGGCATAAATCTGGAGGCAGTAGGATATCACCTTGTTCGTAATCACCCACCTATTGTGTGGCACCGCCTTGAGGTTCTTGCCTTGACAGCAGGGGAAGAGTATGATAAACTTATGGTAGACTATTTAGGAGAACAACATGTCAGTAGCCTTTTCGGATAAGTGTGGTATTTTAGGTCAGTTCTGGTTTGAATTCAGACAAGACGAAAAACTCGAAGATTTTATTGAGTACAATGATGTAGGCTTACCTTTGGCATGGTTTATTGCTACAGGTGTGGTTCAGCCCCTACCAATGGCAGAAGACTACATTAACGAAACATTTAATCTATTTCTCGCTGCTCTTGAAGTAACCGAAGAAGAGGTTGAGGAGTTTGATAGTTTAGAAACTCTCCTCGCCTATGTAGAAATGAAAATCGCTAAGGAAGACTAAAAATCTCATAACCCCCTACTGGGGCGCCTAGGCACTGTATATAGACAAACCACAAAACCATAATTTTACGGTATTACGAACGATATCAAAAAATTCCCAGAAAGTTATTACGATCCAAACCATATTTTTCCCAAACCATCAAACCATGTTATAATAGTAATGATGTCTCCACATAACCATGCTAGATTTAATGGATCGAATATACATTCACCAAGTTCATATCATACTGGTCAAAACCAATTAGCCATTGCATTTGGTAATGGAGTATCTTATATAGGTAGGTTTGTATATACCTATAGTGGTTTGAAACTCTTTTATACCCGCCGCTTTTTTAAACGTGGCATCAAGGACATCACCCTTAACTTCAGCAATGTAGAGAAAGAGTATTACGAACCCCTTATGTAATACCGCCCGATCCTAGGGCGCCGCCGAAGGCGGGGAATTTAAAAAAGATTACGATCATACACCATATCCCCCCCCTATAATCAATAACAAACCATTGTTTTCTGGTTTTTAAAGCATATCAAACCATATTTCCTGGTTTTAAAACATATTACGAAATAATCTCAAATATCCCAGAATATTTGGCAATTTTCATCCAAAATAGATTACGAACCCTATTGACAAACCATGGTTTTGGATGTATAATGCCCAAACCTTGATATGATGGTTTGACAGATATGCGGATATATGGTATAAGCGGATATGATGGTTTGTTAGATATGATGGTTTGGGATATAGGGTTTGATAGGGATCTCTTTTTCCCGCCAAAGATTACGGCGCCATCGTTAAAAACGTTCCAATCCCCACTATCCTCCACTTCACTCCACTTTAACCCTATACATGAAAATATCAGTAAGATTTATCTGTGGATAACCTTGTGGATAACTATGCCAAAACCATCCATCACATGTATACTTTTACACACAAGTCTGTGGATAACTTGCATATCAAACCACTATACTGTACAATAGATTATATGAAAAAATATAACACAGCAATTGTAGATATCGACGACACCCTTGTATCTGGTTTTTGGCATGATGAGGCTATGACCCCTAACCTGGCGGTAGTAGATTTTGTAAAAAATAACATTGAAAATGTCATCATTGTAACGGGTAGACAAGATACTATGAGAGATGTCACAGTAACTCTTCTGGAGTCTCTTGGCATTAAATACGATGCCCTATTGATGAATCCAGAACATTACGAAAAGGCTAACGATTTCAAGGACGGTATTGCCAACAATCTCCAAGGCAAAATAGATCTTGCCATAGACGACAACCCAGATGTAAGGGCTATCTATGAATCATATGGTATTAAATCTATCGATCCAGTAGATTTGACCAATGATATTTTATGGTCTTCTCAGGTATCTTTTGGGGAGTAGCATGATCAACATTTTCGTACATGACTTTAAACCAAGACGAGAGACTAAAGGTAAGATTAAGGGTTATAGAAAACCTCGTAAGTCCAAACCTGTTATGAGGGTAGGCGGTAGAAGAGTTTCTGCAGCACCTACAAACCAAACCAAATATGATTTTCCTGTAGAGCGACGGTATAAAGAAGTCAACCCTTTATAGCCCTATTGACCAAACCAATCAACCTTCTCTTGGTTATCTTCTTGGCATTAAATGTCTCCGTATATCCCCCATATGGCATATCACCCTTATCCAGATAATGTCCATATCTCTCTCTTAGGGTTTGTAGTACTATAGATTCTACTCTTCTGGCTCCCGCCCGATTTTGGAAATACCAATAACAAACCAAGCCCCACCCCTTGGTCCTATGGGCTTTAAACCTTCTTCCAGTTATATCCCCTATCCCTACCTTTATAGCATCGTATTCTGGGTGATAAAGAATATATAAAATAGTGTGGTCCACGTCACAATTATACCCCTGCTATACTGGTAGTATGAAAAAAGCCAATGATGATATTTCTCAGTATAAACAGAAGAGATACCAGAAAAATAAGGATCGAATTCTGGATAAGCCACATCTTTCTAAACAGGAAAAATGGGAGTTACGAGAAAGATTACGAATAATCTCAGAGGCTTTTTCAAAAGACCCCCTATAATGAGGAATAATGTTATCTAAACAAAGCCAGATTGATATTATTGCAGAAATAATACACGATCATTTAAAAGGCAAGCATAAGGACAAGTTGTCCATAGATCTTGCCACACAGATCGTAGAGGAACTTTCCGAATATGCAGATTAAAAAGATAGAGTTAAGTATATTGTGTCATAAATGTGGGGTAATGTTTTATGTCTCTACAAATACACCAAACCTACTAGAACAATGTCCAAGGTGCTATAATAAATAGGCAGTATTTAGAATACTAAACCATATTGACCGTATAGGTCAGAGGGGGTTTGATATTTCTATTTACCGCCGAACTTTAAACCAAGGTGATATAATGAAAAATATGCCCAGAGAAAAATCGAAATGCCATTACTGCGAAAATGAAGCAGAATTTACCCAGCCAGAGAAGGGTACGGGCATAATTATTGACGTGTGTAAAAAACACTTTTTATTTATGTATATGGGGTAGATTGTGAATTGTGTATTTGGATATCCAAGAAGTGGCACTAATTTTTTAACTTTGTCATATAACAATGGGTCCAATGGCAAAGTTCACAATGTTCATGACTTAGAGTTATTTTCTGGAAATAGTTATGGCAATGTATTTTCTCCAATAAGAAATCCACTTGATAGCATTGTTTCTTTTTCAATTGCGTATAACTATAATGAAAATAATAAGACAATTGCTGATTTTAAAGATTTGCTATATCCTATAGAAGCATATAAAAATAATTACGCCTCAATATTAAAAAATAACAACATTATTTTTAAACTTGAAGATTTTAAAAATATTAATAAAATTGTTAAATTCATGTGCGACAAGACTGGGGATCATTTCTATGGTTCTGTAAATTTAGAAATAGTGAACCACCAATTAAAAGTAATTGAAACGTCTATGAAAAAAGACTATTTTAGAAAAAGTTTTGTTGATAATCCATTATACGATGAAGTATTTAAATATTACAAAGATTTCGATTTGACAGATTGTATAGAACTTTACAAAGAAGCAGAAGCCCTATCGGTTAAAATATGATTCTCTTGCCCTCATATCCAAGATCTGGAACACATTTCTTAGTTGAACATTTTCTTCAAAAAACTGGAATTGTTTTGAATAAGACTCACGTTGAATTGGTGGGTAATTATGATTTGGTTTTGACAATAGTACGAAATCCAAGAGATTGTATAGTATCAAGGCTTGCTATGGAACTGGAGTATGAGCCAAACCCAAAATCTATATATAATTTAATTTTAATATGTAAAAAAGAATATATTTCTTTTTTTAATTATGCTAAAAAACATGTAGATCTTATTTTTAAATATGAAGATTTAGATAATGTAGACAATATCATAAATTATCTTTGCAATAAATTAAATATAGAAAAAATATCAGATTCTTTTGTTGATAATATTCATGATAGACCAGGCACAAGATTTTTAAAAACATCAAAAACCTCAAAACATTATAATATGTGCAAGGAAATTATGAAAGATGTTGATTTAACAGAAGAAGAAAAAATATATAAAGAAATTCTTAATATCAGTATTTCTTTCGATAATTGACATATTGTTGGCAATAGGGTACAATTGATACATGAGCCAAAGACTTGTGATATGTGATTTGTGTAAAAAAGAAATAGAGTTACGATGGGGCATATTTGCACATGATACACTTTCTAGACATATTAAAAAGGAACATTCATGAAAAAATATTATTTTGAAGATGTTAATAATGAAGATGAACTAATTGAAGTGCCATCTCATATCATTAAAGAGATAACACGAGACTATATACAGGGAACTTATTACTGGTCTGTTGGATTGCTATGTATAATTATAGGATTTTTGTTAGGAGTAATAGCATGAGTAGATCAGCAATTGAGTTTGCGGAGTTAGAGAAGTCTGTCATAGTTACACTTAAGACTAAATGCCCCGAAAAGTATATGCTTGTTGATAGACAAACAGGGGATGTTTTTGTTGCTAAAGAAACAGGTGAGTGGGAGTTAGTAAGGGGTGGACCACATAGGCATGGATAGATTAATAAGATTAATTTTCTCGTGGGAAAAACTTCGCCTTGCTATCTTTGCAGAGGTTGATTTTTATAACTCTATCTCACGAACACTTGACGATCCTGAGAGTATGAAGGTTGCTTCTGCTATGTGGTGCGAACCAGATGGCTGGCGTGGTTGGCATATAAAGGATGATGGAACATATCATTTTAATGATTTTCCAGAAAAATCTTTTGGAGATATATTCGATACAATTTACAACAAAGAGGAGTTAGTATAATGCCCTGTGGATGTGGATTTTCAACTGAATATCCTGAGTGCAACGGTACACATAAAGTTGTTAAGGCTGTAAAAGATAAGATTATTGCAGAAATTGAGGCTATTGATATAGAGGTTAGCCATTCAAATGCCCTTGGAATGAAGATGCTTGCGATAGAGGCTGTTAAGAAGGTCAAGGGTGTCTAATTGGGCCTGTCCCTGTAATGGCTGTAAAAAGGCTCAAAAAGTCATTATAGACCAGATCGTTGAAGACTATAAGTCTTGTCCGAATATTGTTGAGTATGATGAAAAACTATACTGTTCTACATGGTATAGACATGATGATTGTGAAAGAATAAGGCAGTTATTATATAATATTACGAAGAATGATTTATATACCCTGCCAGAAATGAGGCCTGCAGTTAAACAGGCTCTTGATGAAATGCTTGCTGATCCAAATACCGCAGAAATATTGCGAAGGCTTGAAGACGACGGTATTTGACAATCTACCTTGCCTTGTTCTATAATTAGTATACAACCTAAACAGAAAGGCAGTAAAATGAGCAGATCATTTGCAGAAGCAGTTATGTATAACGACACATATTCATCTATGTTTGGACAAGATATGGTAGAAGATCAGCCTACCTGGGGGATGTTTCAAGACTCCCCTCGTTTTCATGATGATTGGAACGAAGACGGTATAGAAGAAGATTACGAATAGTAGGTTTAAGGAGCAGTAGCCAAGTTGGTCAAGGCCCCGAACTCATAATTCGGTTATCGTAGGTTCAAGTCCTACCTGCTCTACAAGGCTCATCAGGAATTCGACCTCTCGATGAGTACAACTGCCCTGAAAATTACGCTGGTGGTAGTCGTTGAATAACCTGTGTCGAACAGGCCCAAGCAGACAGCATCTAAGGAGCAGAGCCAGTAGTTGATTCTTCCGTAGAAACGGACTTCGTGACTGGCACCCAAGCCCTTGTAGCCCAGTGGTAGAGGCACACGACTTAAAATTGTGCAAGCGTTGGTTCGAATCCAACCAGGGGTACGTAAGTTATTTAAAAGATAAGGTAAGTGTTGTAAATGCCGAAGGAAGTTGTAAGTAATTTCTCTAAGTCAGAAGAAAGATATCTGGCTATTGCTGCTAATCTGGCAAGATCATCACAGGTTAGAAGATACAAGCACGGAGCAATCATTGTTCGTGGCGGAAGAATTATATCTACTGGTATAAATAAGGTAAGGAACCATCCTCAAGTATTGAATAATAATAAAGAAGATATCATTGCAGATGCTCATATTCATGCCGAAGTTGATGCTATTAAAAAGGTTTCTGGGCTAAAGGGTGCAAAAATATACATTGCAAGAGTTAATAGATCTGGCCAAACAAGACTATCAAGACCTTGTGAATTTTGTTATGATGTAATTGTTAAGTCTGGCATCAGTAAGATAGTATATACATAACAATATACCCCTGTAACTCAGTGGATAGAGTAGCGGACTTCTAATCCGTTTGTCGTTGGTTCGAATCCAACCAGGGGTGCTAAAATAGGATCATGGAACTACAACATCAGTTAAAAGACATTTTGTTCAAAATAGGACAAGAAATTAAAGTTCATAAATTGCCAGATGGCCATTTAATTTTGGATATAGATTATGATAAATATACTGCAGAGATTATGGAGTTATTTAAAAACTTTTTATCCGAATAAAGATTTTAATGTAAAGGCAGATGCAACTCCAGAATGAGTATCTATTAGTTTTTGATCAACAAACCCCATAAAGGTTGGAACAGACATAATGTTATACTTTTTATTAAAAAAATCAAAATCAGCCTTATCCTTTTCTATATTTATTTTAGAATATTTTATTTCAGGATTATCTAAAATAAACTGATTTATTATTGGTTCCATTTTTTTGCATGGAACACACCAGTCTGCTGTGAAATGAATTAGTTCTTTTACTTGTTCCGTCTTGCCCATCGTTGTCTTTTTAATCTCTTTCTGTGCTTCTTCTTGGCCATGCGCTTGCGACGCTTCTTGACAACGGACCCCATTTTATTTTGTTTGGTCCTTGCCATTTATATTTAAAACATTAAAGCCAGTTTCTCTTTCTAACACGATATACTTATAATCAAATAATCCTAATCCATTTTCTAATTTTTTAAGAACTAAATCGATATTAAGTTCACCACAGGTATAAAGATCGAACTGAATTTCTCCAGGAGATGGCTCATCCCATATGTGTAATGCTATATGTGAAGTCTCTATCATAACTACACATGTTAAACCTCTGTTTCCCTCTTTGCTAACGTATGAGGCATATGGACCTTGGATGATTTTCATATCTATACTATTAACAAGATCTGTCATCCAATCTATAGCATCTTTTTCTATTTTGATTGGATTGATTGAGTATCCATTTACTAATAATTGATTATGTAGTGCCATTATTTTTTATCCTTCTTATATTCACCGAATTTGCCGAGGACTGCTTTTATTGTCCCATCTTTTCTAAGACGAACAATCATCCCATCTTTAATTTGAATAGGATTAAACTTGTCGTGTCTTTTAAATTTCCCAGACGACATTACCGCTACCACGGACTTTCTTGCTTTGTTTTTCTATTGAATTAAAGGTATCAGCAAATAAAGCCTTATCCTTTTCTGCATTCACGATACGACGTGACCATGCAAAGCCAGCATCCCCACCCCATGCTAACCACATAATGTACCCATTAGACGGATTAGATTGATTCGCCCAATCCTTCCCCTTTTTATCTACCTCATGACGAGAAAAATAAGAATACATTCTTTTAACTGTGCTTAGTGAAAGTGTTTCACCTCTTGCAAGTTGTCCTGCACGAGTCCACCCTACTGATGTACCTGCGCCTTTTGCTTTACCCTGCTCTTTGAATTTAATTGCTTTACGTGCTGCTGCACGAGCACCTGCTGGTGGAGAATACCCCTCAGCCTTGGATACTGAATCTGTTTCATAAACTACCGTGTCATCATCTTCCCAAAGATCGTCTGCTTTTTCTGCGGGAACACAATTGGGAACCATGCGTCCGCCATCACCAGGCTTCATCCCTCTTTGCACGTACCCATCCCAGCATGGGGCCTTTTTGTTTACATTGGCGCAGCAGTCTGACTTCATTTCACCAGATTGACATTGAGGACATTGGTCACAGGTTACATCTAATTCTTTACACATTGGACAACCACATCCTTCATATGCTTTTTCAACATCATCCTCTTCGTCTTCGTCATCCTCTTCATCATCAGAAGGACTGCCAGATACAGATTTATCCATTCCTATGTTTGATTCTAATGAAGGCATAACCATTACTTCTGATGCTTTTGCTCCAACAAAATACTCAGTCTCTTCAAGACCGCCTTCTTCCATTTCAAATAATTGTATTAATATTGCTGGCTCAGTGGGGCTTGCCTCAATGGAATATTCTGATCCTGGAGTTCCTAACATTCCTTCTGTCATAACATGAACAACACGACCAACATACATTTCTTCTTCATGTGGGGCCATAACCATGTCGCCCTCTTTGACCATTGCTTTGCCTATATTGCCCTCAGAGCGGTTTATAGCGTAAATCTGTGCTGCAGCCTCAGAACGAGTCTTATGACATCCCATAACCTCGTTGGTGCCTTCTTTTAGGGCTGGATATCCATCACAACCATATGACCCTTTAGCACCAATCTTGTACGGCATAAATTACTCCAAGTCGTAGACTGTAGAAGCCTGATTGCTTACAATCTTTCCTTCAAAATCAACTTTAATTAAATATTGAGCATCAATTCCAGATGGCAAAGAATAGGCATGCCACTTGGTGGTGTCTAATACAAAGCCTCTTCCAGATACTGGAGAAAACATTGTATAAACAGTTAGATCTTCCTCTTTTGACTCTTCGCCTTCATTAAAAATAAACATGTGGGCATCAGAGTCATCTAAAAAGAATATTACAGACAATAACTCATTGTTGAAATATTTTGGTTGTTCATAGTCAATATCTTCTTTGTTGTCTTTTTTGTTTAGTTTAATAGCATAAATATTAACAACATTATTTACATCTAATCTGTTGCGTTGTGCAAAAGACTTTAGCCAAGAAACTATCTGATCAGAAATATCATAAGTTGGAACACCAGATCCGAGAATTTCTACCTTTTCTATTAAAGGATCGTTTTCATCGGATATCCAATTTTGTAGATTTGAGATGTAAGCCTTAATTCTCAGCAAGTCTTCTTTATTGATAGACAGGTCATCAAAAATAATCATAGTTAAAGTATACCATACCTTCTGCTTGTAGACCTTAGCAGGCCTTTTCTATAAGTCTATTATACGTCCTTATTCTATGGCAGTTAGCACATACTACCTGACATTTTTCTATCTCTTTTTTGATAGATCTCCAGGAAAACCCATCATGTATCATTCTTGATATATTGTATTTTTTATCTTTTAAGTGATCAAAGTCTAAAACTATTGGATTGTTCTCTCCGCAGTCTGCACACCCATTAGACTGTTTTATTTCTGTCAGCCTTTTTTTATAAGCCTGCTTTTGCCTATGAAGTTCTTTGTCAGTCATAGATAGGATTATTATACCTACCAATTAAAATCCCTCACAGGAATTCAAGCACGAAGGCCGAATATAAAGGAAATGGTAACTATTCCATCCCAAGGTCCTGTGAGGGACTGACTATATCATATCACTATTTACTTGATTTTGATAGTTTTTGGTTTCTTTTCTTCGGGAATGTTTCTTTCCACAAAGACGCTAAGAATACCGTCTGCCATTTCAGCACGATCAACCTCCATATACTCTCCAAGAGCAAAGGTGCGTGTGAATTTTCTGGTTGCGATACCCTTATGTAGGACATTTGTGGAGTCCTCTTCGGTTTTCTCACCCTTGATAACTAAACTTCCATTATCCACAGAAACCTCTACCTCGTCCTTGCTAAAACCAGCAAGGGCTAAAGATAGTTTGTAAGTGTCCTCATCAAGTTTTACCACATCATATGGTGGATAAGATTGACGAGTTGCCTCACGATGGATATTTGAAAGACGGTCCAACTCACGGTTGAAACCAATAAAAAATGGATCCTTAAATAGATCCAATGCAAATGAACTTACCATTATTTCCTCCTTGTTAAGCGAGTTCAGTTTATACCCCCCTTTGGGCAGGTACACATTAATTATATCATAAGTTGTCTTGTGGTACAATTAAAGTTATGCATAAAAAAATATTTGTATCAATTGCTGCTTATCGTGGAGATGTTTTTTCAGTAGAAGAAACTATAAATAATCTAATATCAAAAGCAAGACATCCTGAAAGATTGAGATTTGGGGTTTGCATGCAAAATGACACATACCCAGAATTGAAGTCAAAATTTCCAAATACGACTATAGACATAGTTTGTGTAGACTTAGATCAAGTGTTTGGAGTAACCAGAGCAAGAAGTATACTTAAAAGTATGTGCGTTGAAGAAGATTATTTTTTGCAAATAGATTCTCATAGTGATGCCATCAAAGACTGGGATTTTTATGTAATTAAAGATTATGAAACAGTTGTTGAAAAAACAAATAATAAAAAAGTAATCTTGTCTTCTAAACACATGATGAAATATGATGTTTATGGTAAGGAGATAACCTATCATTATTACGATGACAAAGATATTCCAGTTTGGTTTCATAACCTAAACTGGTCCAATGGCATTCCAGTTGTAGATATAGCGCCCTACTATCATACCCTAAAGTCTGATTTTGATAAAAACAAAGTAGATCATTTACTTTGTACAAACTTTTTATCAGCACATTTTGTTTTTTCTGGAAAGCATTTTATTGATCATTTTCAAATGTCTACCTATATAACATTTTTTGGAGAGGAGCCAGAGTTTTCGTTGAGACTATTTTGTGATGGATATAATATATATAATTATTATGATAGAGCAATTATTATTCATGATAACACAAGATCATTTCATCATACGCAATATCACGAAATAGTAAATATTAAAAAAGAAAAATATGTTTTAGATTACTCTAAATATAATCCATACAAAGAAGTTGAAAATTTATTTAGATATGGGAAAAACCATTTTATTGATTTAACCAATAAAGAAAGAACAGTCAAAGACTTTTTTGATTTTCATTTAATTGCTGAAAAAAGAAGAATTTGGAATTTGCCAGAAGGATTTAGCGATCCTATTGACTATAATAAATACACAGACAAGCCTGGACATGATATATATTCTGAAGAATATTTAGAGAATCAAATCAAAGAAAGACAGTAAGTTTAAGGGCGGGAAGAAAATTATCTCCCCGCCCAAAAGTTAATTACTTAACTTGATGTGGCTTTCCGCCACCGCCACCCTTTACGGGCTTCTTTTCAGTTTTCTTTACAGGAGCCTTCTTTACCTTTACGGCACTTAAAACTTCTGCAATTTCCTCAACAGCAGGCATTCTTCCAAAAGCCTTGTCATTAGGATTGATTGCTCTCAATGCCACTGGTGCGATTGCAGCCAATAGTGAGTATGCAAGCGTCTTAGGATCTGTTACGCCAGACATATAAAGAGCAAGAGCAGCACCGAGAACAGATCTTCCATATGATGCAAGCATTGCTTTCATTTGTTCATTCATTATTTCCTCCTAGGATATGAACTTGGTTATGGCATCGTAGCCTAGCCATAAACCAATTATACCAGCAACCCCAGCAAATACTGGTGGTGCAGGTACTGGTAGTTTGAATGCAGCAAATATAACTCCGCATCCAAATCCTGTTAATGTAGATAATAATATTTCCTTCATTCCGCTCTCCTATGGTTCTCTGGATGATCTAATGGTGTTGGTACTGTCACTAATGTGCCACACTTTGCACACTCTCCATCGAGATAGTATAACCCTATCTCGTAATCTACAGGATCAAACTTAACCACTACTTTAAACAAGTCCGAACTACAACTCGGACACGTGCTCGTTGGAATACCTCTAGCGTTTATCATCTTTTGGCAACAAATCTTTAAGTGAATTATAATGCTTGATAAATTTTTTAATTAACTCATAGTGCATATCTTGTTTTGCAATATTTTCAAAACTATTAAAATAATTTACATCAGATTCAAGTTCATTAATAAAAATATTAATTTTTTCTTGGGCTTCTGATATGTAAGAATAGGCAGAGTCTCTACTATCATCTAAAAAGGCTATTAGGTGATCTTTTTCAATTTGTTCTTTTTTATTATTTATTTTTTTAATTGCTTCAATGTCAAGATACGATTGAATAAGAGAAAAATTTAACTCGTTAACTTTATTTTTTAATCTAATATTTTCTATTGAAAGGAAGCCAATAGAAATAACTACTAAAATAAAAATCAATAGATCAAGCATTTCTACCCTCATGTGTTACCCAATAGTATTTGCATCCAGAGCAGCATGGCTGATTGTATAAACTATGTTTTGCATAACCAAAACGTGCATAATATAGTGGATCCTTGTCAAATAAATTAGCACGGTGAGTTGTAACTACACGCATAAGTTTTGTACTATCATTCCAAAATTGAGGAACATTATTTCCCCATTCGTTCCAGCATTGATCCTTAAGTCGGTTAAGGTTAGCCTCGTTGTTTTCTGTACGAATACCACGCTTACGTGCTTCAAAGATCATTGCTTGTACATATTGCCATAAACCTCGCTCATAACCTTTCCACATTAGAACGGCAGGATGATTGCGCCATCCACCTGTTGGAGACTTGCCAGATAGCACATTAAGAATTTGATAGCACTCAAGTATTTGCTTATTAAGTCGTTTGCTATCTAAAAATCTTGCAGAAGACATTGGGTTTGGGGATGGTAGAAATGTTTGCATTACTCTTTACCGCCTTCACGAACTAAAAGGACAATTGCTCCATTATCCTCAAGAGCCTTTTTGACTCTCACCATATATTCTACAGCACGACGCTTATCTTCGTCAAGTAGGGACATAAAAGATTTTTCTGAGGCACGAACAGTAATAAAACTATCATTATCGACTAACTCTAACTGAAACCCTTTAGGTGCAAAATGATCAAGAGATCTAAAAGCCCTACGCATAGCATCTGTATACATTATTTTCTACCCCACTGTATCCTGTCCCAAATTCTTTCATGCCAATAATAAACTCCTATTTTTAGCACGGTTTCCCATAATGCAATTGCAGTAGCCAAAACAGCCTCACCAGTAATTATATACACAACTATAAAAGAAGTCAAGGTACCAAAAACTCTGTAACTCCAAGCCTTTGCAAAAGATCTACTCTTCGTTACTCTCATCTATCTTTTCCCCAAAGTATATTCTTTCGTCTGCATCATTTATTGCTTTACCAGCATTTTCTATAATACTAAATGCCCATTTGCTTACGCTTTTCAGTAGCGCTAATAGCATGAATATCTGCCCCCAAATCTACTTGTTCAATCTTATAACCAACATCACGACCATAAACAATATTAGTAATGTTTGGTAGTCGTAAGACTAATGTATCTTTAAATGGATTATCTTGTTTGATATATGTTGCGACTTCATTATACTTTAGTGGATCTTTCTCTGATGTCTTGTATGTGTTGCGAACACCAACCAATACCTGCTTAGTTCTTTTGTGAGCCTCTTTTTTAAGAGCCTGATGACCCTCATGCCAAGGCTGGTATCTACCTAACTGTAAAGTGGTTGGGGCAGACCAATCAAACAATCCACCTACCTGTATGACTGTGTTTACCTCTTCTTCTAGGGTGTATCCATCCAAAATTCTAATATCAAATCTTTCTGGATCTTGCCACATTTTGTTTGTATCTTCGAATCTGCCTTGCTTAATCCTGTCTACCCAAATAACAACATCTGCTGGGCCAAAGGCTTCTCTTGTTTCTGTGGTAGGACAAACAAAATCAACAATGACAGGAGCAACGCCCTGGCTTCCAATTAGTCTCGCCATCTCTCCCATGCGCCGAGCCTGCTCAACCCTATCTTCTGAGGTAAACCCAAGATCAGAATTAACTGTAGACCTCACCTCATCGGCATTAAGGTGAATTGCATTTATTCTTTCCCTAAGTGCTACCGCTAATGCAGTCTTACCAGATCCAGGTAAACCGATTATCTGAATTATCATTCTATTTCCTCCTCAATTTCTTCAAGCGATCTAATATCATGATCTTTGCATACTGGTTTTATTGCATATCCATCAGCAATTATTGTTAATGCAAAACCATCGCAGTAATAGCATTTTGATAAAATATCTTTATTTTTTTTTCTTAAAAATTCTAAATACTCTTTATTATTCATCTTTTCCCATTGTTAGGTTTTGCCATATATCTGCCCAATCTTGTGCGGTTTTATGATTATTAAACTCTTTAGATATTGTTCCACTTTCTAAATAAATCCCGCCCCAAACTCCCCACTCTTTTGTGGAAACACCAACAGCAAAACAAGTTTTTACAACAGGACATTTCATGCATAACTTATCAACCGCTAATCTCAGTGGCTCTTCTTCTTCATATTTATCAAAAAATATGTTAGTGTCATAATCTATGCAGGCTGCACTATCTTTCCATTTAAGTTTGTGCATTTATTAAACTTTCTGGTATATCCCAGCCATTACGTGTAGGCTTAAATCTTTTTACCATATACCATCTACCATTAATATATTGTCCATACTTCGACGTCCTGGCCTTTTCAGACTTATATCTATTTATAACATCCCACCCATCCCATGAAAGTGATTTGCTATTTTTTACAATTTGTTCCATTTGTTCTAATGATTGTATATTCATATATTCCCTTAGTATCTAAATACTCCTACTTCGACATTATTAAGTTCTGCTTCACGAACAAGGCGTGACACTGGCTCGTTTTCTTTGGATAAAAATATAAAATAATCCACGTCTTTCATATTTTCTTCTATCCAAGATGGAGCGACCTTGTACATCTTTATTTTTTTATTTCTAGACTTCATCCCACGTTCTGATATATTTACAAATTCCATAACCATTTTATTTACTGGCGCTGGGCCAGCAGAATAAATATAAAAGTGCGAATCGTTTTCTGGTAAACTAGAAAGCGCAACCCCAATAGCACGAAGGAAAACGTGGTAGTCGTCAAAACTACTAGTTCCCTTTACCCCCACTATCATTTGCAATCCCTTCTCGTAATTTATCTACAATAAACAGCATCTTATCCAATTGTACCCTATTCATGGTCATGATGTCAACCACCCTGGTCGTATCTTTATTAACATTTCCATCAATTGATATTTCTGCTGTATAAAAAACATTATCCTTGATCCAATAGGCATTGTTGTCCATTATTATTACCTTAATGCTATTTTTTTCTTCATGAACCATAGATTGTGTTTTTTTTCTTGGCCTATTACTACCCACAGAGGCATGATATACCTGAAGTAAAGGGTATACAATTGCATGAATATCACTTTGACGTTTTTTAATAGTTCTTATTGGCTGATTATTTAGATGCCCCATTATTTTGCTTACTTTAGCAACAAAATATATTAAAATAAAAGAACTAAAGAAGCCTACGAGATACTCCATAATGCAACCATTATACTACTAATTAGAGCATATTCTTTTTATCTCTTTTAGACTATATTGATCGTCGCTATCTAAGCGACTTACTTCAGCATCATCAAAAGATTTTAATGTTAATTTAACAAGTGGATTTTCTGAAGTAAGGTCTATTTCTACAAAACCTTGCTCCCAAAGTCGCATTACTTTTTGATTTACCATATTCATTGCTTCTCTATGCAACTCTGGATAAATCTTTTCTAGTTTACTAGTAAAGTTATACAACATTTCACCAGTTTCCTGATCTAGCCCCACTGGTTCGAGCACACCATTTAAAATTAGATGGTCGATATCAATATTATTTTGCATTTTTTGCTTTCTCTCGCTGCTTTGCCAAAGCGCTAAAATCTTTAACCTTGGTATCTCCAAGGTAGCCCCAGGCATAGCCGTCCTCAATCATATGATCATTGATTGAGACGGTATCACCATCAACATAAAGCCATCCCAGAATACGTCCATACTTCTCAGACGAGTCTGGCTTTTCTGTCTTAATAACTATAAGTGTAGCATCTTTCAGTTTAGATTTCAAATACTCTTTTGCCTCAAGTCCGAGAGTTTTTTCAAACTTGTCTTTGGTCCGTGATTCTGGAGTGTCAATACCAGCAAGGCGTACTCGCTGGGAGTAGGACACATTGAAGCCAAGGTCAATGTCAACATCAACAGTGTCTCCATCCACAACTCCCGTTATTTTTTTTACTCTATATTCATACATGATGATCTCCTATTATATCATTAGGTATTATGTCTATTAAAAGGTGAATCCTATCCGTATCTCCTTCGTTCCATACCTGATGCATTTTGTTGTTGTTTACTTCCCAAATTTCACCAACATCCATAAATTTTTTTTCACCATCTATAACAAACGATACATTCTCATTGGTAATTATTGGAATGTGATGCCTTCTAACTGACTCCAAGTATCCACCAACATCTTTGTGCTTGTCTACATTTTTAAATGGGGGTAATTTAATAAATACAGCCTTTCCGACTTTTCCTTTATGAATTTTCTCTAAGTTATTAATTATTGGCAATGATAATTCTATTAAATCTTGATCATTGGTCTTAGTCTCTATCTTATACATATCCCCTGGATTCCAAGAAGCGTCTATATCATAGATAAAGATAGAGTTAGTATGTCTATGTGCCGAATATGTATCTTGTCTACTTGTGTCCGTAAGCCATTCAGAGTGATACTTGTCTAAATATTTTTTTATCGGCAATACGTCATAATTCCCATGAAATATAAACTTAAAGTTTTCAGAGTCTTTGCTCACGAATAAGACTCTCCTTGTTGTCTATTCTCGTCAAGTTTGTGTCTTTCATCTACAATCTCATAGGCAAACTTCATCATCTTGTCATACCCAACGGCATTATCCATAATTTTATTATAATGATGACCACAAAAATATAATTCTCCAGTTACGCCAGTAACTTTCACCAAAGCCTGTGCCCCACAACTATCGCATCTGTCCGCCACCTGTAGAATCCACTGTGGCTCTTGCTCTTTTGTCTTCATTCTTATCATATTTTACCCGACCTTTTTCTCAATAGACTAATTGTATTATTTAATTGTTCTGTTGTTATGTTATGAAATTTTAAATAGTCCCACAGGGAACGGACTGGACCCCTCCAGTCTTCCTTTAGTATATCATTATAGCCGTTTTCAAGCAAATTAGCAAATTCAAATGAAAGGTTTACCCCATCATTTTTTTCAGAATTTAGTAAATGATAGGAATACTCTAAGTCATGATAATCATATTCAAATAGCGCCTTTTCCCCTAATGCTTCATCATGTATATGATTTGGTAAATTTTTAATATTATATTGTGTTGTATATTTTGAGGCTGCAGTCCAAAACCACTGAGTTCTTCTAATGCAAGACCACTTATCCTTAGAAACTGTAGTTAAAAAAGTGCTTTCTAATTCATACATATCAAAACCATTGCAATATAATTTTATAGAAAGCATAGAGTCTTCGTCCCCCCAAAAATACATATATGGATATGGTATTTTTGCGAATTCTTTTGTGGCAAATAAAAAGTGTGGCGCTGCCCGTTGTGTTTTATTACTTCCAGTAACAAAAGAAACATTTTTAAGATCAGCATGTGGCAAATACATAACACACCAATTATCTGTTTCAGAGTATACATATTTAGATTTTGCATATTTTTTATCTGCAAAGGTATCATACAAAAATTGTGTTATTACTGCCTTGTCGCTGCCCAACTTAGAATGCTCTTCTATTAAAGAAACGTCCCATCCATCCTGAAATCCTGTATGGCAGTCAATACTTAGAATATAGTCCTCATCATTATGTAGTTGCTGCAAATGATATCTTGTTTTTCCAACTCCATAGGCAATATTTTTATCAAGAAATAGAATACGTTTTTCATTTTTTATAGTTGAAAAATCTATATTGCTTACCCCTTGAATAGATAGGCCAAAAGTCAATCTTTCTGGATAAGTAGCCTTGTCTATTGCGTCAAGCACAGTTCCATAAATAGAGTCATCAAAAAGTGTTGGAATCATAACGTATATTCTTTTTTCTTTATTTTTTGTTATCTGTTTTGTAAAATCCAGAACCATTAAAAATCACCCCCACAGAACTATAAACCCTTATTAAATTTTCTTGACACAGTGTACACTTATATCCAGGGTCGTCTTCATTGATTGATCGTTCTATGATATAAAATTTTTCACATCTATTACAGCAATACTCATACTTCGGCACTTTATGTATCCTTTACTTCTGGATGATCCATATCTTTGTCAATTTGATTTCTTGCTCCCTGCAAATTTCCTATTGGTATAAAAAATTCAGTATTAATTCGTTTGAATTTTTTTTCAGATTCAGGAAGGTCGTCTTCCCAATATATTGCTTCTGTTGGGCACACTGGCATACATGCCCCACAATCAATACACTCATCCTGATTTATATACATCATCCTGTTACCCTCATAAATGCAATCAACAGGACACTCTTCGATACAGGACTTATCCTTTATATCTATGCATGCGCTAGAAATAACGTAGGGCATTACTTGCCCTTCTTCTTAGCCTTTACCTGCCAAACTGGCAAATTAAGATTATCACCAGACCATTCGTATCCCAATAGTTTTACAACAAATTTAATAATTTTAATTCTCATTATTTTACCCTATTCCCAAACTTTGCCCATACTCTTTCATGAATATAGTAACCAATTGCTTCCCATCCTATATATATTAGTGCTCCTAGGCTTGCATATTCCCATTCACCTGTAAATAAATAAATTACTCCAGCAACTCCTATTAAATGGAAAGATTCCCAACTTATAGTTTTTATTAAACTTTTTTTACTTGATTCCATCAATCACTTCTCCTCATTCTGATTTATATTGTTTGCAGGGATTACTCCCTTTCTTTGATGTATATTGGTGTCTTGCTCAGAAGGAATTTCGTCCCACGGAGGCAGGGGCAATCCTTTTGCCATCATAGATCTTGTATACAATCTGTTAAAAATTAAATTTCTTTGCTCTTGAAAATTTTTAAAAATTTCAGTTTCTCTAAAGTCTATTCCAAAATTATATTTAGAATTTAGATAGTCTGATCTGTTCTGCTTAATAGACTCATTTGGAATAGACCAGTTATTTCTATTAACAAGATGAAAAAATAGTGCCTGATAATATTCATTTGTATCTTGAGAGTTCCACTTGGGTCTATAGTGAAAGTCAAACTGTGGTTGACAAATGACAGCCTGATTTGGCTTAGTGATAAAGTTTTCATATCTTGCAACAAAGCCCCAATCACGATTGCCTCCAATATGAAGATCTACCATATATGCGCCTGGTGCCCAGTCTATATGTAATGGAAGTTTTGGAACTCTGCCCTCTGAAGTTATTTGATGATGTGCATACATATGATAGGCATAGTGAATATCTGATGTGCCTAAAGCATCTCTTATTTTATTTACTGCATAATCGATAAATTTTTGAGGTATATTAACAACCTGTTCCCATTTATTCATTTGATTAGAATAATCTATTTTGGAAAGATCAAAAGAATTACAAATTGACACTAATTCATCAAACATGTCTTGAGGATAAAAATTATCAATAATAAATGGATCAAAAAAGGTAACACCTTCAGTAAGTATTGACTCCATCTCCATATAATCTTCTTTAGATATATAGTGCCACTCAATATCTGTGTCAATATTTCCAGGGTAGTTTCTTAAAAGCGGGTGTCCAATAAGTTCCATTATTTCTCCTCCTTATATATTATACCATCATCCTCTAATTTGTCAATAAACCTTTTTGCCCAAAATTTATGAAAGGCAACTCCTCTATGACTATTATCTCTGCGTATGAATAAATCTTCTCTTTTTTCATATTCGGTTAAGGTTTGTGCATATTTCATAAAATCATTACTATTATTGATAGAGATAAATTCGGGGAAATTAAACAAAGTTTTAATTCCAAGAGAGTCTACGCTATCATAAGTAGAAAATAGAAGTTTAATTTTTAATATTTTACAAAACAAGGATAGTTGCATATAGGTCAAACATGCACTATATAAATCCTCAAAATATTGTTTTTGATCGTCTGACAAATTTGTATTTAATTCTATTTCAGTTTTTTTATTTTTTAATTTAAACTTATTGTCTACCCAACAAATTTTTCTTTCTATATTGGGAAAAATAATTAATAAAATATCGGGTGCCCCATATCTCAAGATATAGTTCATAATTTGATGAATTATTATCTCTATGTTTCCACCTGGAAATCCTACATTAAAATATCCAGACATTTTATTTTTTTCTTTTAAATATTCATAAACAATATGAGACCAGTTATCTTCTATTCTTGATGAGTTTCCGAAAGTTTCTGAACATCCTGCAAATAAAACATGCAAGCCTTCATGATTGCTTTTAAAATCATCTCCACGAAATCCTTCATTGTTTAAACTGTATTCAATGTCTTTGTTGTTTAAATAAGAACTGTCCAGCCTTTCAGAATTTAGTGAATAATATTTTTGATTACTTTCCAAAATCCTATCTATATCGTATATAGGTAAAAAATTTTTTCCCTTACTAGCAAACGGGTGATTCATTGCAGACTGTTGAAAATTTTTTAGGATTGACTCAACCCTTGCCTCCATTATACTAACAAAGTCATCATTAGCCTTAAGTTTAGATAAGTATTCTGTATACAAATCAAATTTCATAATTGTTCACTGCTTCAATAAATTTGTCTGCCCAATATCTATGAATAAATGTACCGTGGTGCTGGGCATCTCTTCTAACTAAGGAATAAGGTATGTCTTTATATTTATCCCAATTTTCCATATGATACTTGCCAAAGTCCTCTGCATTGGTAATAGAAATATAATTATTAAAAATATCAAGAAATTCAATATTAAAGGCATCTACCTGCTGCCAACATGACCAGATTAGTTTTATATTCATGATCTTGCACATTCTTTCTAACGTCCAATACAAGTATGCGTTTTGAAATATTCGATCAAAATATTTTTTCTTATTAGAGTGAATGCCTTGATCTGTTTCTTGCATTATTTGATTATGATCAAAACTCCATCCGTATGTTCTTTCAAAATTAGGTACATTTAATAAAAGCAAGTCTGGACTGCCATAATTTTCTATATAAACTAATATTTGGTTTAATATAGTGAACATACTGGCGCCAGGATGACCTATATTAAAATATCCAGAAACCCTCTTATAAGAACTAATTTTATCATAGCACATCTTTGCCCAAACATCATTTAGATTTGCAGCAGAGCCAAAAGTTTCTGAGCACCCCGCAAACAAGATGTGAAGCCCTTCATGTTTTTTAATAAAGTTATCAGACCTAAAACCATCTTTGTTCATTTTATATGATATTGAATAATCATCTACCATATTTGGATTTGTATCAAATTCTGCCCACATAGAGGTGTAGGTTTCGTTAGGCTTTAGGCTGTCTAACTTACCATTATAAATAGGCTCGAAGTCTCTTGTTCTTGTCATTGGTAAAAAAAATCCATGACCATACTCATCTATAGTCCAAAATCGTTTTACCTGATTTGTTTTTAATAATGACTTTTTTTGTTTTTTAAAGTATTCTTCTTTATCGTTCATCAATATATCCAATTTCTGTCATTATTTATTTTTTTTATTGCCTTTTTTGCTCTATACCTCAATATCCATGTTTTTATTTTTTTAAACATTATTACCACCACCAATAATTTTAAAATTATACTGATTTTCCCAATTAATTATATCTTGTTCATCATTAATTAATGGCTGCCCCTTTATATTTAAACTAGTGTTAAGTAATATAGGAACTCCAGTCATAGCATACCAATTTGACAAAACTTCATACAGACCTGGATGCTGATCTTTATTTACTGTCTGTACCCTTGAAGTTCCATCTTTATGTATAACGGCAGGTATCTTGTCTGGTTGCAAACACTCAACAGCATATTGCATATAAGGGCTTGTAAAATTCATTTTAAACCATTTGTGTGCATATTCCTCCATAACTACTGGAGCAAATGGTCTAAAAAGTTCTCTCTTCTTAATTAGGTTTACTTTATCCTTAATGCTTGGATCCCTGGGGTCTGCTAGTATACTTCTATTTCCCAATGCTCTTGGGCCATATTCTGCTTTTCCAGTTGCCACTGCTACAATTTTATCCCTAACCAAGCCAGTAATTATTTCTGTTACTGGATATTTTCCACCTAAATCATATCCTAGATATGGATGATTCCAATCTAAATGTTTTCCATAGGCTGCGGCTGCAGCGCCAAGAGAAGATCCTGCATCGCCTGGGTTTGGCATAATCCAAACATCATCAAACATTCTCCAAAGCATTGTGTTCGCTGCACAGTTTAAGGCGCATCCGCCCATAAAAACCAAATTCCTTTTTCCAGTTAGTTGTTGTGCTTTTGCCATAAAGTTTACAAGCCTATCTTCATATACCTTTTGTACAGCAGCAGCAATATCAAATTTTGCTTGATCATCTATTATCTCATCCCAATCATATATTCCTTTATGAAAATTATATTTTTGAATATCTACATGTGGAAAATATTCTTTAATTTTTGAATAATATCTTGTCCAGTCTCCATAAGCAGCCATTCCCATGAATATGTATTCTTCTTCGTTTGGCTTTAGTCCAACCAACTGCGTAAAAGCAGAATAGAATAATCCAAAACTATACGGATAATTCTTTTTATATACCTGTCTAATTTTTGTGCCTTCGCCAACCCAAATAGTAGAAGTGTTATATTCTCCAATGGCATCAAGAACTACTATAACTGCATCATTAAATTTACTTGTATAGTAACCTGCTGAAGCATGAGAATAATGATGGCTAAAAGATTCACGAGGAATCCACCTAAGATCTTTTCGTTCTAGATAGTATGGCTTATTGCCACCGAAACCTCCACGAGTCAAGATTCTGGCCTTTTTTAACCATCTATTTTCATAATATGCTATTGTGTCTGGTTTTCCAAATGACAACGCATAATCTATTAACTCATCATTAGTAAACCAATCATTTTTTTGTTTACTAAATCTTTCAGCATGCCCAGCAAAAATTATCTTTGCATCATCAATTAATGTTATAGATGCATCATGTGTTGTTTCATTAATACCTAATATACGCATATGTTTTCCATTATACCAGAGCCTTCGGTCAGGATTGAACTGACGACTTTCCGCTTACAAGGCGGATACTCTACCACTGAGTTACGAAGGCGTAGCACTAACGGGAATCGAACCCGTCTTTCCGCCGTGAAAGGGCGATGTCCTAACCGATAGACGATAGTGCCAAAGCGATCCGTACGAGACTTGAACTCGTGACCTCTACCGTGACAGGGTAGCGTTCTAACCAACTGAACTAACGGACCTTGCTGGTCTGGTAGGATTCGAACCTACAACCCATCGGTTAACAGCCGATTGCGCTGCCATTGCGCCACAGACCATAGTTATTTAATTAAAGAATAACCTCTAGGACATTTAATATTGTTTGCACTATACCTGTATGATGTTATCTTATTGCCTTTTTTATTTTGACAAACAAAAACAATTTTTTCTTTATTTGTTTTTATATTTGTACTCTCTTTTTTAATTTCTGATTCAACACTATTTGTCTTTGTATTATCAACAATATCTTTAATTAATTCTAAATAATTAGCCACAACCATAGCACGTACAATGTTAGAGTAAGGATTATTATCGCAAGACCATCCAGAAGACGACCCCTCAATACCAACTAATTTTTCCTTACCATCAATTATTGCAGTAATTGGTGTCCCAGAACCATGATTACCACGGCATGGTGGTACCTTATAATATATTGTATATGGAAATCCTATCCAAATATCTTTATTGTGTGGACCATTTTTAACAGCAGTCACAGTACCTCTTCTTGGATCAGCATGAGGAAACTTATTAGAACTTGTTCTCCATGACTCTAATGCTGAAAGATCTCCAAAAAAATGACCATATCCATATAATGTTGAGGAGTTATCAATTAATGACCTAACCTCTTCAAGAGTTGCCACTTCAAACTGAACTTTATCAACTAATGGCTTAGACAAAATTAAAAATGCAATATCGTGGTATGGGACCTTCCACTGATTTGCAGACAGATCTTTTGGATAAATAATTTTAGTAACTTTAGCCCTATTTGCAGATTGATTAGACTTATTCTTGCCAGGCTCTTGAATCCAAACTTCCCCGCTCTTAAAGCCAGTACCCTGTCCAACATAAAGAACACAGTGTGCAGCAGTTACTGCAATTTGTGGGGTAATAAGCGATGCTCCACATGGGGGATTTTCCCAATCTTCATATTTTGTATTTAATTCTTGATATCTTAATGGAGCAAGAAAAATATTTCCAGTAGCATCAACTATATTTCCAGTGGCATGAGCATTTACAGGAAATAGTAATAATGCAATTGCTAAAACAAAAAGTTTTTTCATTATATAAAAATCCTAACTACATGCTCACATGGGTCTCCGCCATCTTCCCACTCTGACAATTCTTCTTCACTCATGTATTCATAGCCACCGTCGTGCGTGTGACAATAAGGATTGCTTATCCATCCTCTTTCAATACCGCTTTGCAGCCAAATACCAAACTCTTGCTCGTCTGGAGACAAGTCTTCCATACCCATATGATTCATATATTTAGTATACCCCTAAATGCTTAGAATGTCAATAGGGCCTTTGCAAGACATAGAATGTGCAAGGGCAGCGTTAACTGCTAATACTGCTCTTTTTCTTGCATCCTTTTGCTTTTGTGTTGAATATAAAGAGCCTAATGCTAAATCCCCACCAGAACCCATTGCTAAATAGTCTTGATCATATTGTGTTAAAGACATATCTCCTGCATTATGTTCATATATTTTACCTCTGACACAAATCAGCATGCCAAAATCTGATGACGATGAGGTATCAACCCACCACTCCTCATAAAATTTTCTAAGTGCTTTAAGGAATTTACTATACATAAATTTGTCTATGCTGCCCCTGCCATCAAATGTTGGGGGAACAAATAGATGCTTTAACCTATCGCCATCCATAGAGCCAGCATACCCAAATAAATACCCGTCTTTTTTCCATATCTTGGAACTTGAGCATACATTAATAGTATTATCATCGGATACGCCTCTATCGCCAGCCATCCAAATTTTATTATTTACTTTATCACGAACTACTGCAATACAGGTCATCGAATAGCCTTTCTGTGCTATTGAATAAGTGTACCAGAACCGCCTCCGCCTGTCAAACCTTTAGGCATATTTTGTCCACATGTTGGACATAGTTTTACCTTTTTAGTAGTTTTATTTGATTTTTCAGGCTCCTGAGATTTTACTGCTCCAGATCCCTTAAATTTAGGACGACCAAATCCTACTATTGATATTTGTACGCCTTTTTTGTTTTTCTTAAATGCACGGAGTTTCTTACAGGCTTCTCCGCCATTTCTTTGGCTTCCCTTTTTGCCATCTCCAGTTGTATTACCTTCAATGCACCAAACTGTTCCATCTTCGTTGTCCTCAATAACAATTCCTACGTGACTAATCCTATCGACACCGTCCGATGGGAAATCAAAATAGGCGATATCTCCTGGCTCTGGATCTGCTAAATCTCCATCAATCCACGACCCTGCTTTCTTAAATGCAGCAGCACCCCCAGGGGTGTAAACGGTATTGGGTACTTTTACGCCTGCCTCATTAGCACACCAATTTACGAAAGATCCACACCATGGCTGAAAGTTAGCCTTTGTATAGGCCCCATACTTTGTTTCATTATCCTTTGGGCCTTCAATATATCCTACCTGAGACTTTGCAACTTGTATTAAACGAGCAGCCGTTCCTGCTGGCGCCTTATCTGTTTCTGGTGGTACTGGAAATTCATCCTTCATAATTATTTATCCCATTCCTCATCTACTGGTTGTTCTGCTGGCATTGCGCCATCTGGCTTGGCAGAAAGTCTTGCTCTAACTTCGTCAAGTTCTACATCTAATTTTTCTTCTGCCATTCTAATTTCTGAATCTACTTTTTTGTTATCTACCTGTGCCTGCATAATATCTTTAGCACCGCTTTGTCCAATCAATAAACCAGCAAGTGTTCCTGTGATAAATGTCGCTACTGATCCCAACACATTGAAGAACATCTTATCATTTTCTGACTGTGCTCCAATTGGTTGGGTTACAAATATAAGAGCGTACAAAATTCCTAATGATGTCGCTAATAAAATTGTTCCAAGCGTTATGCCAAGAATAAACTTAAGTCGTGCGTCAAGATCCTGCGGTGTTAATCTTTCTTTTTTACTCATCCTGTTTTCCTATCAAGTCTTTTGTACAAGTTCCTGTAGCCTCACATATAGGTGGGTTACATTCTGCCTTTTCCCAGTTGGCTGGGTCTTGGCATGGATAGCGATAATGACCGTCATACCCACAGCCACCAAGGCCTAATACAAGTATACACGATAGTAAAGTATGACGAATCTTCATATCTATATTATACCAAGTTATTCTTTCTCTTCACGAAGCGGGATAGTAACAAGCCATAGGACTATTGATATTAATGTGGCTATTCCCACTACCTGCTGGGCGGTACCTGTAAGAGTAAGCCAAGCAATAAAGAAGCCAAGGATAGTAAATACTTGGGCTATGCTCTCAATAATAGCAGCCTTAAACCACTTTAAGAGTCCTTTAAGTACCTTCTTAATCATGTTCATATTATAACCTCCTTAGTGACATAACCGAACTAACAATATTTCCTACCAAAATGACAGGAATAACTACCTCTTGAACCTTTTCTCTTTGGTCATCTGTCATATCTTTACCCCATTCTGTAGGACTTAGCAATGTTTCAAAATCTATATCTGTTAATACCCCAAGTGGGTCTGCTAAAAATGCTTCTGTTTGTACTTCAGTAATAGCATCCGCTAATGTGTAAGGCATTAGGAAATCTGCGTTTTCTTCTGCTCTACCCGCAAACTCTACAAATGCTACTGCTATTGCTGGGTTGTCTTTAATTGCTTCTGCAATTATTGCTATTTCTTCTGCCTTAATTCCAAGACTTTCTGCTACTGCTTCTTCCTCTTTTGGAGATAATTCGGTTAGCATGTTTGATAATTCGGCAGCCAACTTAGCATCGTTTTGTCCAATTAGTTTATTTAACTTATTAAGTTCATCTGCTGAAATTGGATTACTATCATCTGTGTCATTATTATCTGGTGCTGGCACTATAGGCTCTTCCTCAACAGGTTGCTCAGGTTCAGGCTCTTGACCTTGATCTGTTTCCTCTGGCTGAGATGTTGGCTCTTCTGAAGGCTCTGGAGTTGGATCAGTCTCTTCGCTGCCACCATCTGTGGTATCAGGGCTTGGAGAAGGAGTAGGATCTTCTGGTTCAGTTTGCTCATCATCAGGGAATCTTGGATCCTCTGGAGTAATAATCTCTGGATCAACTTCAACATCAGGTTCAGGTAAATCTGGTTCTTCTGTAGAGTCAGGTGTTGGTGTAGGGTCTGGTTCTGGAGTAACTTCTTCTGCTGGTTCATCACCATTTATCGAAGCAATAAGATTATTTAAGTCTGATATTTCATTAGCGAGTTGCGCTGCCTCTGCTACCTGCTCTTGCTGTTCTTCGGGCGTTATAGGGGCTTCTGTGGGCGTTGGAGAGGGTTCTGGAGATGGCTGCTGAGTAGGTGTAGGGGAAGGCTCTGGAATAGGCTCTGCCTGCAATATAGGGGCAGGTGAATTAGGAGAAACCTGTGTGGCACCCCAGGCCTCAAGAGAAACAATATCTCCATTGTGAAGCCTTACCCCTGTTCTAAGATTTTGATATTCAGGACCTTGATAACTATAGGACACCGCTAAACCGCCAGTATTAGTAATAGCCACTAATATATTTACTGTACTTGGTTGTGCCCCATAGTTACCAAAAGGGACCATATTTAGATTTAATTGAAATCCGCCCTCTGAATAATATATATCCAAACCAGATGTATTGCTTACTCCTGGAAACCAGTCCATTGAGTATAGGGAGATAGATGGTGTATTAGGATATGCCCAGTATGTGGGATCAGGTTGACCAAAGGTAATTACTGAGTTAGTTGTAGCGTAAATGTTTTCATATTGTACCCCGTCAAAAGTCACGGTAGTTGCAATTGGTATTTGATAAGATACATCGTCACCTGAGCAAGTATCCATATGATGCACTGTAGGTTCGGCATCACCATTATATGCTGCTGATATGGTTTGTGATTGTATAAAATTTACACAGGTTGCGTTAGCGTTTTCTGGAATCCATAAGTTGAAGCCAAGAGCCAGTAGTGACGCTGACAATATTCTTATTAATTTTTTAATCTCCTGACCTCCGCAAGCAATGCTTGATAGGCTTATTATAACATTTTATTTAAACATTAGGTTCAAAATTAATTATAACTTCAGGATCAATGTCTTTATTAGCATATCTCCACGGAGAAGTTCTTACTTCAAGATGTAAATGTGGTCCAGTACTATTTCCTGTTGAACCAATCTCACCTATTTTTTGTCCAGCCTTTATTTTATCTCCAGACTTTACAGAAATTTTTGATAGATGTGCATATACTGCTTTCATACCTTTGCCATGATCTATAATAACTGAGAGACCATACGAGCCACCAAAAGATACTCCGTCTTTGGCTTCTAAAACTTTGCCTCCTTTGCAAGCAACAACCTCTGTACCTGCAGGTGCTGCATAGTCTACTCCAGTGTGATATCCGCAAGACCAATGCTTTCCTGGAATACGATACTTTGTGGTAATTTTTTTACCTGGAACTGGGTTAACCAATTTAATCACTTCCTTAAATAGTTAGAGGGAGAAGGTTTCCCCTCTCCCCCTATCTTAACACTATTTAAGTTAATTACTTAACAAGTGTAACCTTTGCCTTTGGATTCTTTGCATTCCACTTCTTAGCGAGTGCATTGAAAGCCTTCTTCAAGTCAGCAAGAGCCTTAGCATTATCTGCCTTGACCTTATCAAGTTCTGCCTTAGCAGCAGCCTGTGCATCAGCGAGAGCCTTATCTGCAGCAACCTTAGCAGTTACAGCATCAGCCTTCAACTTAGCAATTTCAGCAGCAGCAGTAATAGCAGCAGCATCAGCAGCAGCCTTAGCAGTTGCAGCATCAGCAGCAGCCTTTGCTAGAGCAGCAGAGAGTGCTTGATCAGCAGCAGCCTTATCAGCAGCACGACCTGCTCGTTCTGCAGCAAGTGCAGTTGCAAGATCAGATACTGTTACGATTGCAGTCTGAGAAGTTGTTGCCAACTTAATTGTTGGAACAGAGGTTGGTGCAACAATAGATGCTCCAACAGCAACAGTTCCAGCAGCAGCAGGAAGCGAAATCTCTGATGTGTAACGACCTGTTACAAGAGCATCAGCAGTTACAGTTCCAGCAGTTGCGCCACCAAGAGTAGTAACAGTTACTGTATCAGCAACAGCGTTGCCGAAAATATCTGCTACATCAAGAGTTGCAGTTACCTTGCCAGAAATATTTCCTGAAGCAGGGATTGACATCTTAAGTTCATATGCAGGACCTGCAACACCCTTAAGATAAATTGTTGTGCTTGCACCAGTTACAGAAACTGTAACCGCAGATGCAGCAGTAGTTGTTGTATATGCATATACAGTCGCTGTTGTTGAAGCAGGTGTGACTGTGATTGATGATGATCCAGCAGATGCATTAACTGTTGAACCAATTGCAGAGACGAGGCGTGTTCCAGCACCAACTGCAGTAAATGTTACTGGTGTTCCAGCAACAACTGTAGCGGTGATAAGAAGTGCTTCGTTGTTTGTAACAGTTGAGGTATCTGCAACGCTTACTACGTTATCAGATGGAACCTTAACTGTGAATGGTGAGGCTGCAGTACCTGCGCCAGAAATTTCTGTTGTTACGTCTACAGAAACGGTATTGGCACTTGCAGGTGTCACTACGAGTGTGCTCAGTGTCATGGCTGCAACCATGCCAAGAGCGATCTTCTTAAATGAATTCATTTTTTCTCCTTTGTTATTCATTTTGTTTTTTATAGTAAATTAAATCTACCCAAATAGTCTTCGACTTCTTTCGGAATAGGTTTATATTGTATCACGTTCTCAGGGAGCGTGTCAACTCTACGGGGCTGTCCACGATAAGTATGAACCTCAACTTCAAGGTTTTGATCTCTGGGTGTATGAGAAATAGCACCAAAAATAGAACCACATACAGCGTCTGCGAGGTCCTTAGATTTTTTACGAGGATGGTCCACCCTATCATTTTTCATTATTTTTAATTCAGTAAGTTCTTCAAACAATAACTCAATTGCAGGCATTGCAAGTCTTTGTTCATATACCAACATCGCCATATCTTCATAATGTTTTTTGGCTACTGATACTGTTTCTGTTTTTATACCCACCGCCTGCAATTCGTTTTGAATATCAAATGATTGCCATCGGTCAAATGTTACTAGGCCTATATTAAAGCCAACCCTTCTTAAATTTTGTATCCATTGTTTTACTTCAGATAGGTTAACTGGACCCTCTACTTTAGGCTCCCACCACGCAACGGCATCTACAACAACTATTGGAGATATCTGTTCATAATCTTTAATTACTTGAACATTTACCCATTTTTCAACATGTGCAATTGCAATCGCACACTTGTCGTGTTTTTGTGCAAGGTCAGCGTGAACATAATAAACCTTTTCTGGATCTGGCTTAAAATTTTCTTCAAATCTTCTAAATAAATCTAATGGATTTCTTAATGTCATACATGCTCTTACTTTGTCTGCTTGTTTAAAGAATGCATCAGACGCAAATGTTGGAACACAGGCAAAACGCATCATAGCATCGCCAAGATCTGTCATAAAAGCAATTTTAAAATCATCAATCTTACGAGTAGGATTTACTTCCCATGTTGGCCTTTTAAGTGCGAAAACTCCAGGATATTTATAAGATTGAATATGGTCTTCATCCCAAGATATCTCAAACCAATTATCCTTATCATCTTCTGGCAACAAGGGGTTAATAATAAACCTATGTGTTTTTGTAACTACTTCTTTATCAGCAATTACTGCTTCATACCGCTCAGAAATAAAGTCACCGTTATAGCGGGGAAACGATAGAAGAACTACCTTGCCAAGGTCTGGGAAACGAGAGTCTACTGATCCACGGAATGCTTTATAGATGTTGTCTGCAGTCTTTCCCTGCTCATTTCCAGTTCCGACTTCAGTAGCAAATCCAGAAATCTCATCAAGAACTGCAAGCAAAAGATTCAAACCCTCATGAGACTCACGCTCTGAGTGTCCAGAATAAACTGTGATTGATTTATCAAAACTTATCGAGTCTACTTTTGCCTCATACTTTCCAGCAAACCACGGAGACCGTTCAATCTTAGACTTAAAGCCTTTAAAGAAAACATTTTTAGCCTGTTGTGCGTTAATAGCAACATTGATTAGATCTATTGCATCTCCACTTGGTTTTCCGAAATATCTTGCAGGGTCTTTAAGACATAATAACTTATAGACAATATAAGCACAAGCAACAGTAGAGGTGAAGTCCTTCCCACTACCCTTCCCAAGTTGAAGAATAATTTCGTTCTTTGTGTATTTTTCATAATACTTTGCACCATCCTCTTCTCCCATTAATTGTTGTAAATCTTCTTTACGATATATTTGACTCATTGCCTCAACAATGTCATATTGAATTGTAGACAACCCTGGCTGACCTAGATAGTCTGAAGATTCAACGAACGTCTTTGCATCAACTGGAGTTTCTTCAAAATGATTGTCAGCAAGAGCCTCTAAAAAATCATTGAACATCGTGGACAATTGTAATCACTTCATCTTTCTTAGCAACCTCTGAAAGTCTACGCATAATCTCATCACGAACCTGCGGATATTCTGAGGCTATATCACGCAATATACCCATTAGAATTTCTTGTTTCTTTTCTATTTGTAGCATTTCTTCTGCTAGTTCTTTATTTTCTAATAGTCCTGCTTTTTGTAGCATGTCAATTCTTTTAGACTCAATATCCATTACTAATTTGATTGCTTGGGTTTTAGCACCTAAATTGTTAGTTAAAGATGCCTCGTCAATAACTTCGTAAGATTTTGCAATAAGTTTATTATAGTGGGTATCGGCAATTGCCAACGCCTCTTTGGCACGAGCACGAATGGCATCATTAGCAGAGGCCATCACCTTCCACTCGTTAATTAATTGAACTACACGATTGCGTGGTATCGATAACTCTTTAGATATTTTTGTTGCATCGCTACCCTTTAGGTATTCACCAACAACGGTGTTTAATTGATCTAAATGATTTATTAAATCTTCTTCAGTTGACATCTTTGGCCTTTGCTATCTTTAATAATACTAAGTATCCAATTAAATCATCAATATCATTATCCCCTGGATATTCTGTACCCTTCATTAATCTATTTAATTTATCATCAATGCGTACATGTAGTTGCTCTCTTGGTCCCGCCTTCGAAAATATACGTACAGGATCAAGGGCTGAATTCCCATAGGCAATATTCTTCTTGACTAACATGTGTGCAATTTCGTGACAGGTCTGCCAAATTTCTTTACCTGCCTCTGTGCCAACTGTTAGTAGATATAGATCTTCACAATTAAAATTTTTTGAATCTGTAAATACTGGTTGCAAACTCATCTTTTTGATTTCCTTAATCCAAATTTAGCCAAATAAACATATATAGTTTCTACAGTAACTCCACATTCTTTTGCAATATCTTCTGGAGTCTTTTTATCCAAATGATATCTTTTTTTAAGCCATACTTCGTTAGTGTAAAATTTAGAAGCCATTATTTAGTTTCCACTTCATTACTTTTGGACCTTGATCGATAAGAGTAAACATATGTTGCTCAAAGTCTTTCTTAAGTCCACTATATAATTGTGGGTTTACCTCCTTCAGTTTATCAGTAATAGAGTATATCATTTCTCCAGTATCTGAGTCAACCCCATCAATTTCTATAGCATTTTGTAATATTAAATGCTCAATCATCATTTCTGCCTGCAAAGATTCTTTATCAATCATGCTTTTTCCCAATTATTAATTGCCCAGTGACCTATACCACAAGCATCCGCAACATCATTATCTATTATTTTTTTATCATAAATAACATCCAACAATCTTATTGTTCTTTGTTTTCTAAATTCTCGTTCGTATGATTTATACCAAGAATCTGATCTTCCTGGGTTGGCAGACCTAATCTGTATCTGCTCTTCTTTTGTAAGCCTTTTATTGCCAAGATAATTTTGCCATGTTATTGGGGATACTTTGCCTATAAACTTAGTTCCAGACTGACCAGCAGCACCTAAAATTGCTCCCTGAACCAGGGCAAGATCAGATGCAGTTTTGGGACTATTCATAAAAACAGTATGCTCAATAATTATTGCCTCAAACCCTTGATAGAAATCAAAAAAGGCCTTACATTTTTTCCCAGCATCCATGACCTTATCATAAATATCTGACCCTACAAAATTAATTTTGCCAATTGCGTTTAAAGATTTTTTTTCAGTATCAAATAAAGCAAAAGCGAAATTATTTGTACTAGCATCAATAGAACAAATAACTTTTGGAATATCACTTTTTTCTATCATTAGATAAACCCTTTATATCCTTTAGCGCTTTTTTAACATCATTTGGATTAATGTTGCATTTAATGCATAAGACATCATCGTTATAAATTGATAACTTTTCTCCGCACATCTTGCAAACACGTTTTTTCCCTTTTCTTTTTTGTCTTCTAGTCTGAATGTATCTTTGTGCAATTTTTTCTTTTGTTGCAGCGTCCCTACACTCTTCAGAACAATAGATCTGATAAGAGATATTGCTTTCAAATGTTTTATCACACCATCTACAATTTTTCATCTTCTAGCAACTCCAGAGGTTTAATTTTAATTACCCCTGTCTCTGCTTCAGCACATGCTTTTTGAATTGGACACACCTTACAAATCTTAGAGTTTGATCGATACGGCTTTTGCGGTAACTCTCTATTTTTCCAAGATTTATGAACTGCCCTCATCCAATCAAATGCCTGGTCTACCCACCGACGGTAATGATCGTTTACTACTACAGGTAAAGTTAGTAACTCATGATTATTTTTGTTTTCATAAATTATTACACCTTTACCAACTTTCCAAACCTTCATGTAAATTAAAATTTGCATTAAGTGTGCCATTTTAGGCTTTCGGCTATTCTTTTTATACTCAAAGCCTTCATTTGGCATAGTCTTAATTTCACCCACAAGACGTTCTCCGTTATAATTAAGCATTACATCTCCGTAGCCATCTAGTGGAGGATCTTCTGACTTAACTCTAAATTCCATTGCTGGATGAGTTTGCTTATTATATTTTCTTGGGAGAGAATCAAATTCCATCGATTCGTCTAGAATTCCAGATGCTTGAATTGCCTCTTGAATTCTTTCATGACCGAGAGTTCCATTTGTTCTATTTGCTACCCCATACGCATCTGAGTTGTCGTAGTGAACTTGACCATCAAAAGCCAAATACCAATATCTTGGGCACTCTCCAGCACCATATGTCAATCCAGAAGCAGAGAAATTTGTCTTCTTGGTAAATTTAGGTTTAGTTTTTGTCATGTATCCAGATTCTATTTTTTCTATTAATCCTTCTACAAAATTGCCTTCGTCTTCTTTGACGCCCTTAACTTTATCCGAACCCTTTAACATTACTTGTTGCAATAAATTTTTTGCCATTATTATCCTTTGTTTAAGTCAATTATATCAGATATCATCGAGTGATATATTTGAGAGCAGACACAAGATTATTAATTGACTCTGCTGCTGTATAGTATAGATTTTTCTTTCCTCTGTTTGACTTATCGACATTAGCCATCCAGGTAGCCTTGAGAGCCATCTTTGCTGCTATTGCCTGAAGTCGAACAATTTCTACAGTTGCAACATTCATAGGTATGTCTGGCTTAATAATTATTTTAGCAATAAAGGTAAGGGCTGTGGTTAATTCCTCATCCTCCATATATTCTGCTATTTCTGACAAACCATTAACCATCTCAAGCGTTGTATTATTTTGTTCCATTATTCACCATCTGTTCTAGTAGTTCTAACTCTATTATAGCAAGTCTGACCTTCTTGTTGCCCTCGCCAATTACAACAACTATGGCTGGATCACTGCCATTTCTAATTGCATCTGTAGTAGCCTTAGCCCATACATCCTGATTCAAGGTAAAGGACTTTCCTACTTCCTTGAAATCTACAGTGAAGTTGTTCCATGTGGCATCACCTTTCTTAGTATTTCTACCAGAATTCTTATGCTGCTTGGCACCTATTCTTTTACTTTCACTCTTCTCGCTCATAGTCCTTTTTCTTTTTATATCCTACTTGATAAAGTTGTGATTCTGACAAATGTTTTTTAGAACACATCCATGAGGCTTTGCCCGTTTCGGGATACACTCTCATAGTTTTAACTTCTTCACGACAAGTTCTACATGGGAACTTGCCTTCATAGATAGAGTATTTAGCCACTTATTTTATTCTTAATCATATCCTGTAGATCAAGATCCTCTCGTACTCTATTGATAAAGCCCTCTCTTCCTTGAACTTTTGAACCATCTGGCAAAAGATACCAGGCTCCAGTTCTTTCTACGATACCCATTAATTCTGCCGTATCTACAAGATCAGCAATAAAGTCTACGCCAATATGATTTCCTCTAAAGTAAAAATCATACTCTCCAGATTGAAAAGCAGGAGAGGTTTTGGAAAATTGAACTTCCCAACGAACCTTTCTTCCAACCTTTTCCTCTATTGCCTTATCTCCAACGTAGATCTTGCCTTTCAGGGCTTGATTATCTGATTCAGATGAGAATAACTTTATAACTGTTGAGGAATAAAATTTTGTAGCCTGTCCACCAGTTGGCTGTTGACTTGTATACATTGCATTTATATTATTACGAGATTGGCTAATTAACACAAATAGAGTTGGCTTTACTTTATTATTTGCATAGTTAATCATCTTCCAAGCATTGCTAAAATCACGAGATTCTGCACCTATTTGTTTTGTATTTTCCAATGCTTTTAATTCATCCGAATCTTTTTCAAAATAAATTGCTGGAAGCAATGATGTAATACTATCAACCACAATAATATCTACACCAGCCTCCATTAGTTGAACTCCAACATCTACCATCTCATTGATTGTTCTAACTTGAGACACTATTAGTTTAGAAGTGTCTACTCCAAGTTTCTCTGCCCAAGTTTTATCATATGACATCTCTGCATCAATCCATGCACAGATTTTTCCCTCTTGTTGTGCAAGTGAAACCATTTGAAGACACATAGAGGATTTGGCTGATGACTTACTGCCCCAAATTAAAACTTGTCTTCCGTATGGGAGGCCACCACCAAGTGCACGATTTAGTCCATAACTTGGAGTTTTTGCAAACTGTGTTTCTGGTATTGCATCTCCAACCAATATATTTTTTCTTAATTTGGGATTTAGTTGTGCTAAAACTTCTTCAACTGTTACTGTCATTAGAATCTTACTCCATGCTTCTTTGGTCTATGTATATTGCGTTCCATCTTTTCTTTAATAGCATAATCAAGAGATTTCTTTACATACCCTGCCTCTGCAATTCCTGCATACAAGTCAAGTGTACGAATAATAATATCTGCAAACTCATCTGATATTTGATCGGGATCCATATCTTTACGAAGGGCTTCCATAGCCTCTGATACCTCTGAAACAATCATCATCATTTGTTTGGCTATAAAAATCGGGTCTACTGTTCTATCCCAAAAACCTTTTTCTACTGCTGTACTATGTATTTGTTCTGCTAAATCATCAAACATTTATGTCCTCCAATATTACTGTCCCGTCTTTAGTTTTACCTAATTCAAATTTATAAGCATTGCCTTCCTCAATTTTCATATAAGCCTTTGCAAAAGCCGTTGGGAAAACCGTTACTGGATGCAATTCTCTCGATGTATCTGCTAAAGTTAATGATGCCATCTTTTTCCCTGCCTTCGTCACTCTTGGCCTAAACGAAACAACAAACAACTCATCATCCTTGTATGGTAGCATTCTATAATTTAAAAATTTAACTAATGCCGAGTCTGACTTTTTAATTTCATCAACTGGAACAGCGCTAACAATTCTATTATCACTACATAAAAGAATATAACTTCTACCAGCCTCAATTGTGGTCTGTTCTTCATCAAAAATACCGATACTTCCAGTCTTATCTAATATTTCTACACGACTCCAACCTTTGCCACGCTTGATCCCCTTTACCATTCCCATTAAAATAAAAGATCCCTTTTCCTCAAAATCTTCTACAGGGTTAATAAACGCATGAAAGTGTGAGGGAACTGTTTGGGTAAACTCTGGCAAACCTAAATATTCATAAAGGTTTTCACGAATCTCATTATCATTTCTAGGATTATCTAAAAATGTTGCAGCGCCAATTATTCGTAATGCCTCTAACGCTCTACTGTTGACTCCATTACCTTTCGTAAATGTAAAGGCTTTAACTTCCTCGAAAGACTTAAAAGGTCGTGCCGATATATATCGTTCTGCAATCTTATCAGAGATAAACTTGATCCCCGACAATCCAAACCGAATACCCTTACCCTCAATTTTAAAATCAATATCCGAATCGTTAATATGAGGTAATTTAACGCTGATACCCATTCTTTTCGCTTCAATAAGATATTCAGTTCTCGCATCTTTGTCCTTTTCATTTTTAAGTAAAGAGTACATAAACTCTAGTGGATAGTAATACTTTAGCCATGCCGTCCAATACGAGAGCGTAGAGTAAGCAACCGCATGAGACTTGTTGAACGAATAACCCGCATGCGCCTCAAAGTCATGCCATAAATCACGAGCCTGATTAGGACTAATAAACTTAGAAGCACCGTCAACGAAACGATCACGAAACGCATCAAACTCTCTAGCATCTTTCTTTTTACCAATGATCTTGCGAACCTTATCAGCCTCAGACCAAGACATACCTCCAAGTTGAACGCAGGCCTGCATGACCTGCTCTTGGTATAGGATACACCCATATGTTTCTTCTGTGAAAGGCTTCATCGTTTGATGTAAATAATTTACTGACTGCCTACCGTGCTTGCGCTCAATATAGTCTTTTCCAATAGTATTCATTGCACCTGGACGAACAAGAGCGTTTGAAGCAGCAAGTTCTGCTAGATTTTTTACACCCATCTTTATTAGAAGATTGGTATATGGGGTTGCTTCACACTGAAATACACCCTTTGTGAATCCCTCAGAAAGCATCTGGTATACCTTTGAATCAGACATGTCAATATTTAAAAGATCTATTTCCGTTCCTTCTCGTTCTTTAATAATATTAACTGTATCATTAATTACACTTAAGGTTTTTAGTCCAAGTGCGTCGATTTTGATAAGCCCGATTTTTTCAGCCTCTTCCATATCCACTGCCACAACAGGAATACGCTCATCGGAACCAGGAGAATTACGTGTCTCCATCGGTGCGTACCTAAAAATAGGATTTTTACTAGTGACAACACCAGCAGCGTGTATGCCAGTACCTCTAATACGACCACGAAGTTGTTCGCCATATTGCTCTACCTCTGGATATTTCTCTCTAAACCATGCAGTAGTTTTTGAAGTGCAATACTCATCCCAAGTATCTACCAACTTCAAAACTTTGTTTACATCTGCCAATGGAATATTTAATGCACGAGCAACATCTCGTACCACACCCTTATCTTTAAACTCTAAGAATGTTGCAATCGAAGCAACATGTTTATATTGTCTAACAAGATAATCTTTGACCTCATCACGGCGAGAGTCTTGAATATCTGTATCAATATCTGGAAAGTCATTACGTTCTGGATTAATAAAGCGGAAGAACAAAAGTCCATGCTTGAGGGGATCGATATCGGTAATGCCAAGAGCATAGCAAAGTAATGAGCCAGCAGAAGATCCACGACCTGGACCAACCATAATGCCTTCTTTCTTTGCCCAAGAAATCATACTCTGCACGACAAGGAAGTAAGGTCCAAACTTTTTATCTTGAATTACTTTTAATTCTTCATCAAGTCTATCAAGATATTCCTGATCTTTGTCAAGACCCTTTTCTACCAAACCAGATATTGCCAATTCTTTTAGTTGTTTGTCTGGATCCTTATATTGAACTGGAAGGAGGTTTAGTCCATCCTTAATATCATAGTCTTCAACTTTATTTGCAAGTTCGATTGTATTTTCATAAATATCAGTTCTATAGATTGCTTGCTTTTCCATAGCAGCCTGAATCTCTTCGTATGACAGAAGGTGTATATCAAACTTATTAAATGACATTTGTCTATCTGCGCCATATAGGTAATCAAGACGCTTCATTAAGTCCCCTTGCTTTTTGGACTTCTCGTATGTAGCATCTTTCTGAATCTTATTTGAATATGTATTAAGAATAAGTTTTAGTTCTTGAATTTCTTTTTGTGATGAGTCAACATGATGGCAGTCTGGAGTGACAATAGGCTTTACTCCAAACTCATCTGCTAACTGAAGAATTACATTATTTATTGATTCGGGATTATGTGGCATCACTTCAAGATAGTAGTCATCCTTAAACTCATCCTTAAACCACTTAATATATCTTTTTGCCATCCCCAGTTCGCCAAGTTCTATAGACTTAGCAATAATACCACTTGGACATGCAGATGAAACTATAATTCCTTCTTTATATTTAGACAAAACTTCAAAGTCAATTCGTGGCTTTTTATAGTAGCCCTCTGTCCATGCAATTTCATTTAACTTGTTTAGATTTTCTAAGCCTACCTTATTCTTGGCTAGAAGGATAATATGGTTATACACCATATCTAGTGGAGTTGTTCTGTCCTCTTTGTCCCTTTGGTCAAATCGGTTCTCACACATATATCCTTCTATGCCAAGAATAGGCTTGATACCACTTGCTTTAGCAACACGATACATTTCTCTGTGGCCAGAAAGGGAGCCATGGTCTGTAATCGCAATTGCAGGCATTCCCAATTTTGTAGCACGATCTACATATTCAGACGGCAACCCAATTCCGTCGAATAGTGAAAAGTGGGTATGTAAGTGTAGTGGTACGTAATTCATCTACTACCAGTCGATATTCGTCGCTGATGTTGTAGATGGAGAATCAAAGCCAAGATAGAAAGCCTCTTGCTCTGCATATGGTACACGTCGTAGTGCCTTCTCCAATGGGTACGGCTCAACGCCTTCCCAGTTAAACGGTTCCTTATCTGGAGCCGAAGGAATCAAAGTATAAGATGTTTCAGTACCCTGACCATTACGCTTTAACTTCCATGTGATATTTGAAATGCTACCTGTTTCAAGAGCATACTCACGAATTGTGTTAAAGGCAGATTGCTTGCTTACACCCATAGACCAAATGGCGACATAAGGCTTGTCCTCAATACCATCATCTACAAGTACATTACAATAAAAACGAAGACGACCACGCCATCCGCTATTGCCCTTTGGATCTTTTCGATACATCTCTTCAGCCCAGTCACGGCCTTCAGTATCCATGGTGTCTACTGCCTTACGCTTATAGTCCTTTGGATTTGTGTGTTCCTTGACAACTAGTGCAAGGCCACGCTTTTCTTCATAGTGTGCAGAATCTTCGTCCAACTCTTCAATGAAACGAACCTTTACTGCCTGTCCATCAGCCAATTTTAGCCAACGTACCTTTGGTGAGTCTTCTTTTGGTTTGTCGAGCAGGGCATTGATATTTTTTAGTCCCTTAATAACGCTCATAGTTTTCTCCTTATCTATTTTATACTTAAGTATACTAAAGAATTACTTGTTTGTCAAGTAGACTTTAGAATTTGCATTTTACTTAATACTGTATTTCTAAAAATATCGTATTCAGTCTTAGCAATATCTAGTGTATCAGACATCATTAATTCTGTCAATGCCTGCTCTTCATTGATTAGCCCAAGACCAACCATATTCCATTTTGCAAGAGGTATTCCGTAGGATCCTATAACTCCATCATATATTGCTATAGTGGGGATTCTATACTGACAAACATTAACTATCTCTTTTACAGTATCTGTTGCAAGATTGTTATGATATATATTTTGCCAAAATTCTGAATCATTTCTTTTGCCTTGATAGTGCAAAGAAATAAAATCAATACTTGTTTCGTTTAGTCTTGATATTAACTTATTGTACATCTGTTGACTTAGTTCATTGTTAATTGACTGAAGATGACCATTAAAAAAGTGATTGACAAAAACATGCAACTGAGCAATAGTATTATGAATTGATGTAGCCTCTAATGGCTCTAAAAATGAAGAGGCAAGTCCTAAAGACAAAACATTTTTATTCCATGATTTTTCGAAATATCCAGTGTCGAACCTAATAATTTTAATTGGCTCTACCTCATGTCCAATTTTCTCTTCTAATTCAAGTTTAGCATCATCATCAGATATAAAGTTATTATCATATATATATCCCATACCTCTGCGTGTTTTTAGTGGAATATCAAACATCCAGCCAGAACTTAAAGCGGTTGCCCCAGTTTCTGGAATAAAATTATTATTATCAGCATATGGTTCAATAAACGGCATTGCGGAATTAACTGTTAAAATATCTGAAACTGATTTCCACTTTGCATCTGTTTCGCTAATTAATACACGCCTAAAACCAGTGCAATCTATAAAAAGATCGCCTTCAATGGTTTGGTCGTTATCTAGGAATAAAGATTCAATCCTGCCATCTGCACCTATATTAACCTTTAATATTTTTGCATCTATGACAGAAACATTCTTTCCTATCGTATGTTCTTTAAAAAACTTGCCAACTTTGTGGCCGTCAAAATGTAATCCATTGCCTCTATCGAATTGGTTATTTTCATAACGAATTCCAAGTCTAGAGGCGAGATGAATTTTAGATGGACCATACTTATGTAGTACATAGTTAAAAATATAATCTATATTTTTTTGTGTTGTAGGACTTAGGTCAATAGGAGCAAAATAAGATTCATTTTTACCAGCCCAATTTGTATGTCTAATCCCCATCTTTGTAGTTGCATCTGTGCTATTAATAAAATCCTGAATAGGTATTTTTTTATTAAAAAATCCACCATCCAATAATTCAAACAAAGATCCAGCAGCAGCCTCTCCTGCACCGACAATGCCTATCTGAGAAGATTCAATGACTGTAATGTTATGCATATTTGGTTGAGCATTATTAATAAAATAAGCAGCAATCCAACCAGCCGTACCTCCGCCTGCAATAATTATATTCATAGTTTATATGCTAAACTAATTAGCCTTACTCCTATCATAGCCAAACTTATTAATTTCTTCTGCTGAAGGTAGCCATGTTTCTGAATTTTCTTCTACTCCATGCCCCTCAACAATTCTATTAAAAAGATTAAATGCTGCACAAACTGTTATTGCATCTTTTAATTCATCTTCAGAATATCCAGCATTATAAACACGAGAAACATCCTCTTGGCTAAGTTCAGATGGCTCTAGTGTTAATTTTTTAACATAGTCTAATATTGGAGCCAACTTTAAATCTTGATAGTCTTGATTGATTATCTTATCTATCTGACTTTCATCTGCCCCTACAGAAATAGCAAAAATTCGGTGTGATCCAGTACAGAACTTACATTTATTTAAACTGGATGTAAACGTAGCAATTATTTCTCTATCTGTAGAACTTAAAAAAGAGTCTTCCCTTAAAATGTTTTGTGCAAATGAAAGTAGCGGCATAAATCTTTTTGGATTTTGCATGAAAACATTTATAATTGTATGACCACTTGGAACTGATTCTAATAACATATTATTGTAAAAGAGACATTATGCTTTTATCAAAAGAGTAATCAAGCATTTTTATCTCTTCATCCTCCATTTCTCCTATGTCCTTATATCTTTTATCTAAAGCAATAAATGTAATGCTAGATCCAAATCTGGATAATAATTTATCTTTCATGTTGTCTCCAGCATCATCGTTATCTGCTATAACCATTATATCAGTAAAATATTTTTTCAATAAGTCGACCTGCTTTGTGGAAATATTTGCCCCTAATGTTGCGACTGCTGGCATTCCGACCTGATCAAGCCTAATGGCATCAAAAGATGATTCTACAACATAGACACGGCTTGCTGTTTTTATTCTATTTAAATTAAATAGTAGTTTTGACTTTGGGAGACCTGGGGTATTTTTAAAATCTTTACCCTCTATAGATCTAGCAACAAAGCCAACGCAGAGGTTCTCATGATTGTGAACTGGAATAGTTACCATATCTTGAGACAACGAATATCCCAATTTAAATTTTACTATAGACTCTTTGGTTAATTTTCTTTTATTAAAATATTCAATAGCACGATTATCCGACAATGCCTGGCTATTAAGTTTATCTATAAGAGAGTGGTCAAACTCCTTCCACTCTTCTTTATCTATTAATTTTTGAGTAACGTCAGATAAAATATCTGTTTCTATTTCTTTACTCTTAATAAATCTAACAGACTCGAAATAGGTTCTATTTGAACAATGCATAACTAACTCTACTAAATCTGCAACCTTGCTGCAAGAAAAACAAAAGAAAAGCCCACTAAATTTATTTATTTCTCCTGCTGGAGTTCTATGGTTAGCATGAAAAGGACAAAAGACAATATATTCAGACTCAGCCTCTTTTTCTATATTTAAGCCAGATCCTGCGAGTACTCTTTTAATTTGGTTGGCTGTGTATATATTGGCTTGGCTCCGTCTATTCCTAGTATCCATTCGCTCTTTTTTCTCCCGACATATATTCCGTATACGCTTAATTTAAATTCAAAATAGTTTTTGGCTTCGTTATATGATAATGTAAATTGTGGGTCAATGTCAAATCGTGGAGCATATCCTGATAACCGCATCTCTGATACGAGTAACCTGATATATTCCTGCTGTAATCTGTATATAGCAGAGTCATCATTGATTACTCCATCTAAGGCAAACCTTTTTATTGGCTTGTGCTGATATGTCTCCATGGGACATATTATACTGACTTATCTTCATAATCCTTATATCTATAGTATCCCTTGTCAAAATCAGCCTGAACCAAGAATTCTCCCATAAAACCGTTACGATTCTTGCGGAATACACATTCAATAATATCGCTATTATTTCCTCTACCCAGCGCAAGTACCCAGTCCGCATCATAAGCAATCTGACGAGACCATGCAGTTTGACCAAGGGTTGGCACGGTTTCAAGTTTAGTAACATCATCAGGGGTAGCAGATGAGATAGCAATAATTGGCACCTCTTCTGCAATTGCCATTAGTTTTAATTCACGAGAAAGGTTCTTCATGCGAATAGTTTCATTGTCAGACTTTTGATTAGGGGACATCAATTGTAAATAGTCAACAATAACAAAATCTGGCTTGTATTGATCAATCTTTCCACGCAATACTAATGGTGTAATATCACCACCAGTGTCGTTTGAGATAATATGAAATTCTGGCTTACCACTAACGTGTTTAGTGTGCCAAGACTTTAGCATATCCATCTCAACCTGGCCAGCGCTTAACCTTCTATGGGACCATACTCCCTCTCCCATAATTGCAAATACACGGTTACGAACTTCAACCTCAGACATTTCAAGGCTTATGATCATTGGGCTACGACCCTGTTTCCAAGCCTGTACAGCAAAATAGAGAGACAGCCATGACTTTCCTATGCCTGGATATGCAAGGAAGACTCCTAACTGCCCTGGCATGATCCCAGAGGGTAGGTAGTTATCGAATCCTGGGAGGCCAGTCTTGATTCCTAGTGCTCCAGCCTCTTGTTGTTTTTTAAGGTTTTCAAAATATGCAACAGCAGAATCTAAATCTGTCACATCAATATCACGAATTGCTGCTGTATTTTTTCTAAGTTCTGCCGTCTTAGTAATTAGAGACTCTAGAGCATCTAGACCCTGTCCACCCTGAACATCTGTTGCTGCAGATCTAATAATATCTTTTAGACTATTGGTTAAATATTCTGCCTGTAATTCTTCAAGATGATGCTTAGTTGCACCAACTCCGCCTATGGGTTCAAAATCTCTAAACTTCTCTACAACTAATTCTGTTGGTGGAACAGTAGCATTTGCCTCATAATATTTTCTAATAAACTGCCAGACATCGACATGAGTAGTTAAAATATTTTCTACATTGGCCTGAAGCAATACATGAGCCTGCTTATCTTTTAGCACGGCTGAGATTAATTTTGATTCTGTATTATTCACTCAACCACTCCTTAGCCTTTTGTCTGCGTTCTGATCGTTCTTTTATGTCTTTAGCATATTGCTCTTTTGCTTCCAGTATATCATGTGCCACATATGCAAAATGATTCCATGTTGGATTTTCCGTAACCTCAAAATAATATTCAAGAAGTTCGTAGCAAAGATCCATGCCGTAAGACTCGATGAGTGCATCAGCAGACCACTGTTCAATCCACTTATTATATTGTGGCTTCTGTCCTAGTTTAAACTGATAGTGTTTATCAAACCTACTCAACAGAGCCAATCGCTTCTGTTTGTCTGTCACACTAATTGCTTTCTTCTAGTTCAGCCTTTGCTTCTGAGATTTTTGCTGCGAGTTTATCTTCAACAAACTTATAAACACGCTCAAATGCTTGATCTGTATTCTCGCCATCACGCTTAGAGTCTACAACCCCAAGGTCAAGCCTTAAAGATTGAAAGTTTCCAAGATTTAGTGTATATCCAAGCGTTACTGATACTTTCGTATCTTCCATTTTCATACCCTTCTGTTAAATTGATTCTGACCAAATAGGAATAAATCGTCCATCTTCAGTCTTTGTATATGTAAGTATACCATCGCCCATTCTGCGTGTCAACTCAGCCTTTGTGGGCGTAATATCATTTGTTATTAAATTATCTTTTCTCGGTCTACCAATATGGTATGTAGCCAGTATATCACGGATCTCTCTAACTTGCGACTCCGAATAATAACTTCTTACTTGCCACCCTCTTGCGCCACCTTTTTGTGAGCCTGTTGGAAACGGAATAATTCCACGTTTCATTAATGAAGGCATATATTTTTTATGACGATTAACTAAATCAGCAGTTTCTCCGACAGTATACGCTCTTTCTCTTTTATTTTTAAAATCGCTGATTAGACAACTTTCTACCCTATCTTTGGTTATATTATAAATTGACATAATGCCATTTGATCTGTTATAATGAACCACCCTTATGAGATCATTATTTAAAAACCATACCTTTTTATTACCTGAAATTATAGGGGCGCTGTTGTAGTCTTCGCTCGTTCTATTTCCTTTTTTAGTAGCCATCTTCCTTCCTCCGAATCAGATGGTGGATGAAAAAAACGTCTTGATCCACATATAAAACAATATATTTCTAAATGAGATATGGAACTGTAGACTCTGTCTATCATCATATTTCGTAAACACTTTTTGCATTTTATCATTAATTAGGTATGCCGACGATAATTAAATTAACGCCGATAGAAACATCTCCAGTAGAATTAAAATTAACTACACCATCAACTCTTGAAGTAGTGATAGATTTAATTACAACGTGAACATTTCGTCCTGCCTCAGTTCCACCTATATTGACTGGGGTTGCTGTAACTATTGGAGGATACTTAAACTCTGGTTTAAATGGATATGAAAATGGATGCTGACTTCCTACACTTTGATTTCCACTTTTTACAACATCAACGTATCCAGCAATAACTCTTGTTTCAGAAATCTTAGCACTTTGAGATGTGAAGTTTGGAACATCTACTGTAACATACTTATAGATTGCTGGAGACACTTGAACAGAAAGATCATTAATTGACCTAACGATTTGATCTATATACGCAACGTCTATTGGTTGCCCTGGTTCTGGTGATGGTATTTTTGCCATAATTTCTCCTATCTAATTATACCAGATCGCCTTCGTTTTCAAATAAAATGGCATCTGCAAATCTTTCTAATGGGATAGTTTTTGCTTGAACAGCAACATGAACATATGTTCTTTCTGAGTTATATACAATAGAGTAGTTTGTTTGTGAAGTTTTACCATAATATTGCCATCCAGCATTATTCCATTTAACATAAATAAAATATTCTTCCATATTATTCTGTGGTTCCCAGGTAAGGTTAATTATCCTATTTGCAGTATCTATAACCATACTATTTAAAATTTCTGACGGAGTATCTTCGGTTACTATTTTATATGCTGGGGACCAATGAGACGTTCTATTTTTATCTTCTGATATAAGTCTATATCTAAGTATATATTTTCTGTTTTCTCCAAAGAATCCAGGAAGTTTGGCTTTAGGAATAATTACTTTTTTAATGCCTTGATCTGGTGTTGGCATTATTGCACATCCATTGCAAATCTAAACTCAACATAATTACTTGTGTTCGCAGCCTTGACTACTGTTTCAGCATTTGTATTTTTTAAAACAGTATATCCAGTCAAACCATATACTGGATTAGTTGTTGATATATTTTCAAACCTAACGGCATCAAGACCTATATAAAAATCAGATGATGCAACATTATTTTTAATTACTGTAGTGTAAAATTTAATAATACTGACATTATTCCAAGTGAATCCAGTACTCTTATAAAGTTCTTGTAATTGTTTTGTAATTACATAATATCGATTTTCTGAAAAATCATAATCGTCAGCAGACATCACAATTTCAAATCTAGCCCACTGACCATTTCCTGGTGAGTCACTTTCTGCAAATTCTAAAAGTATTCTTACCTCATCTGGAATAATTGATGGATCTGGATCTTTATTGATGATACAAAATGCTAACTTAACCTCATCTGTTGGTGCATTTTTATTAAAATCTAGTGAAGTTCCAAGTAGATGAATGTGGTTTGACCCTGTAGAAAAATCTAAATGATCGCCAGACACTGACAGATTAGAAAGATCTCCTCTTAGCATTACTACGTTATTATAAAACCTTGCTCTTTCATATCTAGCAATTCTATCAGAGTTAGTAAAAAGTCGATTGTCTGAATTGGTCTGAAAAGCCTTATATGTTTGATTTATAATATTGTCATTGTTTGAGCCATCTAATGGTTCATAAACAATTGGTAACTCTGTTGCAGTGCTCTCATTATGATATTCCCAGTTTTCATTTACTGTAAATGCAAAAAGAGATCTACTATCATAAGCACCAGCAGATGGATTTGCGCCTGCTGAGTAAATTCCAACCTCGGTTATTTCGTATCTTTCGTCTGTTGGCAATTCTGCCGTTAAAACTATCTTATTGCTTCCATTTTCATTTACATACCCTCTTGACGTAATTGGAACACGAAACATTTCAAAATCTAATGACTGTTTGGCAAAATAAGCAGCGAGTTCGGCCTCTGTAAAGTTATGGTTAGACGGTAGTGGCTTTGCTCCACAGCCTATGGCAAGATAAGACGCATATGCTGGCGCCTGCCCTATAAGATACTTTGCCAATATACCTTTGCCTATATTTGTAATCATTGATTCACCTCATATATTGTATCATCAAGTATCGAGCCATCTGCGACTATTGATACCTCTACCTGCTCATCTCTTGCCAAATTAACAACATTTATTACTAAATCTCCAGTGACTGGGTCAATATAAACTATAGCCCCCTCTGGCCCAGTCCCATACTCTGGTACCTTGGTAGAAAAATTAATTGGAAATTTTTTAAAATAATTATAATCTACATCTTGTAATGCTAAAATATTTTGGGGATTATATTGAAAGTATAAGTTTGTTAGATTTTTAATTGGCTGATACACAACATTTTGTCCATTTATAATATCAGACCTTAATATGTTAACTAACTCCTGACCACCTATATTTTCAAATATAAGGTCTGTCATTATTTCTATTGGAGTGGATTCGTCATCAAATAGTATAATATCTGGAGTTGCTGGCTTAATTGCAGAAGTTGCAGATCCTGACTGTGATGCAGTTCCTTGTGGCAAACTTGGAGTACTATTAACTGACATTACTATACCTCACTCAAATAGAGAACCATCTCTGGTCCCTGATATTTTTTATTATAGTCTATATGATAGACCACAAACCTTTTATCGCTTGATGCAATTATATCATTACCAAGGTCGTCCTTATAATTAATGTTTACAACATCACCCAACTGAATCATTGGATTAGCAAAAATTCTAACCCCCACGTTTTTCCTTGGTCTTAATATCTTATTGGTCATCCAAGCCATTAAATCATTAGCATCATCGTTAGATTGAACATATGGAGTCTCTAATGAAAATTCTTTTTTACCATATGTTAATCTGCTTGTTTTTATTTTATCATAATCAAGTGCAGCACGAATCGGAGATATTATGGTTCCGCTTTTGCTTAATTCTGGATCAGAAAAATTAGCATTTTTTGCAAAATAGGCATCAACTGTTAACTGATTAGTTGATTCTTGCGTAAAGGTAATTCCTTGAATTCTTAAATAATTTCCACTAGTTTCGTCTAAATTTAAAGATGTATCGGTAGCATTAAATACTAAAAATTCTGCCCCATATGAGCCTGCCCTAAATCCAGAAACTGTGTATCCTTTTATTCTATTGAAGGTTGGAGATAATTGAGCATATAATGCTGGATATGCCTTATCATATTTAACCTTTAAATAAGCCGCTTCTCTCATTATTGTACCAAATTCATCAAAATAAATATTAAAAGATGGTGGCTGTCCTGGATTAATTCCTGATAGATAGGTTGACTGAACCATGCCAGACATTGCATACTTTCTAAATGATTCATTTGCTGTTATGTGGTCATCGCCAAAGGCTGCTGATACTGGTGTTTCTAAAGAAAAAGAAGTATTTTGGCTATAGTTATTTGCCAATGCGTAAATATTTTCAAACATACACCTTGACCCACCACGAACAAAAAGAGCAACATTGTTATAAACAGGCAAAGGAGAAGAGTCATCAATAACCTTAACAAGATTATTATTAATATACAGATAAAACCTTCTCGTGCTTCCAATATCCTGATACTCTACGGCAAGATCATATACAGTTGGATTTTGTTCCCCCATCATTCTTGCCTGACCAGTAAATTTGCCGTCATCAACAATTATGTTGCTGAGTCCTCCCCACAGTTTAATAGGGATTGCCTTGCCCTCTGAGTTTGCATAAACTTTATAAAAAATAACATTGTGCAAATTATCTATGTCTGCCGAATATTCACTAACATTTTTTTCAGTTAGTGCAACAATTTCAAAATAATATCCTACGTTAGTACTCGGATTAAGCATCACTGCAATACCGCCAGACCCTCCAGCAATATTTAATTGTTGGTTAGGCTGAGTTCCTGGTAATACATAATAAGGGGTAGCATTTATTGGGGTCTGCTCTTTTGTCTCACTAACCTCAATTTTGCCTATAACTCTCATCCTTGTTCCAAAATGCTTATACTTATTGTTAAGTGGCTTATATTGATATGAAACAAAGTTTAATGGTGCCTCTGTAGTACTAAATGATGGTCCAGCCATAACTAATGCTGAAGATTGAACTGATCCAGCCTGTGTCGATTTATTTGTATTATTTTGTGACTCATTTAAATATGAATATGACAAAAAGTTTTTAATAATACTACTTCTAGTATTATCTTTTGCTTTTGTGTTATTTGCTCCAGCAACCCCCGTTGTCAAAGACTTTGACGCAATAGCAGAATTATCTAAAATATCTCCATTAGTCAAACCAAATAAATGCTTACTTTCCATATTAACACCACGAACAAAAGAGTCGCTCTTCCATTCATTGGATAAGCCAGCGCTGTGCTCAACAATCTCTGTGCCAAATTGTCCACGACCATGTGTTGTAACTGGTCCATTTTTCATTACAGTTATACCGTTAATGTCTTCATACTTTGGCTCCGCATATATACGAACAAGACCTGTTGGATAAATCTTTCCATTAAACACTAATTTTGACATATAGTCTTGGTACTCTTGGTTACTACTAATCCAGACATTCCCTACCGCCCCAACAGTTTGCGTTGTGTAGGATATGGTACCATTTAATTCTTCTTTAATAATATTTTTTTCTGCTCCAGGTATATTATACTGAACGGCATCAAATTTAATTATTTCACCATTTGCGTAAAGATATCCGTTATATCTTCCAAGCCAATATACTGCTTCGCCCAAGTCTATTACATTGTTAGTTAGTCTATTTCCAACTACCTCTGGAACTGCAGAGGTTAAATTTGAGTTTAGCGGAATCGCCGCTAAGTTATATGATGATTGATCACTTACCTCATTATTGATTGATCTTATATTCTGATCTCCAGAAACTTCCCATAGAAGGGCTGGTTTATATATCCAATTTTTTGCAGCGACCTCATTATCTATCATTGAGGCTTGCTTAATGCTTCCGTATGATCTTTGGATATATCTTGTGCTATAGTTAATTACCCCATCATTATATACATTCCTATCCTCAGATGAAATGTCTACAATGTTAGTCAAAGAAATATTTTTATTTTTATTCTCAATAACTCCAGAGTCTATAAAGTCGTCAGAACCACGCAAAGTTATGTCTATATCTCTTTGTGATACATCTGGCAACATATAATTTTTACTCATCATAACAAAATTATTATATTCATCAAAAAACATAGCAGTTTGACTAGAAATTGCTAAATCATTTAGTATTTCTGCAACTGTTTTGTCTGGTGGTATATAGAAAAAAGGAATAATTAACTCTTTTTCTCCATTGATCCGCTTAAAAACATAATTAGAAAAGCCTACAGAATCTAACAACAAAGAGATAGCATAACTCAAAGAAACATTGGTCACTAACATTTCTGGTGCCTTTAATGATTCAAAATAAAAGTATAAATCTCTAAGGGTTAAATCTACTTTCCTGTCAGAATGAGAATATGAGGGAAATCCTTCTGAATACATGGTTTTGATGGGTACAAAGTAATCATAACCATCTACATTAACAACAACATCATAAAACTTAATCTGGATGTTTTGAGAGGTATAAGGACTAATTATGCTATTAGTATTATTTTCATTAAATGAATTATTATAATCAAATATATTAATAGTACCAGTTGATGCCAGTAATTGTCCAACTGGCAAGCCACTTGCCCCTAAATCAGAGGCAGTCTTTGATACATCGAAACCAACCACAGTATCTGTAATATCGGCAGAAAGTCTTGGAGAAAGTTCAATAAGATCGAAAGTAGAGTCTACTTTGTTCATTGTATCGACTACAATTCTTAGCCCTTTTATATATTCAAATTCACGGAATATAGATCTTCCATCTGAATCAGATATAAATTTAAATGGGTCTACAAAATTTGTAACAAAATTTGTTAGTCTATCTACTGTTTCTTCTTCTAAAAGCCACCCATATTCTGGCGTAAAAGTTTCCCATGCGCTATTAAACCATATATGATAAACGCCAAGATCTTCTTCATTTTCCTTAATTAAATATGCATATCCGTTTATTGATTTTTCTGGCAGAAAATCTTCATGTGTATATTCTTCAGCACGAACAAAATAATCACGATACTTTTCAGGAACCTTTAGCCCATAAGATAGTTCTACATATCCGTCACTTTTAATAATCGGTGTACCATTTCTTCTTCTACTGCCAGAATTAAAACTAATAATATCCACCCAATTATTATTTTGTAGAGATTGAACTTTCCACTTAACTGGAGTTGTCTTATTTTGCTCTCCATACAAGGGATCTGAAAATGAACCAGAGGAGTTTGAGAAGGGACCCAGGTCAACTGAGCCAACATTTGTTTGCATTTTTATAATGACCCTATTAGATGGTACTGGGTTATCATACACAACAAATGGTGCGGCATCATCTATATACTGCTGCCCGTTCAAAGGCTTGTTTGCTATGCCCCTTAATGTACCACTATCTGTTCTAAAAGATGTCCAATATTTAAAGTTATCATTTTTGTCTGCCATGTAGTATCTGGGGCGATTAGACATGTTTAGATTAGAATGGTGTAGTTTTCTTCCTGGAAAATAAACAGCCTTATTAATTCCAGATCTTGGTCTAAATTTTTTAAAACAATCTTCTAGCGAATACAACATTTTATTTTTTTTATTTTGTGGAAATAAAAACCATGGCTGATCATTGTCTTCTGGACTAACTCCGCCATCTATTATGATATCGGCATCTGTTGCACCAGTATAGAAATTGCCAAGATCATTAACGTCAAAAGTATTTGGAATTATTTTATATTTATCAGATGAGTCTGATGATGGCCTATATCTATAGTTGCCAATTCTGAATATGTTGTTTGCTATATTCATATTCCATTCAGCGATAATGGCGGTTTGAGTTCTTATTGTTGAAGAACTCTCTAAATGTAATTTTAATTCTTCAGCCTGAAACATTATACCTCTTCCAGTGTTACACTTATATTCCAGAAATCAAAATTAGTTCCGCCACGCTTTACAACACTATAATTAAAATCAGAAAAATACATTTGTATTAATTGATTGTATTGTGGTAAATGTGCATATGGATTAGAGTCTTTATTAAAATTAGAATATTTATCATATGCAAGATATACCCAAAAAGGGCCTTGGTGATTTTCATACCAATCTAATATCTCAACTCCTCCTGCTCCACCATCTGTAGTGTATTGCAAATCAGCCCCCGTTGGGCTACCATATCCATTATGTGGAGAAATTCCAGTAGTTGCATTGAAATCTGGAGATGTAAAATATGATCTTGAAGGAAGCATATTCCAAGATGTATTAATAGTTAATTTATCTGCAACATGATATGATCTCATACGACCATTAATCATTCTTTCTCTTGTTTCTATTCTTGTTGGGGTAAAGTCAATAGAACTCCTGTTATCATCTGATAATATTAAAAATTGATCATAAACAGACTGATCAGATTCAGAACCTGGATCTTGACCTATCTCTAGCCCATTTGGTACATAAACACCGTTAATTAGGGTACCAGAATTCTCAGACCAAAGCATTGCCTGCGGTCTTTGATACTTTTTCCTACCAGACATGTATTGAGATGTTGCCATTATATACGTGCTCCCCTAAGTTTCTTTGAATCTACCTGTTTAATCTGTGTCATTACTGCTCTAGCAATTTCATCAGGATTAGCATCAGACTTAACATTTACGTTAATACTATAATTATACACTGAGTCGCCTGACATTTCTCCGCCATTTATTGCCTTCATAGTGTCTAGCCCATACTTTTCAACCGCATATCTGCTCATAACGAATTCACCTGGCGTCAACATTGCTGGAACAATATCACTACCTAATGGCCTTCCACCATTTGCAAAGTATTTTGCCTTAACTATTCCACCAGTTGACATGAAGGTAAGTCCAAAGTCTCCTCCGCCTCCGCCAGAGTTGTTTCCAGTTGATCCGCTATTTCCATTATTACCACCGTTATTGCCACCGTTATTGCCACCAGTATTCCCACTGCTGGTATAAACAGTATGAACATATTGTGTAATATTTTCAGTAATGTTTCTAATTTCATTAATGATATGTGTAGTTGTTACACTTTCTGGTATAGAATTGATGGTAGTTAAAATACTCTGCCAAGATGCGTCTGCTGCGGCTGCTGAATCTTCGGCTGCAGCCAAAGCAATTGCATAATCTTGTGCCAAAGCCTCTACGTCAATTAACTTAGTTATCGTCTCTTCCCACTTTTCAAGAGTCATTCCTGTGCTATCATCTAATGCAATCGCCTCATCAACTATTGATTGCAAGTATGTTTCTTGCGACTCCAACTCTAAGTCTTGTTTTTCTAGTGTAGCCAAAATCTTATTTTGATCTTCTAATTCTATTTTAATCTTATCAACTAATGCTTGTGCATCAGCAATTGCTTTTTCATTTAAAACTCTGGCTTTGTCAAGTTCTACTACTCTTTCTTTTTCTAGTCTAGTTATTTCTGCTTGAGCAGCCTGTAGTTGTTGCTCTAATAACAAACGTGCTGGATCATTTTCTAATCTATATATCTCTTGAGTTATTTGGAATTGACGTTCAGATATTTGCTCTCTTGTCATTCCAGATTCTGCGCCACGAAGTGCACCTAACTCTCTTTGTCTAGCCTGATCAAGCCCAGACATTTGAGCATTAAGCATAGACTCCGATGAACTTGCTCTCATTTCTTGTGCTGCACGGGCAGCAGCAGCAATATCGCCTTGAGACAGGGCATCTGCTAAATCTAATTGCTGTCTTTGGCTATTTGCAATATCTTGATTTATATCACTAACCTTTTGCAAAGCCTCAATTTGCTTGTCATATTTGGTATTAATTTTTTCTGCTAAATTATCCATAATGGCAAGATCATTACTTAACTTACCACTTTCTTTATTTAGTACAGTAATCTTATCATCAAATTGAGTTTTTATTTGCTCTTCTATAGAATCAATCTTATCTTTTTGAGTTTCAATTAATCCATCATATTTGGTATCGACAGCATCTAATGCCTTTTCTAAATTATCTTGAGCCTTTGATAAGTCGTCCTGTGCTGAGGAATATCTTGACTGAATATCTCTTGTCTTTAACTGAACAGCCTGCATTCTTCTTGCGAGTTCTTCTCTTTGCTTTTGAACTCCAGAAAGTGTCTGACCAGCAATATTAGTTGGGACTCCTGGGCCACCAGCAGAAGTAGCAAATCGTGCATTAACTTTTGCTTGCGCTAATTTGCCTACCTGAGTTATATTTCCAGTTAGAGGATTTTTTACAGTTTGAGCACCAAGTTCTCCAACTGTTAAGTTTGAGTATATGCTGCGTTTTGCAGAGAGAACTCTTTCTGCTGCTTCTTTTCCAGCCTGTGCCTTTTCTGCAAGATTTTTTTGCACATAGTCTATCACTATCTTAATATCAGAATTTGCCTTAATAGCATTAAGTCCATCTACAATCTCTTTAAGTCTATCTCTTGCCCCCTCTGCACCACTTTCATAATCTTCCATGGCAGCAATTGCTCCTGATAGTTGCTCTGGATCTCCTATCAAACTAGTTAATGCTCCAGATGAAAGGGTCATTCCTTCTTTAGACATTTTTTCAAAAAACTTTACAACATCTGGTATTTGTTTAATGTTTGCTTGTTGTTGTAAAGCATCTCGTCCGTTTGAGATTAACCCATTAATTCTTTGTCTAATTGAAACCTGCTTTGTTAATTCTGCATTTGTTGTTAATTCTTCCTTAGTTATTTGTCCTATTGCAATTTGCTGAGTCATATACTCATCTTCAAGAATTCTCTGAATTGTTAAATTATCATATCCAGCAGCAACTAACTTTCTATATGCTTGTTCTTGATATTTAATATTATCCAGTGTTCTTTGTTGTGCAACATTAAAGTCTCCAACTATTGCAGCATCAAGTCCTTTTTCATATTTCTTAGCCTGAGAACTTAGAACAGTTTGTCCAACTTTAATGCCTTTTTCTTTTTTACCAGTAAACGGATTAACATTTTTCTTTGTAGCAGTTTTAACATACTTAGCCTGCTCTTTTGGATCCATGCCAGTAACCCAGTCTATGAATTGTCTATTCATATTCATACCCATTAATTGCTGCTCTATACCCATAAATTTATTTTTTACTGACTTAGAGCCTGATTTTGCTAATGCCTTATTTAATTCGCCAAGTCCTCCAGCAGCATTTATTGCTGCATTTCTAACATTCTTTAATCTTGTAAGCAACCATTCATATGGATCTTCTTTTTTGCCTCCACCACCGTCATCGTCTGTTATTTTAGATTCTGCTGATGCAATATCTTGGTTAACCTGCTGCATAGTTCTTGCTCCAGCAAGTTGCTGCCTTACAGATTCTCTGGCTCCTTCAGTTGAGTAATATCTTTGAACCGTGTCACCGCCACCTGCTGCTGCTACCCTCTTTTTAATTTCAGCATCTACGTCACCCTCTGTAATAGTCTTATATACAGTTACATATTCTTGTAGCACAGTCTTTTTAGTTTCATCTGGTAGATTTTCCCATTGATCCCATAATGGCAGAATTCCGTCTAAAGATACGCCACCAACCTCTTTCATTTGAATTAGGGCTGTTTTTGTAATAGGGGTTTCAATTTGCTCAACAGCCTCTAAAGATTTTGTCAAATCATTAAGTTTAGCAAGAGGATCAATCTCATTTCCATCTGCATCTTTATTAGAGAAAAATGTGTCAATGTTTATTTCTTTTCCAGCCATTTTTTGTACCAATGCTATGGCTGATGCTGTCTTGTCAAATTCTTTAGGATCTTTACTCATAACATCAACTAAAACTTTTTTGGCTACTTCATTTTCAACTCCACCCAAACCATTGATTAATTGTGTGACCGACCCTGGATCATGTTTAGTTAATGCAAGATCTAAAGTTGTTTCTAGACCTTCTTCATCATCTCCAAAAATTTCAATTATTCTTTGTCCACTTTCTACCCCAAGATCGCCTGCAGCAACTATTGTTTTAATCTTTACTTCTAGTTCTTCTGACTTTAGTCCTGCCGATTTATCTAAAAATGAATCAAGAAAAGGATTGCCCTCATATTTAGTTTTTACTTGTGCATTTAGAGAATCAAAAAATGCATTCTTTAAAGAAGAATTTTGACTTGCAATATTATATGTTTTAAGTTGATCATCTAAAATTTCTTTATTTTTTGCCCTGAGTGCCTCTAGCCCAGATTGCCTTCTTTTTTCTACATTCTCTATTTCATCATCAATTTTCTTTTGTTTTGCCTTATCTGTAGTTGCTGCCTTTTGTGCCTGCAACTTTTTAAGTTCAGTATCATACTGCTTAGATAATGAATCTTGTTGAGCCAAATTTAATTCAAGATTTTGAGTATTAATTGCTGCTAGTTGAGAAGACATTTTATCATAGTCTGTCTCAACAAACATATCTGTAATCCACGCCCATGAATCTTCATTGATGCCACTCTTAGCAAATTCTTCCATCAAATTCTTATTTCCAGATTGTGCAAGATCCATTTGTGCCTGAACCAAGTTCATTCTAACTGTTAAAGGATCTGTAATTAAATTCTGCCCTTCTGGACCAATAAGGTCTAATAGTTGGCCACTAATTTGAGAAATTAGTGTTGTATTATTTAGTTCAATTCCAATTTGTGACGCAACACTATGTGCTTGCTCTGCAGTCATAACTCCATCAGACACATATGCTGCTAACTGTACCGATATTGCTTTAACAGCATCTATACCGCCCAAAGTTAGATTCTTTTTAAACCCTTCAAAAACTGATTTTCCTACTTCGCTTTCTATAAATGTTTCGCCAAATTGCTCTTTTCCTCTTTCAAAACCAGTGGTATACCTATCCGCAGCAGAGGTTTGTCTCTTTCTAGAATATATTTCGCTGGCCCCGACCTTATTTGTAAGTTGTCCAACCTGAGACATTTTTTCAGTTGTAGCGGTTATAGAATCAACATATTTAGATTGAGACTCTGCTGCTTTTTGTGCTGCCTTATCTGCTAAATAAAATGCTCCAGCAGCAGCAGTTACACCAGTGACGGCCCATCCAACTGGCCCCATGCCAGCAAGCATTGGAGCCATACCAGCCACTGCTGAAGCCCCCATAAGCCCCATACCCATTCCAGCATTGCCAGACATCATTGCAGCCATACCAGCAGTTCCTAGGGCCATTGAGGCCCCTCCAGAGAACCTTCCTACCTTTTCTTGCCTGATTGCTTTACGCTCTGCTCTTTCTTGTTTTGCTTTTTGCTTTTCGCTAATCTGTTTTGTTTGACGATTACGTATTTCTTCCCTGTCTAATTGAGCCTTCTTTCGTGCATTAGCAGCAGCCAATTCTTCTTGTATTTTTACTTGTCTAAATCTTTTTAGAGCATCTCTAATTTGTTGCTCTGTAAATTTATTTTGAGATCTCAACAGTCTTTGTTGATCCTGAACAGCCTTCTGTACACGACCTTGAGCATTTTTACTAAGTCTAGGATCTCCACCTTCCCTGCCAGGCATGACAAAAGGAGTTCTTCCTGCAAATGCACGGGCCTGTCCTGCAGTAGCAACTCTTCTTGTAGCAGTTTCTGTAACTACTCTTCTATCATTTGTATTACCTGTATCAGCAACAGCGCCTAGAGGCCTACTTCCTGTGTTTGAAATATTTAATTTAGTAATTGCTCCAGTTTTTGTATCAACCATATATTCTTTATTTGGATTAACCAAAACATTTTGAGACTTTGCGGGACCACTTGGCAAATTAAACTTAGGTATCCATTTATCATAATATCTAGTTCCAAGCCTATCATCAATTAATTGTGCCAATGCTCTTGACTGTCTAACCTGTCCTAGGTCTGGGAACTTCTTTGGCTTTCTTGGTTGCTTATTTAAATAATCTTCAGCAATCATATCAAGTTGTGTTGCAGAACGAACAAGCCTAACCTGTGCTTCTGTTGTTGGATGAGTTTGAGTTGACATAAAGTCTGCAGCACTTCTGAATGTTTTAATTTGATCTCTTGTTAATCCTAACGGATTCTTATTTTGGTCGTTCCAATCTAAAATATTTGTGGCTCGTTTTTCAGTATTCATGTAGTTATTTAATAACCTGGCATCAAATAATGCAGTACCCTTAAGCCATTTTTCTGCACCTCTTCCAGATTCACCAGTTTTTGATATATGAGAAAGTTCTGGTCTTAACTGATAGGCAATCTCTTTATCTGTGTATCCAAGAGCCTTCATTGTTTCTTTAACGGATCTTAGTGGGTCAGTCTTTTTCCCTTGTGCAGCATTTTCTTCTTTAAATCTTTTTTCTTCTGCACTTAAAACTTTATACAATAAAGAATCTTTTGGTATAGACTGTTTCCATCCACCACTCTTTTTATCAGTAGGACTCATATCAAATCTAAGTTTTGATACAGTCATTTTTTTAATATTAGAGAATTGACCATCTTTTTCTAAAAGCCCAAGTCTGTATAAAACATTTTTCCTGACTTGCTCGTATGTCTTTCCTGCAGATGCTGGAGTAGTTCCTGCCTCAATAGACTTTTTATCATAATATAATCCATCTTTATATACCATTTCATCTTTAACAAATTTGAGCAAATCATGCTGTGTAACATTATTTATTTTCTTTTTACGTAATAAGTCTGTGATTAAGTCATACTGTTTAGGATTAGAAGTTTTTAATTTTTCTAATTCATCGACTGAGTCTTTTGCCAATCTTTTTACAATTGTATCTATTTGATTTTTAGAAGTTGGATCTGACTTTAATTCTTCAAAATTGCCCAAGGCAAACTTTTTAGTTTGAGCATCTATAACATCTTGATATGTTTTTTTATTTTGACCGACCTCAAGTTTTTTAATTGACTCTCCAGCCTTAGAATGAATTGAGTGTAGTTTTGACCAATCTACCTTTCGTCCATCCTCTAGCCTCTTTATCATATTTTGATAAACTATTTGTTCTGCTGGATTTAAATCAAATTTTGCAATAGTATTTTTTAGTCTAGGAAGGACTCTATCAATTTCCTTAATAATTTCTTCATTATACTGTTTAGGACTCATTTTTGCTGCTATGCCAGATGTCTGTTGTGCAAAAAACTTCTTTGCCCCACCTTTTACGCCAAGGAGATTAATCATTGCCTGCTCTTCCATAGATGGTAGGGCTTTGGCAAAATCTCTAAATCCAGATGCTCTATCAAATACACCAGCAGTACCAACATCTGCCAACACTTTGCCAGACACGTTTGACTGAGATAAGTCTTTGTCTGCTCTTAATGTAGATGCAACTAATTGAGAAATCATATCCTTTTTAGTAAATTTGCCAGTTGCTTCAGCAATTCTTGGGTCGTAAGGAGATTCTAAAACAATTATTTTTCTTTTTCCTGTTGCATCTGTTGGGTCAATCATAGTTTTTATTGACTGTTTTGGAGCAATTAATCCATGTGCCTCTCTTGCTATTTGGGTAGCCCTTAATTCTGCTAAAGCAGTCTTTTCATCCATTGTAGGCTTTACTACTACTAGTTCTCCGTTAGGCTTTCTATATACCCCGCCAACTCCACGGATCGGGAAACTTCTACCAGAGAATGGCTGGATTAATGTTCCAAAGTCTGTTGGTGGCATGGAACCAAATTTGCCAGACTTGACCGTTTTATCTATTTGATCTGCAATCTGTCTTGATTGAGTTACATCTTTAAAACTTTTTGGCATTCCAATATTTATAGCCCCAGATTGCTTTATTGGATGTGCATTTCCCCACGGAAGCCTTCCAGCCATAAATCCTGGAACTTTATCTTGGAATATAGCAGTAATTAGTCCACGATATTTCTTTGCTCTATCGGATGGAATAACTGCTTCTTCTGGTGACAGCATTGCAGGAACAACATCTCCAGCGCCTTTTGGACCTGGAACACTAATAATTCCGTCTTCGTATCCCTTTGGAGACTTTGGAAGTTTGGAAACTGCTCCTGCAGCACCACGCATACCTCCAGCAAAAAGGGCTGGATTTTGTGCAGCCATATTTCGCATCTGAGAACTTAAACTGCTATATGCTGCTGCTAACTGTAAAGCAGCAGACTTTTCAACATTAAATATTTCAACTAATCTTGTATGCGTATTATGCAATGCCTGGCTTGCTGCTTGTTGCTCAAGTTGTTCCTGTGTAACATAATTAAAACCAGCACCCAAGATATTTGTCTGACCATTTAACTTGGCTATGCCTCCACGAATTGTCGCAAATAATTTAATTAAATTTGCCAAACCGTTTGCCAGCAAACCAAAAGTCATGAGAACTATTGGGCCTAAACCAGCAACAACACCAACAATGATCGCTATTACTTTCTTTGTGTTGTCACTTAACTTATTGAATTTTTCAAACAGACTGCCAAAAAATTTAACAATTGGAGTAACTGCTTCAAGAAATGCCTTTCCTAATGGCATAATGTCTTGTTTAAATTGCTCTACAGCAGCCTGGAATTTAACGCCTACTGACTCCTCTACCTTCTTCATTTCTCGCTCAGATAGAATTGCCAACTCTTCTACGGATGCTCCTGCTAAATCAAATGCTCTTGCTGCCTGAGTACCCTCTTTAGTTACGTTTTGGAATAGTGTAGATAAACGAGCAAACTGGAATTTACCAAATAATTGTTCGATTGCACGAGCACGGTTTAATGGATCTAAGGTGTCTAGTGCTCTTGCAAAACCAACCACTGTTGCTTTGATATCACCCTTGTTAGCCTCAACAATTCCTGTAATATTAATACCCATATCTTTGAGCATTGCGCTTGCTTTTTTAGTTGGGTTAATTAATGATGCGAGACCAGACTTTAAAGCGTTTGCACCTTCTGAGGCATTGATACCACCTTCCTTCATTGCTGTAAGGAAAAATGCTAAATCTTCTACAGATCCACCTAGTTGCTTAACTACAGGAGCAGCCTTTGGAATAGCAATAGTTAAATCTTCGATAGAAACAACAGTTTGGTTTTCTACTGCGTTCAAGAAGTTAATTTTTTCTGCAAGTTCTTCAGTTGAAAGACCAAAAGCATTTTGCAATGATATGGTTGTTTCAAGAGCCTGTTGCTGTTCTACCTGACCAAGCACGGCTAATTTTGTTGCAGTCTTAACTTGTTCCTCTAATGCTCTGCCAGAAAAACCTGCTGCTGCTGCGGTGGCAGCCATCTCTACGGTATCTTTTACTGCAACCCCATATTTAGTAAATTCGTCTGCAAGTTTCCTTATATTTTGTACTGCAGCCTCAACCTCAGTATCATTTGTAAAGGCATCACCATAAACACGTCTAAACTTTAATGTAGCCTGCTCTAATTCTCTAAATGCTTTAGAAGCATATCCACCTAACATCATAAGTGGTATAGTGAGACCGACCATTAACTGACGTCCAGCCCACTGAGTATTCTTACCAAAATTTAAAAGTTGAGTAGAACCCTGTTTTAATAACTGATTTAAGAACTGCTGTCTTTGTGCTGCATACTGTATTCTTGTTCCAAGTTCTGTAAATCTTCCATTTGCCATCATCAATGTTCTTGGCATAACACGCATTGCGTCAATAAACCCACCTTGGGCTTTAGACATTTGTATGTACTGCGCCTGTAATGCCTTTACTCTGTCTCTACGAGCACGATTTATAATTTCACGTTCTTGAGCAAAAGCCTTGCCTAGAACTCTTGTATTGGCTGTTGCTGCAGCCATGCTGTATCTATAATATTCACGTAAAGAAAACTTATTTTTTTCTAAGGCGGTTGTAAACGCCATGGTGCTTGAGGCAACTTTTGCTTGACTTACTGCAAATTTACCAGTGGCACCTATTGCTTGAACTAGTTGAGCGTTGAGACCTTTTTGTGCGTTAGCAGCAGCGAGGTTGCCCTCAGCAAGTGATTGATGAAACCTGCTGAGGCCTGCCTGCAACCTACGTAACTGTGCTAATGCGTCGGCAGTATTAAAGTTGATATTAATGTTAGAATTTACATCTGCCAACTCTCAAGACACCTCTTTTATTTTTTATTTACCTAGCGAACTAAGCATTGCTCCTGCATCTGCGTTTTGGATGCCAGATGCTGCATCTACTATTTCATATACAGTTGGAAGATCAAGAAGTTCTTCTAACTGCTCTTTGTCCTCTGCAAGTTCTGGCTTATATTGCTTCATTGCAATTTGTACGCATTCAAGCAGAATATCCATTGACTTATCGTTATCATCGCTTACTGATGCAAGATCAGCAAACTTTACCATAAATGGTCTAAGCAAAGACAACTTCAAAGGTCTGATTGCTATTTCTGTTCCATCTACCAGCGTTACTGTTTTTTTATTGGAAGGCTTTTCGGCCATTATTCCTCCTTAAGGTTAGTGAAATAATTATACCATAGACGGCTATTTATTTTGGGTTAGATCTTCATACTCAAGACCCATACCTATTCCAAACCCTGCTTTTTGTGCATTTACGCCTTGTAGGGCTAATACATCTTTCGCATTTGCTGCCTTGCCCTGACTAAACACTCTTGCTTTCATTTCTTGCCATGCATCCTGTTTGCCACTTGCTTTATCTAAATCTACACCCTGCATTGCTGCCAAAAACTTTTTATTTTGATAATCTAAATCTCTTTTTATTTTTAATGTTGCTGTTAATTCTGGCATAGACATAGAAGATTCTAATTCATCGTAATCTTTCCAAATTCCAAGTAAAAATACTTCTGACTCTAATTCTGCTAAATCCAACTCATCCCAAGAAGACCCACCCTTTTCCGCCTGCTCTTTTACAGGTTCTTCAGATTTATCATTTATTTTTATTCCAGCAGAGTATTCTAATATTTTATATATTGTTGGCATGTCTATATTATCTTCTAATTCTTCTTGTGTTTTTATTTCTGGGCAATACTGTCTCATCATAATTGTAGTGCAAGAACATAAAGCATCTATTGCTTCGCTATCATTTTTTGCAGCCTTAACATTTTGAAATTCTTGCATAAATAACTTAAGATATTTTATTTTTAACGGTGTAATATATAACTCTCTACCATCCATCAAGGTAACAATAGTATTATCATAAATCTGAGTAGGCATAAAACCATTATACCAAACAGAAAAGCCCAGCCAATTAAGACTGGGCTATCTGCTATTAAATTGTATTATAGAGAACGATCTACGATTTTACCGTAGGATGCGTTATCATTTGGTAGCAAACGGAATGAAACTTCAAACATTGTAGCCTCATCACGCTTTGCACCCACTGTTACGCTCTCAATTGAGAGTGCACGATATGCGACGTAGATTCTTTCAATCGAATCTGAGTCAGCACAATCGCCAGTTCCTGGACCAACTGCAACCAAACCACGCTCTACTGGACATTCGCCAATATCGCCTGCTGAAAGATTGAGTGTTGGATTACCAGATACCGTTGTGAGATTTGAATCCTTGCTTGCAAGTGCGAACAAAAGATTTTCCAATGTTGCTTCAGCAAATGTGGTATTTAGGTTAACCTGCATACCTTGCTTGAACAACTTGGCAACGTCAAGAACCTGATCAACCTGTACTTCGCCGAAGTCTGGTTGGAACTGAAGTTCAAGACCGTTCATTGTATAACCAACGTTACGGAAGCCTTCTTCTGTGGAAAGTGTTTCCTTGTAAGAAGTTCCTGCAGTGTACCCTGGTAGAGCACCTGCTTCTGGTAGTGGACCTGCCTCATACGTAAAAAGTGCTGCTGCACCTACGATGATTTGGGTACTATCTCCACGTGTATATGCCATTTAATTCACCTCTTTTTTTCTATAGAAATAAAAGGCGTGTTTCCTCGCTATAATTATACAGGCCTTTTATGAAATTATTGTTCCATTATATTTTAATGGGTCAAGAAATCCCGTATCAGGATTTTTATGGCCCATGGTATGGTAATCAAAATCTATAATTAATTTGTTTCCAGCATAGGTCCTGGCTGTACCAAAATCAATTATATCTCTTGTTTCTTCCAATTGATATATTTTAATATCATGAAAATATATAGGTAAAAATTGTTTATTATCAATTTCAAATAACTTATTCGTGGATAGTTTTCCCTTTATCCAAGAATTAAGTTCTTGTGCTGATTCATCTCCTCGATCTAGAAGGTCCTGAACTCTTTGAGTATGTTCAATTAATAATTCTGGGTCTCCATCTACCTTATAAAAATAATATAGCAATTGTTCACACTTAATATGTGGAAAGGGTCCCCTACGCATTTTAAACATTCTATCAAAAACTGCAAACATTCCGTCTGGGAATGATTCTGTCAAAGAATGTATGTCCGTAGGCATCGTGGGGAAAAATGGCATTGCCTCTCTGCCTGTCATTGGTAATTTTTCTTTTAAATATTCATTTATAAAAATTGGAGGATAAGATATTGTCATAGTGCAACTCCTGCATTTGCTACCCAGCGATATCCTGTCTTAATTCCTACAGATCTACCGCCACGCTTTCCAGCATTTAGATTTTTACTGTAAACTTTTGGATAATTTAAGTAATTTTGTAGTCCACTTGCTCGTAAAAATGATTGTCTAAAATATACATTAAAGAAGTTATTTATTGCATTTTCAAATTGTCCCTGTGTGTTTCCACCTGGATTTTCAACACGAACTTCTCTTGAAGTATAAATTTCTTGACCGTCTATCTCAAATTTTAATGCTTTTGCTTTTTTAGGTTTTATTGTTACGGCTATGCCATTTTCCATAATTGATGCTTTATTGTAAAAAGGAACACTGGATCCTTTTTTAATTGATTGTGACTGCTTAAGCGTTGTTTTAAAAGTAATCCCAATATTACTAATCGTATAATCTACATCAAAAAGCCTTGATTTTGGACTTCCAGTTTGCTCCCACTCATATATATGATGCAGTAAATCTGGCGACATCCTAGCATTTGCGTCAATAAACTGAGACGCTAACTCTGCAATCTTTGGCCCAAGAGATAGGTATAAAGCCTTTTTCCCTCTCTGTACACCGTCAAGAAATCCAAAAGAGTAATCCATTATCTTATTCATTTCCATTTTAAACCTTTTAGAATCCACAACTACTCTCATCAAACATCTACCGCCTGATTCTCTGATCTACGAATAATTAACTTATAATATTCAATATTTCCAAATGGACCAGTAAATGGGTCTTGTGTGGCAATTTCAAATATTGTAGATTTGCCTGCACGTGGGCCAGAAGTCTCTAAGTAAATTTCATTACAATTTTTATCACGAATATTAGTAATAATAACATTTGTTATAGAATTTTTAGCCTCTAAACTTGAAATACGAATATCTGTTTTTGCACGTCCAAGAAGTATTTTATCTTGAGTGATATTTATATTTGGAAGTACTTCTTCCTTAAATGCTGTGCCTGCTGCATTAAACGAACATGCAATAGTTCTGTCCAATATCCAAGTTTTTTTAATATTTCCGTAAGCGCCTTGTTCAACTATAGGATGATATATATCTGCTTGCATTGGGAATGCGAAGTCTGGAGTTTCGCATATTACCATTATAGTACTCCGACGAACTCAATTGGTTTTCTATACTTGTCAAGTATTTTATCTACTATTAAATTACCTGTACCTTGGAATATAGCCTTATCAAACTGAATTCTAAACTGATCTGTATTATATGCGCTGATATATCTCTTATAATAATCTAATTTACCACACTCAATATCATGAATTAACAGTTCAGTTGCCCTCTTAATATCCTCTGGAACTTTGTTATAGCCTACTTCAAGAGTAATCCTGTAGTCCCATCCTTTTGGAAATCCTCTAGCAGAATAATCTAACTCTGCAATATCTGTTGGAGATGCTGGCAAAAGAATACGTGCAGATTCATCTCTATTGATTGCATCTGAATATTTCATTGTTATAGCAGATCCATCTGCAATAATTTCAAACTCTGATACTGCATTTTCCAAATCAGATTCATCATATAGCAGCACGTTATTTTCATAAACCTTAACAACCTTTTTAGCATCTACCCAAATTGGAATATAATCTACACCTAGGCCAGTTGTCTCTAAAACTTTTTTCTTATAATAAAATTCTACATCGCATACGGAGTCTATGATTGCTCTTGCTAATTCTTCGTTACTAGCATACGCTGCGATTTCACTTGCTGTGCTACCATGATCGTTTGGATTGACATATGGACGTACTACATCTACATATGTGTCTTCTCCGTCTACCGTGACTTTATATTGAGTATCGTATTTTGAAGAAAGTGGAATAACAACCTTTTTAAAGGTGTCTGAGGTGGCTATGCCAATTATTTCTGAAGAGTCCGCCATATCAACAATTGTGTAGTTATATACTACACTTGCTGAAGAAACATCAAGTGTAACACTTAAGTCATATGGCGGAACTCTCAAAATTTGCATTTAGCGACCAAACTCCTTGGCTACTTCTTCTGGGGTGGCCATGCGAACGTGATTTCTTGTCAACCACTTTTCAGCAGCAGACTTTGATACAATATTGTATCCACGATATACTTTGCCTACACCAGACCAACTAACATTCTTTGTTGAATGAATGGCAACTGTTTCTTCTTTTGCTGCCTTTGCAGCAGGAGCAGCCTTCTTAACTGGTCTTGGCTTATCAGCAACACCAATTACGCCATTAGCAACAGATCCAATACCTTGAACTGTATCAGAACTTGGTCTGCTAAAGTCTGATGTAGTAATTGCATCTACAGCCTCTGGTGCCTCAGTTACTGATGCCTGAATACTATTTTCGGCTGCAACTTCTTCAACCTTAGTCTCTGGCATAGGGGCCTCAACAACTGGTTCTGCAATGACTGGTGACTCAACTGAAGTTTCTGGAGCAACAGAACTTTCTACTGCTACTTCACTTACTTCATTATTTAAATTATTTTCTTCCATTATTTAACCTCCTATGTGAACTATTATAACAGAATACTAAAGATAAGAGGGGGAGGAGATTTCGCCCCTACCCCCTCTCAAAAGGTGCTATTTACAGATTAATCTGCTGTAGCGTCTGCCCATGCAATAGCGTCTTCTTCTTCCCATTGAATACCGAAGCGAACGAACACAGTATATTCAATTGTGTCCTTCTTAGCAACATATTCACGGTTAACGACGATATCACGCTGGAAGCCCCATACACGGTTTTGTGGGAATGTCAAATCGACATAGCCATCTGGGTAGTAAGGAACTTCTTGGACATCAATTCCGAGGACACGAGTTGTACGTGCGCCACCGAAAGTTTGGCCTTGGCCATCAAGGTATGCCTGTGTATTTGCATAGGTATTACCATTCTTACCAAGTGCCTCAGCGATTGCATCAGACAATGTACCATTATTCTTAACGATACCTGCGAATGCATCTGTACCTGCATAGAACTTAAGATTGTTCTTAAGTGCACGGTACTTACGTGGCATGGCAAGGATAATCTCTTGCATTTTTTCTGGAGTCCAGGCATTGTCAGCAACAGTGATTGCTGCCTCATGTGAGTCTCCATTTGTCTGGTGCTTCTTGATGAAGCCAGGCATAATTGAAAGGAATGGTGCTGTTGTACCATCACCATTGATAGCAAGATCTTCAATGTCATTAGCGAATGCATTTGTCATCAAGCGAACGAGATGATCTTCTAATGCAGCCCCCTCGACATTGTCTTCTAGTGCTTCAGCAGAAACTTCCCAATCAAGACGAATCTTCTTGGTTGTAAGTTCTACCTTAGAGAACTGAGCGCCAGTGTTTGTGTAGTCACCGATTGCCTGTGAGGCTGCACGGATAACACGTTCACCAACATTGATCTTCTCAAGTTCCATGGTGTTTGCTCTCATCGTCACACGACGACCATCTTGGGCGAGAACGGTAGCATCCCAAACGTAGTCAATAAAACGACGTGCCTGTTCAGGGCGTAGGATTCCGCTTGCAGCATCACCCGAAGGGTTAACGGCATTAGGACCAGTGGTAACACCAAAGTTAGCATTAGGGATGTTGCCAAGTGTATTTGCACCTGGATCTGTTACACCACCAACGCCACCTGAAGCGAAAGCGCCTTGTCCCTGGTATAGACCAGGTGCGGTTCCGCCTAGTTCGCCAGTTTCTCCTGGCTGGTTTTTCTTAATCTCTTCCGACATATTGTCACCTCCTAAGTGATTACTTAATTAAATAAGTCGGCTGTTTTGAGGAAACGTCCGCCCCATAGGGATTTTTCAACCATTGCTGGTTGTTCCTGTACGATCTCGCCTAGATCGCCAGACTTTCGGAATGCTGTATCTGCTTCTACTGCGTCAACACGCTTTCCAAACTTGTCAACTTGCTCAACTGTTGCAGCAATGTCTTTGGCGACTGCTTCCAGTGAACTCTTTACTGCATCTGTATCAACCTTTGTAGACTTAAGCATTTCTACCTCTGCCTGCAAAGACTTTACAGTTTCAACTAAATCGCTAAAGGCTGATGTAAGTGTATTCTTGATTTCTGCAATTGATTCAACAATTACTTCATCTGATTTAGATACTTCTGTAGCAACCTCTGCTGCTGGCTCTTCGACTGATTCATCAGCCTTAGCAACCTCTTCTGTTGCTGGTGTCTCTTCAGACTTTTCAACAGTTTCTTCGGCTACTGCAGTCTCTTCAGACTTTTCAGTAACTTCGGCAACAGGAGTTTCAACTACTGCATCTGCCTCTGGAGCGATCTCTTCTGACTTTGCAACTTCGACTTCTTCAGTCTTTGTTTTTCTTGCCATAGGATTATCCTCCTTTGTTATCTTAGCATCAATGCCTTTAGCACTATCTACTAAGAATTTGACTATATCCATTTTTTCGTTGTCTTCTTTTTCAACGAAACCTATATTCTTCATTTGATTTCCAGTAGTTGGGCTAACTGCTGTTTCTTCTTCTGATACCATAACTAATCCAGATTCCTCATCATAAAAAACATTTTCTAATGCTACGTCTTGTCCTTTAACAACTTCAACGCCATCAACTTTTTCTACATGCATAATATTTGCAAATTGATTTGCTGGGGAATCTACAAGACTCAACTCAACCAAATCATAATCCTTAATAATTCTAATTGTGGAATCTGACTTCTCATCATAACCGTCATCCCACTTATTCATACGACCACCAATAGAAAATCCTGTTAGTGTACCGTCCAAAACTTTTTCCCATGTATCCTGTGCACCCTTTGATACATATGCTGAAACAAAAACACCAGAATAAAACTTTTTAGATTCTGGATCGAAATATCTATCTTCTTTAAAATTAACCATTTTGCCAACAGCAAGTGGTTGATGCATTTCACGAATGTTTCCACGGAATTTTGAAAATGCTTTCATTGATGCTTCTGCTGTAACAATGTCACCTTGCTTATCAATGTTGTCAAGAGATGCGAAACCTGAGACGATACGTCTCTCCTTATCAACCTTCGCAAATGGAAGGGAAAGTCTTACTGAGTCCCCACTGGTATCCCAATGGGCTTTTGATATAGTCATACTAGAATATATTATAGAGCCTTTTTATACGAATGTTAACAAAATGTGAATAATTATGTGGATAACTATTCGGTAGCCCGACCTTCACCTTTTGGGTTTCTGCCATTGATAGTGGCAGCACCGTCAGACTGATTGTTCAGTCTCTCTCCATCCCGCTCACGATCAGAATTATCTGCTGGTTTAGGCTGGAAAGGCTCATCCCCTCCTTCCCTTTGCGGGAGTCCAAGAACTGATCTTGCTTCGTTAGGAAGCATGACTTGGCTTTTTACATATCTCTCAAGAATCTGTGATTGTGCTATTTCGTCAGTTAAGGTTAACTCTTTAAACTTTAGAACTAATACATCTGTTTTTTCTTTAATAATCTTATTAATAATTTTTTCAAGTTCTCTTTGTGCTGGTCGAGACACCTGCTCCTTAAATGTACGATCCTGTGCTAAGGCTGCTGCAATGGCTCCAGAATCGCCACCACCAATTTTTGAAAGTGGAACCTGATGTGCAATTAAAATATCATCACGGTTTTGCTTACGGTATCTTTCAAACGAACCTTCTTGAACCCCATTTTCAATTGGCTCCATCTTAAATTCAACTTTATTGTTATCAGTATCTCCAGGAAGTGGGATATAGAGGGTTCTATGTGATTGCCCCTTAAGACCTGTTTGTAAAAACCTAAACATCTTATCTTCAGCATCCCCAGAAAGTTTTGCGCCCTTTAACGTCACAACATAACGAGGGACAGCCTTATTACTAAAGTAGTCGATGTTATATTGTGACGCTAACTGGTCTCCATGGAGCGATGTTATTGCCGACATTATATCTGGTACACCATAAAAAGTATTTAAAGGCGAATACTGTTTAAAGTGTATGATTTCATTTGGTCTAGGATCCGATGTTACTGGATTTGGATTCTTTGCACCAAAATTCCTAAAATAAACAACCTTGCTTCCGATAATTTGAACGTATCCATCACGCAGACGACGTACACGCATAGTTGTGGCTGGAATATGACCAACATACCCAATCTCTCCACGTGTTGTTCTGCCAATTTCTAGATATCCATTTCCAATTGCCTGAACATCTGTATAAACCTTCATCATTGTTGTAGTGAATGAATCATCATCATTTAAAGACTCTAACCATTCATGCATTTCTATTTTTGCACGTTCAATTCTGTTTCTTGCTCTATCTACTTGACCCTTATCCTTATTTGACTCAAGTCTTAACATTGTACTTGGAGAAACTTCAAAGTCATACCCAAGCCCAACTATATTTTCAACCTTTGCATCAATGGCTGCGTGGTTTGCAAAAGATGTATCGTAATAGTTAGCAAGTTCATAAACATTCCATGGTGGGGTAATTACATCAAATAGTCCATAGCCATTTCTGTATACCGTTCCAGGATTAATCTCTTTTGATTTTGCATCTCCCAAACCATGCTGTTCTGCTCTTGCGCTATCAAGATATCCTTGGCTTGGGTCGTTTGCACTTGCTTTTTCTAAAAGTCTATTAACTCTTCTTTTAAAATTATTATCTATACCATTATAGGACTTTAACTCTGACCACGCTTTATTAAAGGGATCAGATGCTTTAAATGGATCTGCAGACTCTACAAGATTATCTATCCTTGCACCAATTAAATATTCTCTATCTTCTGTCATTATTCATCAGCCCCATATTGTCTAATAGTTTGTTTTGCTGCATGAACTGCACCAAGGTCGTTGAGATTAGGGATTAGGCCTTCTGACATTCTTTGCTTTTGCTCTGCATACTCTTCATCAGAGATTCTACTTAGTCCCGCAAAAAATACAGCCTCTCCATCTGGCTCTCCGTAATGGGCTGCTGCCTTTTTCAATTCTGCAATTTTTGTTATATCCCCCTTCATCGAGGGTATGTTTAGTATGTTTCCTTGACCGTCTGTAAACCATTTGCCGTTTTGCCTTTTCCAGACATAAATACCCCAGTCATACATCTTGTCGATGACTTGAATCTTTGACTTACCAATTTGTGCAGGATTATTCTTTTTCATTACCACAAGTATACCATACTATACCGCATCTGATATCTGGGCTTGCCAAGTTATATTCTGGAATGTCGAATATTCGTAGTTGCTAAAGCCAAAAACTGTATCGTCTCCAAAAATAATCTTATTAGTTCCTGTGTATGCCTTATATAAATCTGATGGGTTGACTCCATAATAACTTATAGAAGACTGTACTAGTACACCCTGCCACATATAATATTGTGTCCAATATTCCCAGTCGAATAGCCCCTCTAATGCAAACTTAACCCTAGCCCATGGCCTTTTATTTACAGTCTGAATTGCCTGTAAATTTGTAGTTTGATAATATGATAAATTATTAAAAATAATAGGACCATTAATCATTATAGATCCAGCATAGGACTTAAAGTTTAGAATTGCTGGAAAGCCAAGGCCGATCATGGCCCACTCATTAATATTTAATACTGGCTCTTTAACAACCCTACCATTAATATAAAAAACAATACCATCAAACAATGCGCCAGTTGTTGCGTCAATTGCATATATTTTTGCCCGTTTTCCATTTGGGTGGTTTGCCAGCATATAAAATTTAATAGTTTTACCTTTTGCATTAATTTGCATTATCTGTGTTGGCGCATATGGGAAAAAGTCACCATTAAATCTGATCAAAGATTGTAGTGCCATCACTTCATAATTTTCTGACTTATTTGCATTAACGGGAATTGCCACCCCTCGATTTGTTAGTGGATGGTAATTTCCTCGTAATTCTAAACCAGAATACCTAGTTAAATATAAATACGGAGAAGACCCCTTATATATAGTAAAAGGATTTTTAGTTTTGTAATTGAAATAATAACCATTATTTACATATGGATATACACTTGTTCCAAATCTTGTCCCAATGTTATTTGCAGTATTATAATTAAATGCTTGAGAGGCTAACTGTAAACTCTTAACCTTTATTGGTTGATATCTGATTCCATCAACCTCAAACTCTAAATGTACAACTATTGCAATGTCGTTAAAATCAACGCCTTTTGGAGGATAAACAATTATGTTATCTACAATTTCATACTTTGTGTTAATCCAATTAGAGCCTGGAGTAATTACTCCATTTTTTGGAACACTTTCTGTGTTTACAAAAAATCCATTTGATGCATTGGCACCATCTTCTAAATATTCAAAAGTAATATAAGTCTTCAGAATAGAGTCTGTTGTGTCGTAGGAGTATGTCTTTATCGATCTTTGTGCTAAATCCTGATAGTCTAAATAACCAGTATATAAATAATTATCCAAAGCCTCATAAGTTCTTTGTTGTGGGTAAGAATATTCAGCAGCCAATTCAGAATATGTCCAACCATTTTCGTCCACAGTTTCAGACTCTTTAAACTTCGCAGGGGCTGGATAGTTTATATTAAATTGAATAAAATCTATTCCAAACTTAGAATTTCCGTATTCGTCTGTAATGTATTGTCCAAAATAAGAAAGAGGAATATAATCTTTCCATGACCCTTTTATGTCTACATCTAAATAAAAGTTATCAAAGTAATTTTTTGGAGTAATTCCAAGACTTGGCTTATGCTCTGATAACTTAATATATAAAAATTCTGAAGCATTAAAGTCAAAAGGACTTTCAGAGTTTAAATAATATGTCCAAAATTCTTGATCTGACTCCCCTCCGTCGTAGTCAACTGTTGGTCCATAAAGATTAAAAATATTTTCATAGTCTTTAGGTACGCCTAAATTATTAAACAAATCTTTAATATCTTTAACATTTTTCTCTGAGCACAGAGCAATCTTATATATATTTCCAGTAAAAGTCTTATTAAATTCTTTTGTACCGCCGATATACATCTTTAACAAAGATTGATTATTAAAAAATGACAAAATGTCATTTCCAAAATAATCTCTAAAAATATCTACCTCAATTCCTACAGAAAATATACTATCATTGGGAACAGATAACGCTTCATAAAGCGTTTGCTCTGATGCAGACTGATATTTAAAAATATATCTAATGTCGTTTCCAACACACTCTATAGAAAAGTAATTTCCGTTTTGATCTTCAAGCCTAATCAAAACTTCTGTTCCAGAATAAGTTGATGGCTTTTTAAATAATCCATAAAAAGCATGAATTGGATTTCCAGAAAGCGTTAAGTTATCAAGATATAAATATGAATTGATTGAGTTCCAGGATGTATTCGGTCTCAGTTTTAAAAATAAAGATTGTTCGTTTTGAATAATTGCACAATCTGATAAAAGATCATCTTGTGTTTTGTTGGTACTATCAATAACTATTGTTGGTGTTGATATATTTGGTATACTAAGACTATTGCTATCAATTGCAATATTGTCTATGGCGCCCTGTTCCCAAGAGCCGAGGTCTGGGTAATTATAATTTTTTGTATAATCTGCAAAGGAATAATCAAACACTACAGAACTTCCGCCGTAAGCAGCATTTAAGTTTTCTGGATATTGTACACCCTGACCATACACAAATCTTCGTTTGGCAACAAGCGAAGGAACTGAGTATGGGTATATAGCAATACAATCAATCTCAATAGGTTCAATATTTTCATGTGCATAAAAGCCTATCCAGTCTTGACCTTTTTCAATTCCGCCTACTATTATTGAAGATTCTGGTAATGTCAAAGATTCTGAATCAATTGATAAAGATATTATTTCTTCACCATTAAGCAAAACTGTTGATAAATCACTTGTATATCTCCAGTGAATTAGCATTGGCCTTTCCCAATGACCCACGTAATATGAAGAATATGCTTGATTAATTTTTAAAACAATAAAAGGTCCATCTAGGTATATTCCATCCGTAGATGCTATTGGACCTATAATTCTTTTTGATTCAGAAGACGAGTTGTTTGTTCTTAACCAAAATTCTAAAGTAAAATCTTTATATCTTCCTCCATTAGAAAGCATCCCTGCAGAAGGAACAATTAATGATGGCTTATTGCCATTGTTATAAAGTTTAGTGATATTGGAAGAACCAAAAACCATTGGTATTCCGAAATTTTTAGCCATTAACGAATTATTATTGACAAAATAGTATCCAGAATTTTCGGATAAGCCATATGCTTTTGCTTCTATAACTTTTGCAGGATCCAGCGCAACATTAGATGGAAGGGTTAGCGTTGAAACACCCAAAGAACTTGATTGAAATTCTTCAGCCCACTGACCAAAGGTTATTCCGTTTGTATAAAAAGTATAATCATCCAAGTTTGATGATTGGCCCAAGTAGTTAACTTTTATTACCAACCTAATTGGCTCGGTTGTCTCTTCTGGACTAAAAGTTTCAGATACAAAGTACCACTTTTCTGTTAAAGAAACATCATACGACTTTAACACATCTACATATGATTCAAGCGCATCATCGTAGTATCTATAGCCTATTTCAACGCTTAAAATGTATGGACTCAAACTATACAAATAAGATCCTACAGAAAAAGTTTTTAGTATTGAATTTAAATCATTAAAGTTTACAATATTTGGACTAACCATTGTAATTGAGAATAAGTCTGCAATTACTGAATTAATGCTAACTTTATTGATTATACTATCTGGAAATGGAGCATTTTCAAGTTCTTCTGTTGATATTGCTGTTGCATTATCTATAGACCATAGGGAAACGTCTCTTTGTTCCTCAGATATTATCGATACATAATCTGCTTCATCATCAAGTGCCCACAGAAACTGAGGATGCTCTGAATATATTTTCTCTGCGTAAAGGTTTGAAGGACTAGACATTATGAGTCTATTTTATCATACTACGAGATTTTAATTTCGCAAGCATCTGTGGTGCAGTACATTTCACCCTGAGCCTCTAGATTTTCTATTCCGTCATAAATAGCAGACCAGTCGATCTTTTTAATCTGACCAATATAACTATTATATTCTTCTTCAGTAATTTCGGTATATGGCTGTTGAGGATACACCGTATTTCCCATTGGCAGGAATGACACGGCCTTTAGTTGTCCTTCGTACATATGAAGAGCAGGCGCAATATGCTTGGTTTCAGTTTCTTTGTCAAATGAAAGCGTTACAGACACGCCGTTATCAGACCAATATTTCTGAGCAGTAGCAGCAAGCGCAATCTTCTCAAATAATGTTACATCCTTTTCAGATCTTGCGTGGCCAGAATGTACTGGGAAATATACGACAGTTGTATTCGCAGATACAAGGTCAGGCTCCATTTTATATCCAGCAGCCTTGAACAAGTGAATCATTGGGTCAGTATTCCCAAATCTAATTGCTCTCAAGAAATAGTTTCCTCCAGGCGCCCAGTGAACTCCAGGAGTTGCGCCAGAAAGAATTGATACAGACCCCGATGGTTTAACAGTTGTGACTCTAATGGAATCACGAACGCATAGCCATTCAGAATATGAGTGATCATATTTACGGATAGTCTCATATCCTTCGTCCATCCATTCACGCACAACAGGCAAACCAAATTTGTCTGAGAATGAAGCAATACCCGTAAGTGATGTTCCAATACGACGATTACGTTGCATGATACCGTTTGTCTGTTGCCAGTGTGTTGGTATCAGCGTTACCGTCTTGCCATAGAGATAAGCAAACTTAAGGGTGCGGAGGAAGTCTTCCTTGGATTCATGACGATTTAGATGTACCTCGACCAAGGTGCATAGTTCGTATGATTCCAATGGCTGCTCTGCACAAGGATTGAATCCCATTACACGATAATCCTTGCCATCCGCAGGATCCTTAAGTCTGCCGTAGTTTCTGGCAACATCAAGCCAAATGAATCCTGGCTCTCCATTGCTTGCGATTAGGTCTACATAGTCTTCGTACTTTGTACCTACCGTCGCAGAAATTGAGTTATTCGACATCCACGCCCAACCTGGGTTTTCTGGATCAAATGAGTTTCTATCTGGAAAAACCTCAGAATTCTTAAGATTCATAAAGTCTTCATCTTGAGCATTACCCAAAGCCAGGGTTGCAGATCGTCTAACATTTCCTGATACCACACAGGTACCAATAAGATTAACAATATCTACTATTGCTCTTGAGTCAAGGGTCTCTCCAGCCCTACCGCCGATTACAGCCCTGATCTGCTTGTGTAACTGAATAAGTGGTGCAGGACCGCTTGCTGTGCCTCCAAAGCCTTTAATGGGCGCTCCTAGGGGGCGAATAAGGTCATAGTTAAACTCTTGAATAAAGTGGTTTGGCCTTAAAAAAGAATTTAACAAAAGTCTTACAGATTCTACCCATCCCTCACGGGTATCTGGAATTTCATATATTTGTGCTGGTTCTGTAGGTGTATAAATGGGAAGTTGTTTTTCTGCACCTACTGTATCAAACCCTACACCAACACCCATCATCAATGCGTCCATCACCCATGCAAACAATGCCCCTGGGTCATTACGGTCAATATCTTTTGTAGAAACCATGGCACAATTTTGAAGTGCTGCCGAGTTTCTCTTTTCCATAGTTAGAGGTGTTCCAAAAGCCCACATGCCTCTTCCTGGCGGAGTCCACTTTAAATTAAACATACGGTCAAACGCCTCTTTAGCAGATGCCTGAGCCTTATAATCATTCCAGGGGAGTCTGTTTTCTTTAGCGTGATTCTTTTGTGCTGAATACATGCCCTCGATTACTCGACGACAAACCTCGTACCATCTTTCCTTAGTCCCATCATCCTTCATACGGGAGTAGGTACGGATAAACGTAATCTCTCCTAATGAGTTACCACCTGCATCTATAAATCCAAAAGGAGATTCCTTTGCTTTATACTCATTTACGAAATCTTCTGACAAACGAAAACTAAAAAAATCTGACACTGTTTTTCTCCTTTAAGAACTGTTATTGGTAAAGTATATCAGAGTTTTTAATTTTTAACAACTCTAATTGTATTATTGAGGGTTATGGTTTTCTTTTATGCCTTGTAAGCCACAACGGAGACACGTTTGATATGTCTTAAGTGTATATGGACATGATGACTCTTCAATTTTATGTCCGTATAATATGCAAATTAATTTCTTAATCATCTACGACCTCAAAAGATATAGCCCTATTTGGACAATGGCTAACTGCAAGTGAAATTTTATCTAGCAAATTATCCTCAACATTATAATTCCATGTTTTTCGTTCGCTATCAACTAAATCAAAAACTTCTGGAGCATCAAATACACATTGCCCCCAGGCCTGACAGTCATAATTAATTTTTACTTTTATCATTGCCCTCTCCATATGAATCTATATCTTTTAATGCCTTGAGTATTTCATCTTTAATATTTTCATAATTCTCAAAATCTGTTTCCGCAAGATCATTTCGTAACAAAGAAATTTTTTGTTTTAGATTTTTATATAGAGTATTTGAAGAGTTAGCGACTATAAACTCTTCTTTTAGTTTATCTCCTCTTTTAATTAAAACCCATAACTTATTTCTATATATATCACGATCTTTTCTTAATTCTGTAATTGTTATCTTTGTATCTATAGTATATTTATAAAATACCATAGATATTAAAAATAATAAAAACAAGGCAGAAGCAGTGTATAACATTTTACACCAAAGGAATCCAGTGCTGCTCCCACTCCATAGGAATAAGTCTTAATGGAATTACATCATAGGCTATAGTAATTCTTGGACCTTCCCAATCCCAGTCACCCATGGCATGTGGGTGTCCTGTCTCTGACAATATGGCACGATTATTTTTATTATGATTTTCTATTTCTTTTTCAAAAACACGATAATAGGTTATTGATGGCTCTGCCTTAACGCAGTAGTAGCCATGAAAATGTGGCGCACCTTCACCACCATGCTCATGCCAATCTAGTTTTCCAATATGGTTGTAGTTGACATTAAACCAACCTTGAACCATAAACTGCTCTTTAGTAAAGTCTAACTCATAATGCTTACATGCTTCAACTGTCATGTCTCTAACTGCCCTAAAAAGGGTATGTATGTTTTTGTCATATACTTGAAATACATTATATTTATTCCAATTAATTGTTGGCTGACTACCAGAGTTATCCCATGGGGTGTGCTGATTTCTATCTCCCTTGATCACTTCTCCCCTAGATATTCTTTCATTTAGATCAAGCATTAATTTTGCTAGGTGATCTGTATCATTAATATCTATTTGTCTTTCAAAGAACAAATGCTCTTTTTTGGACCTGCTAACACTTGGCTGATGTGAATCGCCATATTCGTAGTTGTTCATTTTATCTCCTATCGATATTTTTTTCTAATCCATCTATGCTTTTTATAGAATCCATATAAATAATTTCTTTTTCTCTCTAAATCCCACAGACCCTCGTGCATAAGGGAGTGGTCAACTTCCATCGTCCAATTTGCTCTTTTAATTGGAATAATGGACATTATTGGAGTTCCTGCTGGAATTTCACCCTCAAAATCTTTTCTTAAAAAGAATGTCACAACATTTCCAGTAAACCATCTGTCTGAATCTTGAATTGCCGTCATTGTAAAAAACGGAAGATCATACCTATCAATTGGATGAGTGATCATTGCTGACCAACCATCTGGCATTTTTGTTCCCCATCTCATATCCCAAACAAAGTGAATTGGATAACAATTTGCTGGGACTGGAAGTTCTATATGTCCACGCATCTCTATAGGACGTGCTTTTGTTGGGTCCCAGGATATGTCTGGAGTATCTGGGTCATCTGTCTTTTTTACTGTCACTGTGGTTGGTAAAAGATAGTGATATCCACATGTAAGAGCATCAAAAAACGGCATACAATGCTTAACGCTAATAGATGCTGCATCCGCACCACGATTATTAACTATAGATAATCTATCAATATCATCATTTCTTTGATAGATTGGCCTATCTTTCCACCAGTTTGGCAAATTGTTTATTGCTGGCACTGGGCTTGGAGTTGTTTTAATATATGCACTAGAGGTAAAAAACTTTACCACGTTGTCCTCTAGTGGTTCTGGATTTTTATACTTTTCTTCAAATTTATCCATTAATTAAACACCTTCTTTTCCCACATTAATTTTTTATAAGATCCGCCAAACTTGTGTCTTAATTTTTGTTGTAAAGATTTTAAAATTTTTAAATCAGGCTTTTCCAATATGTTGGCTTCAAAATGCTCTCTTTTGTATGGGATACATTGAACGAGTGGAGTTCCAGCCTCTATTACACCCTTAAAACCCTTTTTAAATCTCATAGAAAATGGCCCATCTGATGGATACATGTCTGTATCTATAATTGCTGGAACAATATCAAATGGTAGGTCATTGTGAAATGATGGATGAATAAATAAAGTACTATAGCCCTTTTGAGTAGTTACAACCCACATAGGATGTATTCTAAAAATATCATCTGACCAGACAGATCTATCAAAATCCCAATTGCCAACTTGTTCTCTAGTATGAATAGTTACGCATTCTTTGTGTGCATCATGAACCTGAAATTGTAATTTATCTTCAGTGGTATCCACATAAATATCACATGGGGTCTTAAGAAGATAACCAGTAACTAGTAAATCTAATATTCCTGGACACTTTTTTACAGTTTCATTATATTGCCCATTTACCACTCTTTTTTCTCCACCAACATATGGTTCTTGTTTTCTCCACCATAGAGGGAAGTTTTTAGACATTGGCTCTGGCTTTGATGCATACTCAATAGTGTATTCATCTTTTGGAATAAAGTTTATAATATTTTTTTTATTCATAGGTGTCAACCTTTAAGTATAAATAAGGGGTATCATGTTTCATATATGCCATTTTTTTCTTTAAACCCCTCCTAAAAGTAACTGGGACTGCCACACATCCTCCGTCAATATCTTTTGTATCTATAGAGTATTCCTCTACATTACAGTATAGCATATCTTCAATATCTTTATCCACAAAAAATGTTAATCTTGCATTGTCTTTTGGTAGCCACCTAATATTCCATTGATACACTCTAGGGCACCAAGTTTCCCACATAGACTCATCTTCAATTATTTTATCTGTAGGCTCTAGATGAGTATAAAGAGTTCTACTAATAAATTTATACTCGTTTGTTATGTGTTTTTTACTATTTAAAATTAATTCAGAAGAAATTATCTTTACATATATATCTGGAGAAAGTAATATTTTATAAATATTATCTTTAACTAATTGTGGAGGAAATATTGCTTCATGAGTATATCTATTTTCTGGTACAAAAAAGGATGTTCCCTCTCTGTATTCTTTATCCCAGGGAAAATGCCATTGAGCCATCTCTTCTGCAGTAGGCATTTCTGCTAACTCTTCGCCAAACTTTCTCGTAAAGTCAGATATTTGTGGACTGATGGAAAATGGTGTTGCCATATCTCCCTTAGTTACACGATCAGAATTTAGTGATATGTCTTCGTGTTTATGAACGTATGGCTGATTTTCTTTCCATTCTTTTGGATAATACTCATCATTAGGAAGTCTTCCCATGATACCGCTTTCTACTAGGATGGTATGTTTGAATCGCTATCGTAAACCAACATGTTGTTAGTAAAGAACATGTCGTATGGCTCACAGTTGATAGAATATACCTTATCAATATAAGATATTGTTTCAAATTCTGTTACAGGAACCCAATTTTGTTCAGTATAACTCCAAACCTCAAAAGATCCGTCGATTAGACTTGATAATACAAACTGCACTATTCCGTCTTTTCTTGTTAGGATTTTATGGCTTTGTGAAAATACATCACCATTAATTCTTACAGCAGTATCTTTAACATGTTTTACCACAGAGACAACCTCTGTTTCTACAACTGATGGAGATGTAAAGGTTTCAGACGTCCAATCATTTGGATTAAAGGTTGATAAATCAATCTCGTCAACATTTAATGCTAATAGTTTATCTCCAACCTTAACATTTTCTGCAGTAATTGATCCAGTTGGTGTCAAAATACCAGTTTGTGCTCCAATAGAGTACCAGCCTAGACCACCATGATGGCTAAATCCGCCGTAGAATCCTCCGTAGTGGGCAAAGCCACCATATCCATGACTAAAGGACCCATAATGACTAAAACTATTATAGTGACCAAAACCACCGTAATGGCTGAAGTTACTATAATGGCTGAAGTTACTATAATGGCCGAAGTTACTGTAGTGACCAAATCCGCCGTAATGGCTGAAGTTACTGTAGTGACCAAAGTTACTGTAGTGACCAAAGTTACTGTAGTGACCAAAGCCACCATAGTGACCAAAGCCACCATAGTGACCAAATCCGCCGTAATGGCTGAAACCAGGATATACATACATATAATATGTAATACCAATAGTAGTTCCAAATGGAACAACTGTTCCTGGGGTAATATTTTGTGCTTGCCATTTTTGGTCTAATCCGTTATCACTTGTATTAAATGACGACTCCGAATAAGACAATCCTAATGAACTAAGGGTAGACTGATATTGAGATCTAGTAAAAGAAGTTGAAAAGGTTGGTACCTGAGACTTTCTTACTGTTCTACCTCTGCTTCTTTGTAATGCCATTTAAATCAATCTCCTTTTTTAGTTATTATTAGGCTGATAGGTCGCCCATGACCACGAACGTATTTGCTGATCTCTTCAACACTGTTGCAGAAGACCACTGAGTACGAAGTTTTAGACCTGGTGTAGCATTAACTGTTACACCTGATGCGCCAACAATAGTTACCTGAGATGATCCTGTTTGAAGAACATCTACTGTACCGCCGACTGGCCAGAAAGAGTTGTCTGATGGAATCGTAAATGTTCCGCCACCGCTCATTTCACGAAGATTTCCAAGATCTGCAGCAACTGCAGTATGAGAACCATTCATTGTATTAATAGTTGCAGCCTTATCTGCCTTATCTGCTAGTGTTGTTGATAGTGCAGTTCCGCCAAGCGTTACAGATGATGCTGCTGGAAGAGCAACTGTTCCTGTAAATGTTGGAGAGGCAAGTGGTGCCTTAAGCGCTAACGAAGATGTAACTGTTGACGCATAATTAGCATCATCAGCAAGAGCGTCTGCTAATTCACTCAGCGTATTTAGTGCTGCTGGGGCTGCACCTACAACTGCCTCAATCGCATCTTGTACGAATGCTGTTGTAGCAATTTGAGTTGTATCAGTGCCCACTGTCGCTGTTGGTGCAGTTGGAGTTCCAGTTAGTGCTGGTGACGCTAAATTTGCCTTAAGGGCAAGTGCGGTATCAGCATAATTTTCAGTATTTCCAATTGCGCTATCAACATAAGATTTTGTAGCAAGTGCTGAAGTATCTGCAATTCCATGCACATTTATTGTGGCAGAAGAGTGTGCAGAAGTTGATGTTTCTAAATCGGAAATATCTGATTCTGTAACATCAACACGTGTATCTAAAGCACTAAGATTTCCAGTTAATGTAGATACGTTTGAATCTATGTTTGAAATATTTGTAGCATTTGTTAAAATATCTGCTGCCATTGCTGTATCTGCATCCTCTAGATCTGAGGTTGTGGCAAATAATGTTGAGATATTTGTAACTGCCTGAGTTAAGGTTCCATCATTTGTATTAACTAATGAAGACAAGTTACTTACTGTACCCGACAATGAATTTAGTGATGTTTCATTTGTATCAACCTGGTCAGATAAAGTATCAACTGATGCAGATAAAGAGTTTAAAGTAGACTCGTTATTATTTACCTGAGTTGCAATATTTGAAACTGTACCAGAAAGAGTATTTAGTGTTCCTTCGTTTGTGGTAACTTGAGAAGCAATATTGCTAACTTGTGATTCTACTGGATCAATTTCATTAGAAACATATGTTTCAATACTTACGCCATTCATAGTTACGCTGGTTGCTGCTGGAAGAGCAACTGTTCCTGTAAATGTTGGATTTGCAGATGGAGCCTTATAACTAATTGCATCTGTAATTGTAGACACAAAGTCTGGATCATCTCCAATTGCTGCTGCTAACTCATTAAGTGTATCTAAAGCACCTGGTGCTGCTGCAACTACTCCTGCAATTGCTGCACTTACTGTTGAGTTAATTGTATTATTGATACTTGTTGTATCAAAGTCTGATGAGTCAGTAAAGTAGGAGAGGGCAGACCAAGCAGACGAACCATTACCCATCTTGAACTTGCCTGTGTCAGTCTCAAATCCGATTTCTCCTGCTGCTAAAATAGGGTTTGCGTCAGTCCACTGTTGAGCGGTTCCTCTACGCTGTTGCATTCTTGTTGCCATATTTATTCTCTCCTTATGGTATTTCTACCAAGTTTATGTCTTATTATAACATCAATTTTAGTTGAAGTTATCTGTTGCTATACCGCCATTATAGACTAATGCCCAAGATGACGTTGTTGGAGTTCCTGCGTCTACAGGAGTTCCTTGTGGATCATTGAAACTACCGCCATCGACGAATTTAGTAACAATAAATCCTGTGCCATCAATTGCCTCATCATGAATATGTTCTGGCAGATTGAGGGTATCATCAATTGTTGCTATGGTAAGCCATGAGCCACCATAATATACATTAACTCTTTCTGTTAATGTATCAAACCATAAATCACCATTGTCTGGTGAAGAGGGAGCGGTAGCCCCGACTTGCATTCCGCCTACTACTGAATCTACGTATGCTTTAGTAGTAGCGTGGGTAGAATCTGTAGGAGTTCCTACAACTACCGCTCCTCCGAACGAACCGCCACCAGTGACGATAAGTCCATTTTTAACCTTGAAGTCCTTGTTGACTGTTGCCAAGATTACCACTCCCTCTTTTTATTTATTTTATTACTTTAAAAGCGTACCCATAACTGCAACTGTTGAGTTGTTATTATCGGTTGTAACACGAAGACGAACATCGCTGCCAGAAACGTCTGCTGAAACTGATCCAAGAGAACCGTTTGTTCCAACCATTGCATATTCTGTAACTGCTACGTTGTCTGAAGTGTCAAGTGTTAGGATAACCTTTGAAACCTCTGTGTGAGATCCATTGGCAATCTTCACAAGAAATTCAGCAGAACGATAATCTGCCTTAGCCCATGAAACTGCTGTATTTGTGCTTGCAGTTGCGACAGTTGCCTGTGCTGCTACCTGCTTTGCTACAGAAGCAATCTCTACTGCAGGGAAGTCTGGAGTAACTGCTTCAAGAGCAGATACTGCACGAGCATCTGTGAAGTAAAGACGGTTTACGCCTTCTGCAAGATCATCAGTTGTAGAGTCTGCAACACCATTTTCTGCGGTAATTACAAGACCACCATTACCTGTACCAGTAATTGTGATGTTTTCTAATGTAGCAGTTGTAAGAAGTGCTGCTGCTGAATCCTTAGCACGAGCATCTGTGAAGTACTGGTTTGAACCTTCTGCTACATCGTCTGTATCAAGTGCTGCAATAGTTCCATTTATTGTTGAAGCAAGTCCATCTGCATATGTCTTAGCATCTGCTTCTGCTGTATCAGCATAAGACTGATAAGCAGTTGTAATTGCTGTCTCACGAGTGTCTGTATATGCTTTTGCGTCAACTTCAGCCTGATCTGCATATGCATTAGCATCTGCCTCTGCTGCATCAACATAAGCCTTAGTTGCTGCTTCAAGATTGTTTACTGGGTCTGCATGAAGAACAAGAGCGCCAGTCATGGTGTCTCCAGCCTTTGCAACCTTTTCTCCTACTGATGTAGCAAGGTTTGCTGCAAAGTTAGCGTCATCGCCAATTGCTGCAGCCAATTCATTGAGTGTATCAAGAAGTGCTGGTGCAGAATCTACAAGATCTGCAACCTTTTGATCAGCATAAGACTTTGCGTCTGCTTCTGCTGTATCTGCATATGATTGATATGCTGCTGTAATAGCAGTCTCACGAGTATCGGTATATGCCTTAGCATCAGCCTCTGCCTGATCTGCATAATCTTCTAAATCAGAAACTGCAGAAGCGAGTGCTGCTGCTGCTGTTGCTTCTGCGCCAGACTTAGCAGCGTTTGCCTTTGTAGTTGCATCTGATGCTGCATCTGAAATTGCTTCGCCTTTAGCAGTAGCAACTTCTGCATCTGTTGCAAAAGATCCATCAATTGTTGCTGTAATGCTTACATTCTGTGAACCATCAAATGATACAGAACCTGTTACATCTCCAGCCAAAGAAATTGTACGAGCAGTCTCAAGTGTGGTTGCTGTATCTGCATTACCAGTTACATCGCCTGTAAGATTTGCTGTAATTGTACCTGCAGCAAAATTGCCTGAGCCATCACGTTTTACAACTGTATTTGGGGTGTTAGCGGAATCTGAAGAACCGCCAATAAGACCAATAATATAGTTTTGGTCATCTGTTTTCTTTGTAAGAATATCATGGTTGTTGATGGTACCTGTTTCGCCTTCAACAATCAGACCATTCTTTACCTTAAAGTCTTTTACGACTGTTGCCATTTTTTATCTCCTTAGTTATGCCTTAAGTCCAATTCGTGCATAACGAACTGTGACTGGCTTAATCGCAGGATCTGGAGTAACCGTCAAGGATACTGTATTTCCAGCCCTGGAGACGCTAATGGTGCCAATATTCCCATCATTGTCTATTGTGCCATACTCAGAGACGTTTACATTTGTACCGTCTACCAAGATGGTCAACTCTGTTGCATAAAACTTGTTATCTCCCGCAGTTGTTTTTGCAATTGAGACCAAGTATTTGACCATACGCCATTCGGTGGCGTCAAAATTATCTATCACTGTGACATTTTCAATGCCAGAGATTGTGTTTTCATTATTTCCAGAAGAGCCAAGATCGTTTCCTGCACCAGCAAGGGTGTCAATCAAATCTTCATAATCCTGCTGAGTAGGACGATCACCAGTCTGGAACTTACTTTTTACGGCTGGTATTGATATTTTTGCCATGGCTATATTATAACCTCCATTTTTATATTATTAAAGGATGTAGTTGCTAAAACCAATTACCGCAATGCCGATGCCTGCTGGGTTTGTTTTGCTATATCCTTCAATCCCTATATTAGTAAACTTAACTCTAAAAGGAAGAACTTCATTTATCTTAGTTACTCTTGTATTATCTGCTACGTTAATTATTGCATATGATACTGCATTTATTAGTTTTAATTTGTTTTGATTTTTATCTAATATTTTTGCCGATGCCATTAATCTGTTACATCTTCAAGAATTTTCATGCTACCCTGAGCAACTGTCCAAACATATGTTGCGTTTGACAATTGAATATCGAAGATATCTCCCGTTTCAAGAATTTGTGATTCTGATGACAATAATGATACTGTAAATTCTCCTATTTGATCATCTGCATCGGCTAATGGTGTTAGCGATAAAATTAATGTAGCGTCGTCTGTAATTTTGCCTAAGTTAACTGTATTGTTGGGACGTTTTATTTTCATATTAATATTCCAGTCTGGAATATTTAGTGGCTGCTTTTCATCGTCTGTTACATAAACCTTAAATGATGCAGTATCTCCTCTCACAATAGTCCAAACAATTGTTGGAGGTTTATTCCCTATATCATATGAAGAAGCAGATCCACGTAACTGAGCCATTTAATTATTATATCATATTAGGCTAATCCAGCCTTCAATGCTCCCCATGTCCCATTTCCTTTTGCCTGAATAACAATCACGCCAGTAGATGTGTTAGATACAGCCACAATTCCGATTGCGCCACCAATGACAGTATTAGTCAATGCTCCGTAAGAATCTACATAAAGCAAGGACCCTACAGGAAATCCACTTGTATTGACATTTGTTAAAACTCCAGCAACAACCACTTCTCCAGACTCTCCATTATTTAAAGAAGTTTTTGTTAATCCCAAAAATGGTTTATCATCAGAGAGTCCAAAGGTAAACAAAGATATTGTTGTTTTGTTATTCGTGTGTCCTGTTGCATAAACTGGTTTTGCTGCACCTATGGTTGAGCCTGAGTTATTTGTTACCTTTACCCGCACATTTGATGCGTCAAGAGAAGATATTGCATCATCAACATCATCCGCTAATTTTTTAATATCATTATGAACATTTACAGCGTCAGATGCTTCTGGATATGTTAGACCATAGTTATTAGTTATTTCAGCCATAGAAGATTATTATATCATTGTTTGACTATCTGGCTCAAACTGTGTTATACTAGGAAGTAATATAACACCCCTAAAAAGGTGTTATCTGTTTCTAAGGAGGAAACTATGATTACTTTTATGAATAATAACAAGAACATCATTGGTACACTCAGCATATTGGCTATGTTTGCCGTTTGGTCAAACGCTGCTAATGCTTCTGAAAACCGATTAAACGATATAAAACCTATCGTGCTAGAAGAAACAAAAGAGGCCTCGAAAGAGGCCAAAAGTGTTTCTGAGGCTAAAGAAGATCAGTTAGAAAAATACAACAACGCCACATCTCTATCTGATAAAGACCTAAAGATACTACTTAAATTAGTAGGATTTGAAGGTCAAAATCTCAAGGAGGCATGGGCTATTGCTAAAAAAGAAAGTAATGGTCGACCACTTGCATTCAATGGAAATACTAAAACTGGAGACAGTTCTTATGGAATTTTCCAGATAAATATGCTCGGAATGCTTGGTCCTGATCGTCGTAATAAATATGACCTAGATCACAATGCAGACTTGTTTAATCCAGTTGTAAATGCACAAATCGCATTTCATATGTCAAATGGCGGAGAAAACTGGAGTGCTTGGAAAGGAATAACACCAAGGACAAAAGAATGGATTGGTAAATTCCCGCAATAAATAAATAAAATATCCCAGGGTCATTCATATTGTTTGGCTCTGGGATATTTTTATTTTATAAATACGATGTACCCTTAATTACCGAATCTGATAACGCTCTTTTTCTAAAATTAATTCCAGAATATTCCTCAAACTCGTCTAAAGTTCTTTTATTAAATAATCCCTTTTTAGGATCAATTATATTGTTTTGTAAAACATTATTTACAAAATCTCTTGACCTTTTATCATTTTCATACCAATGTTCAGGAAAGTCTTCCCAAAAAAGTCTACGATTGTTTCTTCCATATCTATGATACACATATGTTGTAGTCGGTTGAAATAAGTTATATCCAGCAGTGAAAAATCTAACAGCCATAAAAATTTCTTCTTCTGTAAAAAATACATCTTCAACAAAAGGTGAATCTAAAACTGCTTGACCAGTAGTAAAGAAAAAATGACCAGAGATGTACGGAGATGGTATTGGCTTGTTGGTTTCATGAGGAAAGGAAATAAACTGAGGAATGCCATGATTTATAAAATGATTTATATTTTTTTCATTCATTCTAAAAACTGTAGTATATGTAACTTCAGGAATTATATCTTTTCCGTATTCATCTTTGTCATATCCTGCAACGTATCCAGTTAGCACTGAAGGTCCGTATATAAAATTTGTTTCATTTAATTCTGCTATTAGCCTAGAATCCCAATCTTTAACTGCTCTCATGTGAGAGTCCATGTTTAAATAGTAGTCCTGCCCATCATAAAACTCATGGGACTTTAATCTTGCTGGCTGGCACCCTGGCAAAGATCCAGGCTCCAAGATATGCATTTGTACATTTGGGAATTTTAAAAGCATTTCCTTGTGTAATTCTGGAGAATCTGTCTGATTAGTAATTCCAAAATAAACATTTTCTGGATTAGTAGCATTATTATAAAAACTTGAAACTGTTTCCCATATTTCTGGATCTTGATAGCAAGGAATACTTATAAATATAGTAGACATATTATAAATAATACCACACTATCTTAACCAACTTACAACGGCGTAGCGTTCTCCCTCTGTGACCTCTGATACAGAATGATTATATACATATGTTGATGGAAAAACTAACATTTCATTTGCTTTTGGTTTGTACGATATATCAAATCTTGGGAAATTAATTTCTCCTCCAGTATAGTTATCATTTAAATAATATACAAAAGACACTCTTCTGTGATAATCTGTATGATCGTCTATATGGTTTACAAATTTTTGCCCCACACCATATTTTAGTATTCCATATGTGTCATGCCATGGGAGATCAATCATATAAGTTCTTGCATAATCTTTTTCTACTGGATCAAAAGCATTAAAGAATATACCGCCCAGAATAGAGTAAAACGCCTTAGAGGGACTAGATAAATCTTCTTGTGGCGTTGCAGAATATGGAATACCTATAGTTAGAGTATCTCTTTTGGTTGTATCTACCCCATTCTGCTCTCCACTTTTTACTCCTGCAGGGGACCATGATGCTGACTTTAATAATACAGCATCCTCTATATCAGTAATGATAGACTCGTATCCATCTATTACATCTTTGTAAATCATTATTCCTGGAGCAATTTCGATTTTATTCATTACCATTTTCCTATCGGACAAGTTGCTTTTTCTAATCTAGTTTTTGCATACATGAAGCATCCACACTTTTTACACTGTTTGGTTAATTTTATCAATTCTGGGCATGCCTTGCATATTTCATAACGTGAAGAAGACACTTCTTCTGAAACCCATTCACTATTAGGATTTACCAAATCCCATGGCCTGGTTTCTCCTAAATTTTGTTTATATTTTTGCCATGCTGATAATTCTTCAGACATTAATTGCTCGGTTCTGAAAAATTGTCGCCATCCCAGTTCCATCCTATGGATACCTGAGAATCTTCACTTATCTCAATGATAGATGAATTTGACAAGAAAGCATCTACAATTCTTTGCAAATCTTCTTCTGAAAAGGCATCTTTATTTATTATTCTCATGCCAATCACCTCTCCATCTATAATTCCTGCAATTCTAATGGCATCTGAGTTTTGCCAGTCTTCATTTTCAACAACTTCGACCAAGTTACCGTTATTATTTTTATAAAATTTATTATCTATAAATAAATCTAACGGAGCAAGTCCATAGTTTAACGATGCATCTTTAAAAACAATATCAGATTTTAAGGCAGCAATCCATTTATTATTAACTTCTGAATCTGAAGTAAGTGAAAGAACATATTTCACTGAATTATTTACTACGAATGCAAATTTGGCCATTTTTCTCCTTTTTATACATTATACACTAAGTTAGCATCCGCACTGACCATTACAGCATGCAGGACATCCCATCCAACATTCATCCATTACGCACTCACAAGGCGCTGGGGTAGGCGCTGGAGTTGGTGCTGGGGTAGGCGCTGGAGTTGGTGCTGGGGTAGGCGCTGGAGTTGGTGCTGGGGTAGGCGCTGGAGTTGGTGCTGGGGTAGGCGCTGGAGTTGGTGCTGGGGTAGGCGCTGGGGTAGGCGCTGGGGAACTTGAACAAGATCTTGTTGACCAATACATACTGCAGTCTGCATTATATCTATATCCATATTCTGTTCCATCTTGGCATGGTGTTTCAGAATATGCCCATGAGCCTGCAACACAAGGCGAAGGTGTCGGTGCTGGTGTAGGGGTAGGAGTAGGGGTTGGTGTTGGGGTTGGTGTTGGGGTTGGAGAAGGCATATCAATACATTCTCCAAATTGGGTTGAATAATAATATCCACAAGACTGACACGCACTTGGGCCAAGAAGAGAAATATCTCCAGAGCATGGATTAGGTGTAGGTGTAGGTGTAGGTGTTGGTGTAGGTGTTGGGGTAGGTGTTGGTGTTGGTGTTGGCGATGATTCATAAATACATTCACCATACAAAGGACTCCAAACCATACCACAGTCAGCGCACTGAGATGAAGACAAAAGACTTGTATCAGTACAATTTGTTGTTGGTGTAGGAGTCGGAGTTGGGGTTGGTGTTGGGGTAGAACATCCAAGTCCAACATATATCTTAGTAGAACTTGTAGTTCCGTCAGAACACTTATACCAGGCTTCTTGATAATGAGTACATCCTGGACATGACCCATCTGGACATGATCCGCTATAAACTCCTCCAGTAGTCGTTCCATATTGAGATCCACAGGTTACTGTTGGAATTGGGGTTGGTGTTGGAGTTGGTGTTGGTGTCGGTGTTGGTGTTGGTGTTGGTGTTGGTGTCGGTGTCGGTGTTGGTGTTGGTGTTGGTTCTGGTGCTGATGTTGGAGTAGGTGTAGGTGCTGGGGTAGGTGCTGGGGTAGGTGCTGGGGTAGGTGCTGGAGTTATTGTTGGAGTAGGAGTAGGAGTAGGTGTTGGGGTAGGGGTAGGTGTTGAAATAAAAGAAGAAGAAAGAAGTAGGTCGCCATATAATAGCCAAGTATCAGAATCTGTTTTTATAAGAGTTACAACTCCATATCTTTCTGCAATCGATGTCGAAGCCTGTCTACTATTTATAATAACTCCAGATGAGCCTACTATATTTACAGCGCCAGTATTTAGCCTATTTATTTTTAAGGTTTGTCCAATTGCAAATGGAACAGACAAATTTGTTGGAATAGTGATGTTTCTAGATAGAGTCGAATCAACAAGAATAGTTTTTCCTGCATCTGCAAGACCTAAAGTATAATCAGAAGTTTTTGTTACTAGGGTTTCGGTATCTAACATTCCTACCCATGATGTGCCGTTATAAATTTGAACTTGGTTAATATCAGTACCGCCGTCTGTTTGCTCAACAAAACAAACTGTACCTTTAACAGGAGATGGGATTATTGTATTTCTGGCGGTAGGGTTTTGAAATCTATTTACTCCACCCTTGGCACGAATAACATCATTAACAGTTACAACAGATCCAAAAGTATGAGCAGCATTCCAGTTATATGCAACATTTGTGTTAGCAGTACCAGCAACAGCATACCAAGTGTCTGACGCTTGGTCATACATGTATGCTACTTTACTGGTTGAACTAACTGTTGACATTTTACTTTATACCCCACAATGATGCAGATAATGCCTCATTACCATCAAAATACATATTAGTACTATTGGTAAGTAATCTCAAAGATGTTATTGCTGGGGTTGTTGTTCCTTTTCTAAAAGTGCCCTCTGCAGAAAAAGTTTCTGCTCCAACTGCGGTTTGATAATATGAGTTCCACTCAAGTTTTTTAACATTAGAAGATGTATAATTTGGAAAATGTATGAAACAATGAAAAGTATTTCCTGACTCTACATTTTGATCTCCGTTTAATTGTATTTTGTTTTGAGAATGTTGCTGTATTACTGTTATAGTTCCACTATTATTTGATCTTTCTGCTCTTCCAAATCTTGAATAAGTGCTAACAGTAGAATCATTATTAATTCTTAAATAAACTTGATCAGCAGTTGACAAAGTTAACCCAACAATTTGCAACTTTAAACCTCTATAGGTTTGCGGAATACTAGAAAAATCTATATTAGCAACAGTTGTTGCATTTTTATACTCAGAGATTTGCTCCCATTGAGTTTCTCCAAGATTCCAACCAGCATTGTTTCCATCTGAGACTGTTATTCCAGAACTAGGTGCGGGGTATACGGAATAAGCCATTAGACAACCTCAACTCCGCTTATATGAAATTTAACAGTAGTAGCAGATGCAGAACCAGAAATAGTATCTGCTGCTTCTAATACTTGTTTTAATTCAAAAGTTGCCATGCTATTTGCTGCGATTGTTGCTGCAGAAAGCAAAGCGGTACCATTAAGATTAATTGTAAAAGTAGCAGACACAGAATCTGTATTTGTTACAACGATATCAGTAACAATTCCAGTTTTTCCAGAACCAACTGTATAAAGTGTGGTGTTAGATGTTGCTGCATTTCCACGATACATTAATTTTGGTGTAGTAGCCATATCTCCTCCTAATACGCACCCATTACGGATGAAATTATAATAGACTCAGTATCTACCTGTTGCCATTTGACACCAAGTGGACTTGAGTCGTCTGCAGTTAAAACTGTTCCATTTGCGCCTACAGACAAATTGTCAACATTTTCAGCAGAACTGCCGATAAGTATATCACCCTTTGCCTGAATAATATTCTTAAGATCATTGATTCTTACCCATGGGTCCCCTGGTAAAAGTGTTGAGTCATAAACATATGTATCAAGTGCTGCGGAATCCTTGTCTACCCAAAGAACTCCATCTACTATATCTGTTGTGGGTGCCTCATTTGTATAAAAAGCGGAGGCATATAAGGATTCAACTGCTCCACCATTAGAATCTGATGCCATAGCAATATAGCCATCAGTAGGAGATACTATTGCTGCAATTTGGGCTAAAGTTAAATAATCAGATCCAATTCCCTGGTTTTCTAAAAATGTTACATCATCTCTCAGATCTTGAAGATGTCTTGCTAAAGAGGGGTTTGGCAGTTGTGTAGGATCTGTGCTTGTAGTGTCATAGGTATAACTACCATAAAGAAAAGCCTTTAGTGCTGCTTGTATATCTGCAGCATCTTCGTATCCAGGCTGCTTAGTATTGTATAGACCACCAATATTTTCTACTGCCATTTAAACCACCCCTTTGATTATACCACTGAAATATGAAGGTTGGCCGTTCTGGATCCAGAGATATCAACCCAATTGGTTCCGTCAAATTCCTTTGCATAAAACGTTATTTTTAAATTTTGAATACCACTTAAAGACACTACTTCTACTTTTATAGAACTAACAATTGGATATCCTGCTGATGTACTAAATGTTGCCTGAACACTAAAATTGGATGCATTTGTATTACCAACATAAGATGGATCAACTATTGATGCAATTGGAATATGGCAATAATTAGATGTAGTAAAATCAATATTTTGATTGGTAACATAAGTATTAGGAATTAACTTTGTAAGAGTTTGCCACTGTTTTGCCCCTAAGACTTCTACATACTGATATATCATTAGGTATTCATCATCAGTTGTTAATAAATTTATATATAAATCAAATATGTTTGGAGTTTGACCAACTAAGTCTTTAAAATCTTCTGGATCATCAATTGGTTTTTGATTTCCTACAAAAACCAGACTGCCCCTATCTCCTTTTTGTCCGAAATCCACTTCAACATTTACAGTTTCTGGACCTCCAAGAACAACTAAATCATCGCTTGCTAAAAGAACATCTACCACTGCGATACCTGTCCAGTTACAGTGATATTACCAGTAAGTAAAGTATGGATCGTTGGATATGTTATAGATCCACTTGCTGGTTTAAATATTTGTACGTCATATACATAATTAGTTCCTGCAGTTAAGTATTGAGAATCTTCTGGTCTAATGACACAAGTTATGTAAGTCTTATCCTCAGATATTTGTGCAAAACATTTATGAGGATTTGAGGCCCCTCTGCTTTCTGAAAAAGAAAAAACTACGGCGTCTGCGTCAACAACTGGAGTTCCTGGATTATTATCGTCATCATAGTCTCCACCTACATATGGGGTAAGATCAAAAACATCTCCATCTGCTGTTTTGGGGTAAATACGAAACTCGTGGGTGTCACCCTTGTAATATGAAATATTGTATGTTCCTGGAAATGCCATAGTTCCTCCTCGTAAATTATATCACAGATACATATATAGAATTCATTAAAACTGAAGATTCATAGTCGGTTCGAATCTGTGGAATTGCACCTGCTGACCACATAGTGTTGTTTTCAATAAAGAAATGCTGAGTGACATACATATTATAAACATATTGGTATTTTAGAGACGCCACAAACTGCGAAATTTCGGTGGTAGATTTAGGAAAAAATGTTCTCATCCAAACCTCTGTATTATTACTATACGTTGTTAATTCAAAGTTATAAGTTACAAAAACCTGAGATCCTATTTTTAACCCATGAAAATTAAGCATTCTTTGGTCTGCATTCCACAGACTTGTACATTCTTCTGGTAAGTATTTTTGGTTTGTATTAATTCCTTTCGAATCTACCCAGACACTAACCCATCCGTCTTCACCTTTGTCTGCACCTAGCCTTATCTCTTTCTTAATAGAATTAAAATATGCACCCCAACCAGACTGCTGTCCAGATGCTGACAAAGAACTTTGACCGTCTTTTCCTGGTGCCCCTCTATCGCCTTTAGGACCTCTTTCTCCGTCTTTTCCAGACTGCCCCATAGGTCCAGGTACCCCTTGCGGTCCTTGTGGCCCCATAGGCCCTGGAACGGGCACATAGTTAATTAATACATCTGTGTTAACATTTTGAGTTTCGACTACCTGTGCGGCATAACTAGATTTTTTACCTGTAGGAAAGTCCATGGATTTAGATACAGCCATGGCTCAATCTTTACAGATCCCCGACTTTATTTACTGTCACAATAATTGACGGTATAGAAGGAACTCCAACTGGAGTACCAGCATCATTAATGGCAGAAATAGAAACATTTGTGCTTGCTGTGTACCACATCAACTGAAAGTCTTGAGGTAGAACGTCACAATTTACAAAGAAATTCCACGCAGCAACATTGTAAGTATTATTATTAGCCATGTGAATAATTGTTGCTGTATCTGGAACATCCACGTCATTATGCCTCATCCAAATATAAACATCTGCTGAAGATCCACCAGTTTTTTCTAATTGTAAACTAAATGCAATATTATAAATTCCCAAAGTATCCATTGTTATTCTTGAACCATCTACAATTGTTACTCCGTTTGAAAAATCTGTAGAGTTTAAGGATATAGGAGAAATAGCGCCACCTGGCTGAATTGTTGTATCAAAAAAAGATCCAAATTTAAGATTTGCTATTGAACCATCTTGTCCTGGCTCTCCTTGAGGACCTTGTGCGCCATCTGCACCTTTTGCTGCAAGTAAATCCCAGAACGAACCTTCAGATGGTGTGTCTCCAACATTACCGCCATTAGCGTGTTTGCGATACCAAAGTTGTCCGTCATATGTTGCTAGATCTCCGACGCCATATGCTGAGCCACCACTATATGCTCCAGTGTAATTCCAAAGAGCATCTGCTCCAGCAGGTCCAGTTTCTCCTTGTATACCTTGGATACCTTGTATCCCTTGCTCACCTTGTGGTCCTTCAGGACCTTGTGGCCCCATCGCACCAGTCAATCCAGTTGGACCTATTGGCCCAGTATTTCCTGTATCGCCTTTATCGCCTTTTTCGCCTGGTACACCAGGAAATGGCACTATCTTAATAACTGGCATTATAAACTACCTCCCGTTACATCTCCAAGTACATTTATTGTTCCTATTACTGGAGTCCATATAGTTTCTCCATCTATAGTAACCTG